TTTGGTGCTGTCGATGGTGCTGGTGCCGCTGTAGTTGCTGCTGGTGCCGCACCAGAAGCTTGATTCTGTGCTGTTCTTAATGTTGCTGCATTAGTGGCAGGTGCCGCTGGAGTACCACCAGTTGCAGGTGCCGCTGGAGTACCACCAGTTGCAGGTGCCGCTGGAGTAATTCCAGCTAACTGTTGTAATCGTTCTTTACCGCCAAATGCTTGAATATCTCTTTCACTACCATTCGCTAATGCCGCACGAGCTTGATCAGGTGTTATGGTTGCTTTAGATGTGGCACCCCCCGGGTTGGCAGGATTAACTGGAGTTGTGGGAATGGCTGTTGTCACTCTAGCATTCAGACTTGTTTGACCAGGGTCAGTTGTTGTTGAACTGCGGGCGGCTGCGTTTGCTGCACCTTTGGCTGCTCCAGTTTGTACTTGGTCTGCTGTTGCTCCAGTTCCAAATTGTGGCTGTCCGGCATCAGCTTGATTTGCTATTGGTGCTGGCGTTGCCGGAGCAGGTGTTGCCGCTTGTTCTGGAGGCATCTTATCGTGTGCTGCTTTTGTGGCTGGACCATATGCACCGTCTGCTGACACTCCCAATTTTTTCTGTAGTGCTTGTACTGCGGCAATAGTTGCTGCATCATATGTACCAGTATCTGCAATACCCAATTTCTTTTGTAATGCACTTACTTCGGGGCCTTTCATACCTTTACCCAACACACCCTTGTTCCAAGTTTTAGGAGCTGCGGCTGCTGGTGCTGCGGCTGCTGGAGCAGGTGTTGCTGCCTGTCCTGGAGCTGGTGCTGCTGAATCTGGACTCTTACCAGCTTGTACGGCTTGTGATCTTGCAATCATGGCTTTACCTTCAGCACTGTTTGGGTCTACATTAGTAATTGATCCGCCGCCAGGTACTACTGTGTCTGGAGCTTCATGTAGTTGTGTTATTAAATCAATATAGTCGCGTAGTGTTTTCATATTATCTTAATCCGGCAATTTTTAACATCGCAGATAATTCTGCATTTTCTTCTACTTGTTGGTTGTTACGTTGTGCTACTCGAGCTTTGATAGCCTCAGTAGCATTGTGAACAGGCTTGCTACCAGCAAGTTCCATCATACGATCGTGCTGTTGTTTAGCCGCATTGTGTGCTTTGTATTTTTCCATAACACTGTGGCAAGCACGTTCAACCATGCCATCAAACTTATCTGCTTTTGAGCTTCCTGGTTCTATGTTATACTTTTCTTTAAGTTCTTTGCACATTTTAGTAACAAAGCCCTCTTCACCAATTGTCATAGTTCCTTCGTTGCTATTAAAGAATCCGCTTACACGTTCCTTAATATCACCAAACAATTTTTCTGCAACATTTGATTTATTACGTGGCTGACTATCTACATAATCTTCTGAGGTCTCAGCAACCGGTGCTGCTGGTGCTGGAGGTACAGCTGCCGGGTCTACTGGTGCTGCTGCTGGATCTACTGGTGCTGCTGCTGGATCTACTGGTGCTGCTGCTGGATCTACTGGTGCTGCTGCTGGATCCGCTGGTGCTGCTGCCGGATCCGCCGGAGGAGCGCCTTCAGCATCAAATCCCAACGTGGTTGCCAAGTCTGTTTCATTTTCTGAATCATAAGATTTTAAAAATGCTGAAATAATTGGACGAGCATCCAATTCATCTAACCCCAAATCAGCAAGCAATTCAAATGCTTTGTCTAATTTGTTGTTATCGATGGTGCCACGCAAGCTACTAGTTACGTTGTTACCGTTCGTTCCAATTGGTAGTTCTTGTTTGAATAAATCTTTTAAAGTCTGCATGGCTTGTTCGCCAACTTCATCTTCTTTGTACAAGTCATCATCTTCACGTACAATACTGTCAAGTACGTTTTCAAATTGAGTTGCTAATGAGTTTGGATTGTAGCTATCGCTTATTGGAGTGGGATCTTGACTAGTTCCACCTTGGCCGTACATGTCGTTTTTAACAAGGTAATTTTTACCTTTAAATGTGAATACTGTTTTGCCTTGTTGATCAGCTTGTATCAAGGCATCGTTAAATGCGTCTGCTTCTGCAGATTGATCTTGATACTGACTTGGGTCTTCCAATCCATGTGCTGCCAACCACTCAGGGTCTTGCATTTGTTCAGGGGTGGGATCTATACCACCTTGTGATAAAGATTTCTCTATTTCTTGATCTGTTACTTCACCCAGTAAATCATCTGCTGATAAATTCCTAACTGGCAAATTGGTTTCACCTACTAGGTTATAAATGAATGGGAATACAGATTTCATTTCTTCATTGAACGTACGGATTGTCAAACGATCAATCCAATCATTCATAATTTCTTCTGGAATGCTTTGTGCTGTACGAGCTTGAAAGTTTTCTGCAAAGTGTGAATAATATGCAGGACGCTGTAGGCTATGAATTTCACGTTTAACTTCTTCAATACGTTCCATTACTTTACTAGTAATGTCTCCCATTGCTTCACCCAAGGCTGCATTGCGACCAACGTAACCTTTAAATTTACGTAGACCAGCCAATTCTTCTGACAAGCCAGTAATGTGTGAGCCAATTGCATCATACGGTGTTCCACCGTTTTTAATATGTTCTGCAAGAGCACGAGCACCATTCAAATGTTTGTATGGATACTTAAATCTTTCTCCAGCAGCGTTTTCAATAAAGATGCTGTCAATGTGTTGTGTCCTACCGTTAGGCGCATTATAGTTAACTGGTGAGCTATGTCTAACAATGATCTTAGCTTCTCCAATGTCTTGGTAACTAGTTTTACTTGTACCAGAAAGTCTTGATTCTGTCATTCTTCCTTCTCCGATAGGATCTCTTTTATCTAAATTACTTTGGGATGGATTTTGTAAATCAAAATCTAATCCGTGTGTTTGTGCAAAATCGCTCAATTCATCTAAGAAGTCCATCCACGATTCATCACGTGGATTCTTACTCCATAGAACGCTCATTGCTGGCTTTTCATCTGCATCTGATAAACTTATAGAAACGTTTGTTAGTTTTTCACCGTTACGATCATCAGTATAATCAAAGCTAAGTTTGCGGGTATCTTGATCCCTAAAGTTTCTACCATCGATAGGTTTAGAGTCAATCGTTTCCTTTCTCATACTAGGAAATCTAGTTGATAGTTGGGTAACTAGGTCTTTTGCGATTCTTTCAAAATTTGCATTCATAGTAATATTTATGTTAATTGCTGGAAACAAAAATGGGTAAAGGCGCCTCGTAATCGTCCTCGGTATGCACTCCAGACAATGTTTCAAACACTCTAGGGTCCCAATCTGCTACTAGTTGGCTCATACGCACGATTAATAGCAATGCACTAACAAGATCGTCGTGGTCTCCGCTTTTGGCTTTGAAGCTGAACCCGGAAGCAATAAAACTCTTCAATTCTGATATCAAACTCTTAGAATTCAACTGCATTTGACTACTTTCAATAATATGCTTTAATCTAGCACAGGCAGCAATTTTACTTCCGTGAGTAGTGTTAAACCCTTTGCGGAATTTACGGACGTGTCCTTTACGCATTGGCTCAGATATCATAAGTCCAGAAAATTGTTCTTCCCCCTGATCTTTAATACATACCAGTCCGGCTTCTCCAACAGTATTGTTTTCAATACTCCAATATATGTTATTTGCAGTCCCTTCCATTTGGTCTTCTAGATATTTTAAAATGTCTTTGAGAATTTTAATTTGACCTTGAATTGGGGTTAGGTTGTGATGCCATTCTGCAACTTGTTTAAAACTAGGCAGTTCAAACACTTCAATTGCAGCGAAGTCGCCGCCAGTGCCCAAACTTGGATCCAAGCTAACAAGGTATATGTTATCAGGAGTTGGTTTAGTGTACCAGCGAGTCTGGCCCATCTTAAACACTGGTTCTCGTCCTTCCATCTCACTTAACTTGATACTGTTGATAAGTGTTTCATCGTAAATTAAGAACTCGCATCCATACTCACGACGGAATCGTTCTTCACCAATACGACCTTGTTCTTGTTTGGCCCAAGCATCGTCTCGATCAGGATGTTCTTCCCACTTGCAAGTATAGGGAAAGAATCCATTAATACCCAAGTCTTGTTCGTTGCCGTATTCGTCAAATTTATTATTTGCTTCTTTCCAAATAGTGGCAAACGTGTCTTCGTCACTGTTGGGTGTTGAAGTAATAATTGCACGACCACCAGTTGCTAGTGTTGGTGATATAGATGTCCAAAACTCTTCTGCAATGTTAGGTTGCACAAATGCAAACTCATCACAGTATAGTAAGGATATAGACATACCACGACCAGTGTTACCGGTAGTAGTTGCTGATACAATTCTTGAACCGTTGTCAAATTCAATACTCCCTTTGTTATAGTTTGTTACCCCACTGCGTATATGATCTGGACATAACTCGTATGCATAACGTATACGTTGCATAATTTCTTGTGAGCCAGTATACTTGTGTGCTGCGATTAGAATAGTTTGATCAGGATGGAACATTGCATACCATAACAAGTATGCAGCTGCCGTTGTAGTTTTACCCATCTGTCTAGGCAACATATTAACAGTAAATCTGTGATTGTGGTATGCGTGTAATAATCGTTTTTGATATTCAAACGGTGCTAACAACAATTTACCTTTCGTTGGATGCTGAATATAAAAAAAGTGTTCTGTGAAGTATGTATAACCGTTTTTAGGATCCGCACAGGCTAAAAGTTCAGAAACTTGTGCTTCTGAAAACTTATCTTTTTTGTGGGCCTTTTTTGTAAGTACCCCGTCTAAACTTTTGCTCATGTGTTTATTTACATAAAAAAAGCGGCCACTAGTGCCGCTTTTGAGTAGACATATTGTCTGTGTTATCTGTTTTTAACTTCAGTATACAGATTTTGTAATTGTGCCATTAAGCCTTCTGATACTTGATTGTAAGGATTTCCGCCACCATTAACTTTCTCAGCCTCATTACCACCTTTACTGTTTAAGTCGTTGCCTTTTGCAGTAACGTCAGCAACTGTGCCATATTGCTCATCTGGAGAATTTGCATGATCAACTATTTCATCAACTTCAATTTCTAAATCTCCAGCTGCGCGATCCATACGACCGTCATTGCCACTAATACTTATCATGCCCATTGGTCCAGAAACTGCGTCACCTTCTTCGCCGTCTACACCTTTTAATAAGTCCATCAAATCTCGAATGTTTTCAGTTCCACTAGCGTTAATGCTAACATTCATTGTTACAGGAGGTGGAGAACTCATGCCGCCCATTGATCCCATTGGGCCCATTCCGCATTCAGCTACCTCACTTTCACTAAGACCTGACAGTTTCTTAACTGCGTTAAGATCCATATCGTTAGAGAATTTAAATTCAGCTTGCTCTTTTAGTTGTGTTACTGGTGCATCTAACGCACCAATCTTTGATATTAAATTTTGAAAATTCATTTCTTTTGTCCTTTAAATGGATCAACAAATTTCATGGCTAATGAGCCAATAGGACTTGTTGTTCCAAGGTTGTCGTCCTTTTGTGGTTGGTTGCCATCAGGTGCTGATTTTGCTAACAATACATCGTTAACACCTTTGTATTGCTCGCCCTTATGACTAACTTTTCCTAGATCTTTTAAAAATGACAGCTGATTATCTTGCTTCTCACCATCTTCATAAGGCTTGTTTAATAGTGCTTCGCCTTTAGTTCCAATTCTAGCAAATGCTTCTGCGTTTGCTTCAAAGTTTAAATCTTCTTGCATTGTGCGAACAACAATGCAGCCTTTATTAATTTTACATGTATCAGATAAAAGTTCTGTAATAACCTGTGGAGTTGCTGGGTAGCGACAAACCACATCAAATATAGTAACTTCTGAGTTCTTTAATGCTGGAAAGTCCAATGGACTTTCTTGAATGGGCAATCTGTTTCCTTTGCTTACACTTGCGCAATCGTATTTTGACAGTGCTTCTTTAATAGATTTTGCAAATCCACTATCTAGCTTCCCGGCAATTTTAATTTTAAACTCGTAAGTTTTAACGGTTTCTACAAGGTAATCGATAAATGTTGACATTTGTTATGCTTCCAGTAATAGTATATTTATTTCATATTCTTTAATTTTTCCAGCAAGCTATTGCGGTCTGTGATAATAAAACCGTTTCCTGGAATATCAATAGATCCCTCTCCATCTGGATTAGCATCTTGATCTAATTTTTGTTTCTTAAGCTGAAGTTCAATCATTTTCAACTTCTTATCAATCTTTGCTGATTTGGCGTCAATGGCGTTCTTAAGCATGCCACCAGCTACTTCAAAGATTCTACTGCTGTAACGTGCTTCTACATTCATGCCCAAGTCCATTAGGTCATCATATGCATCTGTAGCACGTTGAGCTAGAGCATCAAATTCGCTATCAGCTAAATCTCCCAAACCTTTTACTTGCGGCAAACTGGCAGAAATTTTGTCAAATTCTTCCATACTTCTTAAGAAAGGCTCAGCAGATGGTTTAGCTGGCTTGACTTCATTGGCTATTTTCTTGTTTTCGGGCAAGTTTAGAATTTCTTCAAGTTTCTTTGTCATAACTTACTTATTTAACTCCGCCTTGGTGGAATAGATCTTTTTCGCTTAGTACACGAAACTTGATACCCTGTCGTTTACACCAAATCTGGGCTGCTTGCCATTTGGCTTGATTCTTAACAAATTGGGCTTGATTGTATTTGCCTTTGCCAACACTTTCTAAAGTGGCTTGATTTGAAGGTTTAACCTCAATAAGCTCAACAAACATCTTCCCAGTCTTATCTACATATTGTATGAAAAAATCTGGAATGTAAATGGTCTGTTTATTTGTCAACGGATCGCGATACGGAATACTGATGGCTTCACTGGCCCAACGTTGAATTGATGGGTGTGTATCGCAAGTGTTCATGAAACTCCATTCCCAGCTACTTCTGTATGTGGGGGTTTTATTTCCTATATATTTTTCAGGGTGTTTGGGTACAAACTTTCCGTGGGCAAATCGGCTCATACAACAATGTTACGGCTTTCGTAAGTATCAACAATAGACACTACGTTATAGCCAAGTGTGCTTGTTTGTTCTCTATATGAATTTAAAACTTCTGCAACTACTTTTGCTAACTGCACATCGGTTAAACCCTTTAATGTGTCAATTAATTCAAATACACTAATGTTATCAAGTCTAGCTTGATTTAATAGTACAATGCCTGTACTACGTGCAGCCTCTTCATCAAATCCACGTTTTAAAAAGAAACCCAGTACTGCGTCAATTTGATTACTAGGATACGTTATTTGGTGAAGAAAAAATTTATCAAAAAAATCTCTTACTTCACGTGAATCAGATCCAGTTTCTGTAATAGGTAAATTACTAGCCATATTTTAAAAATCCACTTGATTTGCTTGGGTAGTACCACCATTGCCCGTTCTAGATGGGAATACTACATTTTTTAATCCGCTCAATCCTGCAGCAGCAACAGCTATAGTTCCGCCAATAAGTAAGTTTCTTCCTTCTTGTCTAACACCTGCATTAGTTAAGCCTTTCGTGTTCTGATATGTATTAACTGCGGTTATGGCAGTTGATAAAAAGTTAGCTGGGCTCTCAAAAGCTTCACCACTAGCCAAACTATCCAACACATCAGCTGCACCGTCTATAACGCCGCCTGGGCCAAATATACTTGATGTGCCACCACCAGCTGCGGATAGTGGGCTCGGTGATTTATCATAATGATCAACTGCAAAACCTTTCACTTTACCGCCTCTAATAGACCCAATATCATATGCCACTGCTTCATAAGCAACAGTCATGTTGTTTTCGGCGCCTGCTGATCCTTGATCGCTGCTTTGTACTTGATCGTGAGTAAATGAAGTGATTAATGGATTGATAAGAGTATAGCTCACATACTCTCGTTTGTTCAGTTGATACAAAACAATTTTATTAAAAAAGGGAATTGAACTTCCGTTATCAAAGCCGTACGTTGTTCTAATGTAGTTAGAACTTTTCATTGCAGTGCGACTGTATGCTCCAGGCGTTTTAGCTGCACTTGGATCCGCGTAATAGTATGCATAATAATTTTGCCACATGGTATTAATAATATGAGCGCGGTCATCATGAAATTTAATATTAATTGGCATCAGCTCATGATCCATTTGTACAACTTTTTTTCTATTGTACTGATTAAGGGTAGTTGTTTTTAATGTGAATTTTGGAAGATCAGCACCCTTGACCAACAAACCAATTTCATTTTGATGTTGATATTTCAAGTTCAGTGACTTTAGAGCACTTGTATTGATGTCAAAGAATACGTGATATAGGAACTTACTCTTAGGAGCTAGCCTAAAATAGTCGTCTTGGAACGTCCTGGATGCGTGTTGCCACGATCCAAGATTACCCTTGGGGTTAGTTATGCCATTTACTAGCTGATCTAAGAAGCCGTTGTTTTTACTTGCCATACATATATTTATTGATTACAATTAACTGCGTATATAACTTTTAATCAATAAAAAAGGCTGTTGCCAGCCTTTTTATTAACGTCCTGCGCCAGTTGTTAAAGTATTTACAGTACGACCAATTGCTGTACCAACACCAGTGCCTTGTGGGCTTTGGATACAGTTATCTGGTTGAATTGTAATGTCAATAGTTGACGGACCTTGTTCACCGTATGCTAAGTTTTGATAGTTAGCTGCGGTTAGGTAACAACCATAACATTCCCAAGTTTCTAATACTGTTGGTGTGCTGGCTCCGTTACCGCCGTCTAACATTTCAATACGTAGTGTGAACTTATAATCTACGCCTGAAGCTGCTGATGCTTGTTCAAAGAAGTCAAATTGTTTTTGTAGCTGTTCGCCAACTAATTTGCTTACTGAACCAGTTACGTCATCACGTAAAACAATTGCAACGGTACCCCATACTGGCTTACCTGCAAAGTTAATTTTACTGTTATAGATTTCAATAGTCTGATTAGCAAAGGTTACTGTTGGGCGAGCAGCACTTTGTACTTGCTTAGTAAGTTCTGTTGTTGGTGTACTGACACCAAAGTTTTCAAACATCACTCTAAAGCGATATTTGAGCTTTGGCATCAACAAGCCTTGTGCTGATGCGCTAGCATCTGATGCTAGCGGCACTGTGAATTTTGATAATGTTGCGATTGCCATAATTAATATGCTCCGTTATTGATATTTATCATCTTATAGACCAGCTATTTCGCCAGTGTTCTTTAGGCGTAATGGAATGTAGATGAATTCAACTGCTTTGACCGGTTCAATGGCCACATCAACATACAATTCGTTTCTGTCAATTCTACTTGGTGTATTGTTACTTTCGTCACAAACAACAATGTAGTCATATAGTGCTCGTTGACCTAATAGTTCTAGCATCAAACTTTCCACAGCACCCTTGATTTCATCACGAGTAATTTTATCGTTTGGTTCAAAAATGTATGGCTTAGCTAGAACACTTAGCTGTCTACGTAAGTAAATTACTAAACGTGCCACGTTGATTCTATCTAATGCGCTAGCATTTCTAGCACGAGTCTTCTGACCGTAATTTACAAGACCCACACCTGTTAAGAATGTAATTGGATTAACTTTAACATCATACAGTGTATCACGTTGACCGTTATTTAAAGCAACTGCTGTAAACTCGCCTTCGTCATTAATATAACCAACTGCTGATGCGTTAGTAATACCGCCACGACGTGTGCCTGCTGGCGCAAACCATGGGTATGAAACGTTATCGCTTAGTGCAATAGTACGTAACATCATGTGACTTGGTGGCACAACCACGTTATTACCAAAGTTGTCACTTGTAAAGCCCCATGGATAGAACATAGCCATGTATTCGTCAAAACTTGCTGCGCCTAGATCATTGTCTTCCAATGCTAGTGCTGCGTTATTACCCCAGTTAACTAGACTTGTTGCATCGCTTGTTAAACGAGCTGGTGTGTCACCAACAACAAACGCTGTTAATCCGCGGTCATAGTTTAGTGTAATCATTTCACCAATCAACTCAGGATATCCTGGGCAAGCAATCAAGTTAAACACTCTTTGCTCTTCTTCACGGATCTCTTGGTTGCTGTTAACCAGTGCCTGTAATGATTGTACCACAACTTTACGTTGTGCTTTACGTCCAAATGTACCAGCACCATTTTCTTGATTGCCAGCTTCACTAACCCAACGATTTGGATAATAACCAGCTTGTGTTTCACCTACTGCTCCGTTAACACGAGTGTTTATTGCAGTTACGTCAACATAATTACGTGCATAACGCTTAACGTTAAATCCTGAGCGGCGTAAGTTCCATAACAACATACCTTGTGGATATAGTGCTGGATCTGGAGCATCAAAGTCTAAGAAATTGCTTTCTAACATGTCAGCAATTAAACCAGGTTCATCGCTATTTGCGCCAGCTGTATTGTAACGAGCGTCAGCAAATAAAATACCATTTTCAGTACTTTGATCGGAACTGTCAACCAATTCCCATTTTAACGATACGCCGTTAAACTTATAAACTTGTGGATAATTTTCTGTATCGCTTGTGTCAATCCATAAATCACCATTAGCAAGAGCTGTTTCGCCATCGCTTTGTGTTGTTGGCTCAGTAGCCGCAACAATTGGACCATTAACGTCGGTAGCCTTAACACCTGCGCCCAAATCAACTACTAATGGGTTTGAAGCATCTTTATAACCAACCCAAGTTGTTCCGTTGTGGATCATAATATCCACTTCGTCAACAATACTGTTGTACCATAATGTACCGTCTGCTGTTAGTGAAGTTGGTGCTGTACCGCTTGCTGTAAAACGCAATGGTTCCCATAGCGTAGCAACGTAATCTGATGTAACATCGCCAGTTGGTGATGCATATAAATTAGTTGTTGCCGCAGTGCCTGTTACTGAAAATACTTTACTTAAAGGAGTTGCAGTGCCGTCAGTTAAGCGGAACTCGCCACCTTTAGTGTGACTAATAACAATGCGATTCAAGCTATCTACTTCAGCAACAATATTAGCAAATCCTGCTGAGTTAATTGCTCCAGCAACCTTGTCTGCATCAGACAAACTGCCAGTTAGCGCATTTCCAGTAGCAGAAGAACAAGTTACAGTGATTGCAGGTGCTAGTGTAGCACTACCAACAATACTTTCTGCAATTGAAAATGTGTTAGTTCCAGCAGTAAATTGCGCTGCAATTTTTGCTGATTTAATAATTGTTGTACCAACTGCTGAACGTCTAAAAATTCTAAAGTCAGCTACACGTGGTGAATCATCGGCACCGCTGTCTTCTTGTTCGTTTGTTTTAACAAACAATGATCCAACTGCTAAATTAGACCCGCCGCCTGTACGATCTAGGCCATAAATTGCTGCTGTGCCGTCTGCATAAATTGGAGCTGGAACTGCTGCAAATGCATCTGTTGCTGAATTGTAACGCTTAACAGAGATCTTAGCGCCGCTGTTTGGTTCAGTTGTCTTGATCCATACAGAACCTGTTGGACGTGGAGCAGTGTTTGATGTCTTGAAGTTTGGAATGCTTGTGTGTGGCTGGATTGCCAATCTTGGAGCATAAAAAGTGCCAGGTGTAATACCTAATACTGTTGATACATTCATTGTGCCGCTAGCAATTACAACAGCATTTGAAGCTGTGCTATCTTCACTGTTTGCACCGCTTGCACCATTGGAATAAATTTCTAATCTACCAGCTGCACTAACGCCTGCGGTAATACCTTGCTGTGATAAAAGTGAAGCTGTTGGACCAGTATTGATTCTATCTGCCAATCCAGCTACAGTTGTTGCATTTGCTGTAACAGTAATACCGTTGATTGTAAATGCTTGACCGCTAGTAATTGCTGGGCTTGCAACAGTACCTTGCACTGTTGGCCATGAACTTGTCCAGTCATTGCTACCAACTTGTACCCACTGACCAGCACGATTTTTATAATAAACCTTGTCTGGGGCAGAGTAATCTGTAGTTAAGTCAGATAAACAAACAACTGCATAATCACCAATTGCGCCAATACTTGTCTTAGGAGCATAGTCGCTACCTGCGTAATCCACAACCTTTGTTGTGTCAGTAATTACAAGTGGATTCTTCTTAGTAAATGTCTGGCCACTTAAATTTGTTGCAGTCTTAGTAGTACCGTTCCATTCAAAAATACCAAACGATGTAGTATTTGTGTCTAACCAGTATGTACCGTTTGAGGGGTCAGCTGCTGGCGGATTTGCCAATGCGTTAATTGACGCTAGGTCAATTCCAGCACGTACAACGTATGCCCTGTTGCTTACGCCTAATAAGCTATAAGCCGCTTGCAAACCGTATTCATTTTGCTCGCCAGCATGGATTGGGTTGTTTGATGCGTCCGTTTTAAATACTGGGTCACCAAAAGTATCTACAAGATCCTTCTGGCTAGTAATTAAATATGTCTTTCCAACGTTAGTTGCCAGTGTACCTGGAGCAATTCCTGTTCCCGCCCCGTTTTGCTTATTCGCTGCCGTTGCTACAATAATTAGAGGTACTGTACCTGGAGCGGCTGGGGTATAAAAGCTCTCATCGATAACTGTTACGCTTACGCCTGGTGATGATAGTGTTGCCATTGTATGGTCTCTCCTAAGATTCTTCTTCTAAAGTATTTAGTGTTTGTTGGAGAAAACATAACGCAAACAAGCCCAGAAAAGGGACCAAAAAGGTGCGGAATAAATACTTTATGGCAAGACCAATGTGTTTATGCGGGTTTAGACCGGCCGCAATCAACTATAAAAAAGATGGCCGCACTTATTATAGAAGTAAGTGTGAGGCATGCCTACGTCACGGCGGGGTAGCACACGGATTTCCCAAATGGTATCTAGATGGATACCGTCAAAAAGATACTTGTGAGAAATGCGGCTTTAAGAGCAAACACAAAGAGCAATTCAATGTGTTTCACATAGATGGCAATTTAACTAACAGTCGCCCCAGTAATCTTAAGACGATATGTGCAAATTGTCAGAGAGTCCTACATAAAGAGGGCGTTCAGTGGCGACAGGGAGATCTTGTTCCGGACTTGTAATTACTTGTTTTACTTGCTGGTATAGACTGTCAATTGTCCCGTTATTATCTAAAATAATATCAAAATCAGTACCAATCCAAGCGGTTTCGCTTGCATGAATCTTCTTCATTTTGAGATCATTCATAGCAACATTTGATCCGGCGTTTGCATCCAATGCTGTTTGATACCAGTCTGGGAGTTCTCCTCGCTGTACCCAAGCAATAATGCCGCCAGCATCTTTAATTGATTTAATTTCGTTAGGAAATCTACAGTCGCTGATGACTACGTGGTCGCGACTAGTTCTAAGTTTGTTCTCTAAACTAGCAATCCAAATATCATCATGGAACGCTTTGCGACAAACTTCTGTACCCCAATACTGTAGAACCCATCTAGGAGTAAGGCTAGGCATATCTAATCTATTTGCCCACCACGGATCTACTTGTTCACGCCATTCTCGGGCTTCTTTAGTGCGCCCTTCTAACATAGTGCGGTCCCAACCAAATACATGTGCCACTGCATCTTTAAGGGTGCTAGCAAATGATTCTCGTCTAAATTCGTGGAAGTTTGTTAGATAGTCCGCAACAGTGTCTTTGCCCGAACCAATAAAGCCGCATATACCAATAATCATTGTACTCTCCTAAAGATAATACAATTTTATATGAATATTAATGCAGTGTCAAGAGTTTATACGCCGTATTTGTTCTTTTTGCGAGCTGGAACTGGACTAACTTTATTGGTATCGTCCAATTCTTTACTTGTCATATCGCCATGGTTTAAATCTTGATAATTCGCACCAACTGCCTTGTATGCTTGCTTGAGCATTTCTTGTTCTTCTTTAGTATATGGATGAGTGGACTTCCTCTTACCAATCCAACTTTTTGCCTTCATTTCTGTTGGTAGTGGGTCTTTGCCGTTAGCGCCGGCAACAGCCATTCCCAGTCTATAAGAAGTATAGTCGCCACTAACACGCTCTGAATCGTTATAGGTGTTTAGACCGGCAGTTGCTTGAGCCTGTCTTTTAGAGATTGCCTTTTGACTTGATTCAGAAATGATATCTAAAATTTTCATATTATCCAATTACCAATGTATAACCAGTACCGCCAGCAATGTAAAGCTCTATTTCTTTATCTAATTTTTCAAGTTCTTCTTTACCAGCAGATTTTAGATCTGCCCCGTTTAGTCCGCCTGCCCCGCCAGGTCCAGCAATCTGACTAAATTTGCCACGAGCTTCGCCTAGCATAATTTTGCAAGTTGCTAGTGTATAGTCATACAGCCAGCTCTTGGCATATAAATCTTGTAACAGTATATAGTCTGGTCTGTAGTTGTAGCCACGAATCATTACTTGTTCGCCTTCACTGAAAGGACGCTGTAAAATTCTCAATGTGTGGGTAGTGGGAATCCATTGGAATTCAATATATGCTCCAAACATACGACCCACCATTTCTTGATATTGAGCAAACATATCGTATGTTGCGATACCTCCCAACATTGTACTGTTTAACAAGTAGGTATTTGTGTAGGCTAAATTGAACGGTTCAAACTGTGTACCGCCGCTGCCGCCCGCTGTTCTACTGCCGATTGTTCTACGGAAAATACTACGAACTTCTATAATCTCGTCAGGTAATCTGTAATCATTAACATCTTGCGCTAGCTCTAAGAAATAATAAGATTCTTCTACGGCACCGCTACTTCGCTGACGATATCGTGCTAGAGCACGATTTAAAGAGGTTTCGTAGTGCTTGGGATCAAGCTCAACGTCAACCATTCCGTCGCCCAACATGGTACGGACGTAGTCATAAACTTTTTCTCTTTCAGCTAAAATTGTACTTGTATTTGACATTATTAGATCTCCGTGTATATTTAGCTGCCGATAAATATACTACTATGCCAAGACTAAGTTTATATAAACCAGAGAAAGGGAACGATTATAAGTTCATAGATCGCCAAATTGGGGAGATGTTCCAAATTGGTGGTACGGATTTATATCTCCACAAATACATAGGTGTCAACACCAGCGAAGAAAACGCTACTGCTGCTGAGCCACATTACGATGCACTAAAAGAGACCAATATTCAGGATCTTTTATTACTGGAAAATAGGGATAGAAAATATGACCCTAGCATTTATAAAGTTCGAGGCATTTATAATGTACAGAATTTAGATTTTAATTTAAGCCAGTTTGGATTGTTTATAGACAACGATACAGTTTTTATGACTGTTCATATCAATGACTGGATTTCAACTGTGGGTCGTAAACCAATCAGTGGTGATGTGTTGGAATTACCGCACTTGCGTGATGATTTTGCACTTAATGATTATACACTTTCTCTACCTCGCTACTTTGTCATTGAAGATGTAAGTCGCGCTAGTGAAGGATTTAGTATTACTTGGTACCCGCATTTGTACAGAGTTAAACTTAAAAAGATAGTGGATGCTCAACAATTTGCTGACATATTAGATAAGCCAGCAACAGACGCAAACGGAGATCCATCTTCTCAAACATTGAGAGATATTTTAAGTACCAATGCTAAAGAAATTGAAATTAATAATGCATTGTTAGCACAAGCTGAAGCAGATGCTCCGTTAAGTGGTTATCAAACACAACAATTCTTTACTCTTGCTGTTGATCCAAATACTGGTAAGCCAGTGCTACAAACTGCGGATCAAACGGCAATTGATGCAAGTTTTATTGGCAACGCAGATGGCGGGACAGATGCTAGTGCTGTACACGGACGTGCTGTACGTAGTGGATATGTTGGATACTTGTTAGGCGACGGTGTTCCTCCTAACGGTGTTGATTTTGGTCATGGGATAAATTTCCCAGCAAGCGCACATTTAAATGATTATTACTTGCGTACTGACTTCATGCCTAATAGATTGTTTAGGTATGATGGAACACGTTGGGTAAAAACTGAAGATGCAGTACGTATGACCATGTCAAACACTGATACTAAACAAACACTTAAAACTAGTTTCATCAATAATACTGCTAGTGCAGAAATTGGTGGCGAAGTTATTGTGGAGCGTCAAGCATTGAGTAAAGCTCTAAAACCTAAGGCAGATTTATAATGCAATTTTTCTATGATGGTCAGATAAGACGTTATTTGTTACAAACAATTCGTTTGTTAAGCAACTTTGTAGTAAAATATGGTGACGGCACACTTAAACAAGTGCCCGTTATGTACGGTGATAGCGATAGACAAGTTGCCAACATTAATCGTCAAAACAGTGAAAATAAGATTAACAGTGCTCCGCGTATTGCTGTTTATATTACTGATTTACAAATGGACCGAGAAAGATTGGCAGATGCTACTCACGTGGGCAAAGTACACATTCGCGAAAGAGACGTTGAAGACGGTGCGTATACTAGCACACAGGGTAAAAACTATACTGTAGAACGTTTGATGCCGACGCCATATAAACTAACAGTTAAAGCAGATATTTGGAGTACAAGTACTGAACAAAAGTTGCAGATATTAGAACAAATTATGATGTTGTTTAATCCTAGTTTGGAAATACAAACAACTGACAATTACTTAGACTGGACCAGTTTAAGCGTGGTCAATTTGACTAATATGACATTTAGCAGTAGACAAGTACCAGTTGGTGCAGAAAGTAATATTGATGTTGCTTCATTAACATTTGACATGCCAATATGGATCAGTCCACCAAGTAAAGTTAAAACACTTGGCGTTGTTACCAATATTGTAATGGGTGTTTATAAAGGCGGAATTTCTGCCGGTAATGGTTATATTGATGGTTTGGGTGTAGATACTGTTGAGGCAGGTCCAAACTTTAGCGACATATTAGACAAAGCAAAAACCAGTATTGAAAACTTTGGCATAACTGTACACGGCGGTAATGCTAGGATTTTAGATCCAAGCGAGAATGTTACTCATGCTAATAATAATTCGCTGTATGTTAGTGTTAAAATGGGTAACAGTATAAACTGGAGAACTATTTTAGATCCATATCCTGGACAATTTAGACCAGGAGTAAGTAGATTGTTCTTAATACAAGAAAACGCCACTGAAGTTAGCGGCACTACTGCGCTTAATCCGCTTGATGAAACTATATTAACTGTTAGTTGGGATCCAGACACTTTTCCAACCAACACTGATATCGCGTCAACTAGTAGGCCTAACAGTCCAGGAACATTTGATGCGATTGTTGATCCAGAAAAGAGTGGTCCAGGTGCTGGATTAGATGCACCTTCAGTTGGTACACGATACTTGATTATTAACAACATTGGCGGCGGAATCAGAGAAACATTGATTGCTGAAAATCGCAGTAATAGATTGGACACTAACACAGAGTATGATAAAATTACTGATTTCAAAGTATTTGTAAATGGGTTAGAAGTCAGTGCAACTGGATCTAATATTGCTGACATGTTAGTATTACGTTTGGACACAACTGTTGCAATCGATGATGTAATCACATACGAACTATACTTGAATGAAGACGGACCTGATGCTTGGAAGAATGCTGACGGCAGCGATTTTATTGCCAACACTAATGACATCATTGAGTGGGATGGCAACAAGTGGAGCGTAGTAATGGATGCTGGTGCCACAAATGACCAGATCATATACCTAACTAACATATATACTAACGTTCAATACAAATGGAACGGAGTCCAATGGGGCAAGAGCTTTGAAGGCGAATATGCGAGGGGTACATGGAGACTAGAACTATAAAAGATAAAATTGTCTGTAGCGGGGCAGTATTTTATGCCAAACAAACAGGTAGAATTTTATTACTACAAAAATCTCATGGAAAACATGCAGGCACATGGGGCTTGGTTGGTGGGACAAACGACCAAGGTGAAAGTGCTTGGCAAGGTCTCCAACGTGAAATCCAAGAAGAAATTGGCGAGCCTCCCTCTATAATTAAAACAATGCCGTTAGAAACATTTGTTAGCAACGACAGTGTCTTTAATTTTCACACGTATCTGTGCGTAGTAGAAGAAGAATTCATACCAACATTAAGTGATGAACACGAAGGGTGGTGTTGGAGTTCCATTGATGGATCTCCCAAACCCTTACACCAAGCATTGCGTAGTAGTTTTGGCAACAAAACCATGCGTACCAAACTACAAACTGTTTTTGATGTAATTGATTTAATGTAAATTTCAGTCATTAAAAAACGCTGCCTAAGCAGCGTTTTTTTGTGGTTGCGTATTACGCCTGAGCTTCTGACCAACGCAACACAATTGAAACTTCTTGCTGATTACCACCAGTCAAGTAACAGTTAATGGCCAATACGTCTGGACCATTGGGATATACACCTCTACCACCAATAGCAGTATTGGTAATTTCTTTCAACTGTCCCAAGCTCAACGCTGTTTGATTGTTTGGCAATCCAACGAAAGAGAAAATAGTTTCTCCAGGAGCAGCATACTCAGCAATTGAACTGAAAGAGAATGATGAGCTAACTGGTATGTTTCCAGTAAAGTTCTTGTTAAAATAAATTGTTACATAGTTTGTACCGCTTCTATTAAATAGGCCGCTGATGTAAGAAACTGTTGTACCGCCTGGAATAACTGCTTGAACCCCAGCAGTCGGAGATGTTACTACCATACCAACTCGTACGTTAGCAACCTCTGTTGCAAGGAATTCTGCATAGTAGAATCCGTTACCAACACCATATGTCCTTGTTGTGGCATCAAATGACACAGTAAACAAGTTATTCCATGTTACAGAAGTTCCCAAAGCCACTTGTGCAAACGATGGTTGACCTCCAGCTGACGGATTTTGTAAAGAGCGCCAGTCAATTAGTGTTGGATTAACTGGATAGTTGCTTGGGTTTAGTACCCCCTCAAGAACGATACCAGAAGCACTACCTGTGCCCGCAGTAACTTCAATACCTTGTAGTAGCAACTGCGCTCTGTTAATTAGTTCTCTATCACCCAAGTCTCCAACAATAGCGTTAGACACACTGGGAGCCAATCTAATTAAGAATGCTGTTTTACGTGCTGTGGTTGCAATAAAAGAAGTAGCTTGATAGTTGAACAAATAACCACGGTCAGTGTCAAATCCACCGTCTGTTAAGTAAGCACTACCCCAGTGACTAATAACTGGACTTGTTTTATTGCTTATGAATATAACACCAGTTCTAATTGAGTGGGCGGCAGCATCGCCAGCTGTGTAAGTTCTGGTAGCTCCTGCTGAGAAATTACTTAGCGGGGCTGACCGAGTTAGACCCCCTAATGACGTAGCTGTCTTAGATGTATACGATATCATTTCATTATCAATATACACAGTTCCAGTATCGGGGAAGTCGTCTGTATCATCTAAAGGAATTGATGTTGATGTTGTAGTCATATCAGCTGTCAACATTGCCAATGCACCGTCGTTAACAACTTCGTAACGCACTGGTAAGTTGGCAGATCTCATAAATGCTTCTGTGTTAACGTTGTTGTTACGTACTCGATGTACGAATAAGAAATTGCCTTCACGTCCACGTAGCATGTAATCAATAAAACCAGCACCATACCAAGTGTATTGAATACCAATCATCTGCATCTTTGTGATGTCAATGTGGTATCCGCTTGGTCCTGTTCCGTCTGCTGAATCTCTATTCCAGTCTTCTTGATAAAAGAATCTATCTTGTACACGACATAATTTTATTTTAGTACCAACGTTTGCACCACGATAGTCAGGATTCATAAACAATGATGTTTGACTTGGCACACTGGTTACTGTGTGTGTCATGCCTTTAATAACAATCTTGTCACCAGCTTTTAACTGATCTCTAAATCTAGTGTTAATGCCAATTAATGCATTGCTGTTTGGTGTTGCTGTCACGCTGCCAGCAACTTGGAACGTTGATGATCTCACAGTAACAGCCAATCTTTGTCCGTTGTATTGCCAGAACATGCCGTTTTGATCGTCAAAACATCCAGCACGTACAGTTGCGCCATTCCATCTATACAATGAAATTTGTGCTTGACTTGTCAGCGTTGCTGTAGTTGCACCTAGTTGTTGAGTTGCAACAACTGTAAATATACGTTCGCTTATAATGGAAGATACAACATACTCGTTATTATATCCGCTAGTTTCAACACCAATAATTTTAACATCGGCACCAACTTGTAATCCGTGATCGACGTCGTCAGTTGTGAATGTAATGATGCTTCCAACATTCAATCCTGTTGAAGTTGCTAATAATAGGTCATAACTAGGAGCAAATAATGCGCCAGTAGTATACATTAGTCCCTTACCTGACTGGTAACGAATATAGTTCTTACTCATACGTATTGCTTGAGCACCGTGTTGCGGTCCTCCTGTTCCTAATTGAACGCCACCGTCATACGGTCTATGAGAAAAGAATGTGTCTGTTCGTGTATATATAATACCAGTGAGGCCGCCAACGTTGATATTTCCTTCAGCTCTTGCAGTATATCTAATAACAGTTGGGGTTGGTACTTGCTCAACGAAGAACGGTCCAGCAGCCAAATTTTGATTCAAAGCTGCTGAGGTAATATTAACTAAAATACCAGCTCCAGGAACTAGACCGTGATTAGAAAGAAACGTAACTTGAATTACCGCAATAGCTGCAAATGTTACAGGTGTTATTGTGTTCAACACTGCTATTGTTGGTTCTGAAATAATAACTGTTGAATAGAAATCTATTGCTTGTCCGCCTGCGCTTGTACCAGTGACTGTAGCATCAACTACTGATCCACTTGTGTCAATTTCTGTAACTGTTAATATTAAATCGTGCGTTACAATAGCGCCAGCTAAAACATTTCCTAATACTTTTAATCTATTTCCAACAACATAGTTGTCACCGCCACTTCCTACTGAATTAAATGTATAAGATCCGCTTGCTTTACCAATAGTTACTGTTAAACCAGATCCCTTTGTTACTGTGTTAGTTGGTACTAATGAGCTGTATGATGCTGAACTTGCGCTTGCTGTCCCTGATAATACAGTAAAAATACCAACAGCGCCGGTGCCGTCGACAGTTACAATTTGTACTGTTACGTCATTCGCTGGCGCAGTGCCGCCAAGTAATGTTCCTACAACTTTAACTTTATCGCCAGCAACATACCCAGATCCAATAGCGCCTGTTGTTACGTTTGAATAAACAGTTCCTGAAGTACTTACATTAAGAGTTAAGCCACTTCCGTTTCCAGTCAATAGTGTTCCAGCCAATGTAGTATAAATGTCGTCATCTAGTGCAGTGCCAGCGCCAGAAATAGTGGCTATTTTCTTATCAGCAGTTACCGTTAGAACAGTAATTGTTAAATCATTAGCTGGGGTTGCGCCGCCTAATTCAGTTCCACGAATAACAAATTGGTTACCTGAAGAATAACCACCAATATCATCAGTAAATACTGCTGATCCAGTTGATTCATTAAAATGTAATAGTGCAGTGGTATTTGAATCATTTGTATATGGTGATGTTGCTACAGTAAATCCTGCTGTATGTCTTGCAATGCCTTTAGATATTCTAAATTCATCAATGAATCCAAGAAATCCGTCTCCAGCACCTAGGTAGTCTGCACCAATAATCGCTGGTCGAAGAGCATAAGTAGTGCTGTCAGTCCAAGTACCTTGACTTTGTCCGTCTAAGAATAGTTCAGTAAAGCCGCTTGACCTTGATAGTTCTAAGTGATGCCATGTTTCTGCAGCCACGCTGTCTGTACCAGTGATTCTAGTTGTCCCGTTAACAAATAGATATACATTATTTGACGAGTTAAATCCTAAAACTACTGCACTGTCAGATGAAGTATTTCTCATATCAACCAGCGTTTGATTAGTGCCAATTGAGTCTGTTCTGAACCAAAAATCAATAGTAAAATCTCCAGTGCCAAATTCTAAGCCCGTGTTGCTTGTAATAGTTGCGTAAGAAGTAGCAGTTGCCGGTGACACTGAGTTTGGAATACGCAAACTACCTGATCCAAATCTTGTTTGTGTTGCCGTTGTTTGTGCGCTGCCAGTTCCTGTAATAATTCTAGCAGTTCTTGTTGCGTCACCACTATTTAAAATAGACGGTGTATAAACAGTTCCAGCCGACGTTACTGAAAAAGTTGCGCCGGTGCCAACTAGTGCTGGGAAAGCTGTTGGGTCAGTTGCTGGAGTAGCATATGTTGCTGTTCCAGGATCTGCTATACCTGAAAATGTTACTGAAGTAATTCCGCCAGATCCGTTGACTGCGTCTACCGTTAACGACAAATCGTTAGCTGGTGTAGTGCCGCCTAGATCAGTGCCTAGAATTTCAAATAAGTCACCAACAACATATCCTGATCCAGCTGTAGTTGGGGTGACTGCTGTATAACTAACCCCCACCCTTGTTACTGAAAATACTGCACTGGTTCCTAAACCAGTAACACGAGTTGTTGCTCTGCTTGAGTAAAGTTGTTGATCAGCGCCAATGCCTGAACTAGTTATACCCGTAACTGTTCCACCAACACCAATAGTTGTAACTGTGATAATTAGGTCATTTACTAATACTAGCCCACCGAGTGCTGTTCCAGCTATAGTTAATGTATCCCCTACCAAGTAACCAGTTCCTAGTTGACCTGATGTTACTGTTGGTGAATACAGTGTCCCAGTTCTTGTGACATCAAACCTAACTCCGGTGCCAGTTCCAATAATGCTTGTTGGTGCAATGTTGCTAAATTCTGCGGCATCGCCTATTAATGCCGATGTCAAAGGATTTGACAACGTTACTGTAGTACCTTCAATGTTAGTGACAGCAGTGCTTGTGCCATCTCCACGATCAATTGCTAGACCTACTTGAATTCCTGTTGTATCAGTAAATTCTAAAACAGAGGATCCAACTGGTGATGTATCTGAAAGAGTTTGTGTAACAGCAACTCCTGAGGCAATACCATCTCCAGAAGAAGTTACTGTTAGAATTTCGCCAGCAGTGTCTACTGTGGCAACCGTAATCAAACAATCATTGCTAGGACTTGTTCCATCTAAATCTGTACCAGGAATACTGATTTGATCGTTAATTGCATATCCTGTTCCAGCAGTTGTTACTGTGACAGCATATACTGCTGCGGTTCGAGTAACTGTAAATACAGCATCAACTCCAAGACCTGAAACGTTAATTCCTGATAATGCAGTATAAACAGTTGATCCTGACGATCCTGTTCCAATTACTGAGGTAATCACTGAGCCAGTTAATATAGCGCCTGAAGAGGAAACTGGAGCGTTATTGGTTGGTATTGACCCAGTATACGGAATTATTGTTGAACCAGTAGCTACGTTTAATGCTGGGAAAAATGTTCCTGAACTACCTTGGCTAAAAACAGAAAATGTAGGTGTACCAACGTCAGCACCAGTGTATAATCCACCTCTGCGCAATAATGTATATGACTCTTGCAACTCGGTTGCAGGAAGAGTACCTACTTTTGCTTTGGCAAAATACGTAAATTGTGTAGAACTTGGTGTTGAGTTGACTAAAAACACACCTTCTGCTCTTGAAAAACCAGTGACTGCTGTGGACAATGCTCTAATAATAAAAGGAGCGCCGTTTTGCAATCCGTGTGCGCCGCTTGTTGTTACTGTGATCAAAGATTGACCAGTACCGCCTGTGCCGCTTGAAGCATCAGTTGTTACCAATGTTACAGTAGTATCAGTGCCTGGGATCTCAAACACACTAGGATATGACCTTGCCAATGATAACGCTTGCCACTTAGTAGGCTGTAGGCCGTATTCAAAGTCAGCGTCAAGCATGGATTGTGCTTGAGACATTCTGTTACGTTCAATGGCGTCTGTGCCAAAGTCGTATGGTCTGGTTCTTAATTCTTGAAAGTCTTCAACGAAAATTTGTAATGAATCATTCGCTGACATAGTTTGAGTGTCAACACTCAATGTGATACGAGTCGTACCATATTCAATTTCTGTATCTTCGTCTGGATCAGTTGGAGCACGCTCAGTTAGCGTTACACCCGCAGTTGGGTCTGCAAAGTTGTAAAGGATTATATTATCTGTAACGTTTGTGATCAATAGTAACTGGTCACGAGTCCATTTTCCGCCAATGTTAATTGTTCCAACACCATTTACCAATGCTGGGCCTGCGGATGGACCATCTAAAATTATTGTGGTAATTGCATCAAATAATGCACCAAGAGCGGTATCTGCACCAGTTTCAAATACTAATGCAGAATTGATAGTTTGTGTGGTAACAATTGGAGTTTGCAAACTTGCATATGGCAAGTTTCTAATAATATAATTATTAGTTATATTCTTAATAAAATTATATATGGCAACTTCAGGAGTTCTATTACCGTTAATTTGCGGAATTCCGTTAAGCCAAAAATGGAACTCTGCTGCTTCTTTACTATTTCTATTGCCTGTGTAACGCAAATCCCATAAAACTGAAGGAATTAAAACATCAATGTCTCTTCGAATAAATGTTTCGTTATATACATAGTTGGCAAATGTTGTGCCATAACTGATTGCAGGCACACTAGATAACCCGTTTTGTATCACTGATGTTACAATGGTTGATAATGTTGTAATTCTAGCAGCGGCGCCAGCTTCACCAGCAGTTCCTGATGTTACTTGAGTCGCAATTGCCTGTGCTGTAGGATATACTGTTTTTGTAAAAACATAATCTTTAATTATAAGTGCTAGCTTTGCATGGCCGTAAATTTCTGCTAAACGGTCTCCATCAATTTGTGGAGTTGATCCAACCCAATAAACAGATGCTACTGCTCGAGTTCGTTCGTTTCCGCCGTAACGTAAATCGTAAATATAGCTGTCAATTACATATCCAACATCACGTTTACATTTTGCGGAATCGTAGATATATCCTGCAAATCCTGGCTGATTCGTTGCAACTTGCTCGGCAATCCAAGCAACTAGTTCTTCTTTTAAGAATTCTTTATTTGCTGTTAATAGTGCAACTGCGTTTGGGAGTAAATTTACTGCGGTGTCTGTAATAACCTGTGCGTTTATAAACTCTATTGTTTCATCAATGATAAAATCAGTATTAGAGTTAATTAACGAGTATGCATTTGGAAACGCATTACTTAACCCAGATACCCCTGGGGTAAAAACGTAATTTTGTATTCTTTTCTTTGCCATTATTATTCCTGTTTATAGTCCAAATGCTACTGCGAATGCTAAACTTACTGTAGCTTTTTTATCAACATAAAATTTTGTTGATAAATGCGAGTTTACAGTTGGCTCAGCCGCGGTCACTGTTTCACTAACTGTTAACGCTCCACCAATATTTACATTTTTTGCAATGCCTACACCACCAGAAACGACTAGTGCTCCAGACGTTGTGCTGTTGCTTTCTAAGACAGAAAGTGCTGAGATTGCATTATCGGCTTGTAAAAATGTAAACTGACCAGTATTTTTAGTGGTAGCTCCAATTGAGCCAGTTATGCCAGTTGTTGAGATTAGGCTGGTAAATCTACCAGCTGATGCTGTTGTTTGTCCGACTGGTACTGCGTTTATTGATCCGCCAGTTATTTGTACGTTTGTGAATGCGCTTGCGCCAATACTTATGATATTACCAGTAACATTGCCGGTCACATTTCCAGTCAAGGTACCAGTTACATTTCCAAGAACGTTACCTGTTAACGTGCCAACAATTGAAAATGCATTTACTGTGTTGACCGCTAGTTTATCTATTACAACTGAGCCTGTGCCAGTTGTTACGAGATTAATATTACCGCTGGCATTTGTTGCTGTGATAGAATTAGCATTAATTCTAATGTTATCCACGTCAAGTTGAGTGGCTGTAATAGCCCCAAAATTACTTTCTGGGCCTGTTATAAAACCACTTTCTGACTTGAATTGTTTAAGTATAGCTACGGTCATGACGTTATTTTCTCATTATTACTTATTTACCACTTTTTAAAAGTAGCATAATTAGTAGCCTACAACGTCGCCAATTGCTATCCAAGATGCTCCCGTTCTAAACAATGTGAATGTTGCAACGTCAACACTATTCAATGCGCCGTATGTTGGAACTGTGTTGTCCTTCCAACGTAAGGTCTGCGCATTTCCATTAATTTGAATTGCTGTAATTCCGTACGGTGATGCTCCTTGAAGCAAGGATATTGTGATTGTAGTGATTCGGTCACCTGTTGTTGGAACGTTGGTAAAGTTAGCTGTAAAATTAGACAACATGCCACTATGATAAAACTCGTTACCCGTTGCAAAGTCGTGTACAACTACGGGAGCATTACTTATAGATATCGTACCAACCATGCCACTATGATATTGGCAAATATAGTACAAGGTACTTGGTGCATCTAGAGGCACTGCAAAAGTAATGGTACCAACATCATCTCCATTGTTGGTCACGCCTGTTGAATAAGCACTACTAGTACCGGTAACTTGCGCAGTTTTGATCCAGAAAGGATGATTAGCAGCATTAACGTTAAAGGTATAAGTAACTCCTCTTACTAAATTCAGTGTGGGATTACTATCGCCGTTTATTAAATATGCGGATGAACCAGAATTTGTCACAGTAAAAGTACTAACTCCAGCACTGCCAGTTTTATTATTTAATACCCTAGTTGATTGTTGTAGTGTTGTTGTGCCAGTTAATACTACATTGGCATAAGAAACAGTAGCATCAATTCTGTTAGCAGCATCTTGTGTTGAACTGTAAGTGAATGAAATTCCAGAGTGTGTTCCACTTGTAAGTGCCGCGCCCACTGCATCTACAGCACTTTCATCAGTGTATGCTGCTGGTAATGATACACTGGCATCAATTCTATTGCTGGCATCATTATAGTTAAAGCTAATATTTGAGTGTGTGCCGGCTGTGAATAATGCAGCAGCTTGATCTTGAATATATTCTGATGATACAGTTGCATTGATAACGTTACTAGCATCAGCATACGCATAAGAAATACCAGTATGCGATCCGCTAACAAACATTGGGGCCACTGCATCTTGTGCGTTTTCGTCACTGTACATTGTTGGGTATGTAACTGTGGCACTTAGTGTGTTAGCCAAATCGTTATATGTAAACGAAATACCAGAATGTGTTCCAGTAGTTAATATTAATGCCGCAGCATCTTGTGCTTGTTCATCGGTGTATATACCAGCTTGTGCATTAACTGTTGCATTGATTGTGTTATTATTGTCGTTGTAACTAAAAGTAATACCAGTATGTGTTCCGCCGGTAAACATTGATGCTGAAGCATCTTGGGCATCTTCTGTAGTAATGCCACCACCACCACCACCACCGCTTGATGCAAACGTAATTGTGTCATTGGTAGCGTTGGTTGTGATGGTCATGCCAACACCAGCAATAAATGTAATAGTATCTGATGTAGTATCTGCTACTACGTTATCTTGTCCATCAATTTGTATGGTTCCAAATGCGTTTGCACTTGTGGGAATATCTGCAAAGTTTGCTAATCGATTCCAAACACCAGAATGAGCATAATACAATTTGCCTGTGTCTTGAGCATATGCCACCATGCCGCGCCATGTGTTGGCCGGGGCTTCAATATTCAAATCGTTAAGTGATGCCCAATTGGCACGGAGATAACTTTTTGCTCCAGTGGCATATAGTGTGCCTAATATTTGTAAAAACTCACCGTTCCAAGAAAGTCCAGCACCAGTATCCGCAACGACTGATCCAGTAGTTGGATAATATGCTAGTCTATTGCCTACACCAGCACTTACACCACTGGCACCACCGCCTCCGCTACTGCTGGCACTGATTGTAATTGCATCGCCGCTAGCATTAGTTGATAAAGTAATATTTGGACCAGCTACCAGCGTTAGCGTGTCAGCTGAAGAGTCAGCAACAACTGCGCTTTGGCCAGCAATTTCAATAGTGCTAAAACTGTTGCCACTTGTGCCGCCACCAGTGCCTGACTCATCAGCACCGTTGTACCAGTTGACTCCATTGTATTTTAATACTTGACCATTAGTGGGCGATGTAATAGTTACATCTGTTAAATCAGCAAGTGCGCTTGCACCCCCGCTGCCGCCGCCACCAGTACCAATTACTGTTCCGTTAACTGTTGATCCAGCTGGTAAATTAACTGCTGAACCAGTTGCCGTAATTACAGCATCACCTAAAATAAGTGAGTTGCCACTTAAATATAAGTCCTTCCATCTTTTACTTGCACTGCCCAAATCAATACTACTGGTAACACCAGGTAGTAATGAAGCATTAATTGCAGTTGGTTCTAAGTTACTTAAATCCGTTGCTGCTCCACTGGTTGTTCCACCGCCACCGCCAGTTCCACCGCTGCCAGAACCACCAGTGCTTCCAGCGTCGCTCAATGTTGTTACTACAATTGCGTTACCCAGTCCAGCAGTTACTGAACTAAAATAATACAATGCTGCTGGATAAGTATCAGCAACTGAAATTTCTATGTATCTACTGGTTGCTGCTAAAAATAATGCTGGATTAATATAGTCTGCTCTGGCTACTTTTTTGTTATCCAAATAGTAACTTATTCCAGGAACATAAATGCTGTTTACATCATCAGCAGTTGTGCCAATGACTAACGGATGTAAATCATTAGTTCCGTATGATTGATCAAATCTATAAGTTAGTCCTTTGTAAAAAGTCAGTGCTGGTTTAACATCGTCTGAGGAATAAGGACCTGTATTGATCGTAAATGCAGGAGTTCCGTTTACTTTTGTAAAATAATAAACAGTTGCTTTGGATGATGAATCAACAATTACTTCAGCCAGTGTTGCAAATGCAGTTACTTTGATATCTTGCAAGCCAACAACTGCTGGTGTTGCGTACAATACCAATATGCTATCTGTAATATCAGCCTGTACATCTATCAAGTTAACTCCGGTATTAATTCTACCGTATACTGTTATAGAAGCTTTGCCTAATTTTGCAACAACTGAAACATTTAATGTCTCACGCTGATCACTTCCACATTCCGCATGTATTACATAGTGTGCTGAACCAAAAGTATCAGTGTTAAATTCATGTAGCGCATTCGTAACGGGGCCGTCTACTATTAATGTTTCAATTCCTGTAAACGCAAGATTAGTACCATTAAGAAACTTAACTGATCCTTCATCTTGCGTTATTAGTCCAGGTAACCATGATAGATTAGTTGCCATTTTGACCTTTTAAATTAACCTGGGTAACTGTGCATTGTGTACCAATGATTGGCTCCACTGTTACCAGCGGTGTCTCTATATGCAGTCGTATTAATGTGCCCTTGAATTGAGTGATAGCCATCAGTACCGTCAAACCCTGCTAGCATATACCCACCAGTGTCAGTTATAAACATTGAACCGTCATAGCCAGAGTGACCGAAACCGTATACACCACTAATTGTTGTGCCTGGTGGTAGCAATGCTCTGCGCCAGTAGTTATTAGATCCGTTGTCTTCTGTTTCAGTGTTCCACGGACTATCATCGCCGGCACTTCCCCACGCTAAACTGCCATAGCCATTATCTCCCATGCCCCAAACTTCACCGTCATCAGTTACAACTAAAAATGTGGTTGCTCCAGTGTTGCCGCAGTGTGTTGGCGTTGCATCTTTAACATAACGAACTCCACGAACTGCTGTTGGCATCATTGTATACCCTGAGCCGCTATAACGATGATTTGCTGAACTTCCTAAATGACCAAACTCGTTGGCGCCCCAAATGTAGGTTAATCCAGTGCCTTTTTCTCTAATGATAATGTTCCAGTCATCAGATCCAACAACCCAGAAGTTTTCAATACTGTGCTCGCTATACCAGTTTTTATCCATACGGGTAAATTTAGCACTACGTTCACTGGTGGTATAGTTGGACATGTTGTACAGTCTGTTTTGTCCGTTGTTAACGTACTCGCCTGAAGTCCACAAGTAGCCGTTACCGTCTAAGATAAATGCCCACTGATATGTACCAGCTTGTTGTCCGCCCATGAGAATTTTCTTAATACCGCCGTGCTTGCTCCAATCAATGCCAATACGCACTGGAGTGTACTGTCTATTCAAAGCACTGGCCACTACGCTGGCATGACGATCTGCAAGTCCTAATGCGCCGCGCATATCAACTCCCCACCCCCATAAATAACCGTCTTCGTCTACTGCAAAGTTCCAAGCATAGTTTCCGCCGCGTGAATATATGTCAACAATTTTCTTATGATCAAAGAAACTTTGTGGAATACGTTGTGGTTGTGTTTGGTTAGTTTCTCCAGTACCAATACTGTTGGTTGCTGCTTGGTTAGGACCTAATCCTAATTGTCCATATGCATTATAACCCCATGCCCAAAGACTTCCGTCATCGCCCAATGCAAAGCATGAGTTAGCATCAGTATCATACAAACCTTGACTTGACTGTGCAGCTTTAATAATTTTTGTATCATTAAAACTTTTAGGAATTGTATTCCCCCACCAATCAGTTAAAGATGAGTTAGTAACACGAACTGGCCAGTTGCGAGTTGTTGTGTCGCTGGTTGCAACACCCAATTGTCCTTGAGCATTATATCCAGAAGAATATAACTCTCCGTTGTTCATAACCCACAAACTATTACCGTAGTTGTTGGTGCTGGAGCCATTGTGGACCCATTGGATAACTCTTGGACCAAGGCCGTCAGGTGTAGTAAATGTGCCGCTGCCGCCGTTATCTGTACTCAACAACCAGTCAACAAAACTAAAACACGGTGTTTTCCAACCTGAATGACCATATGTATTGACCATATTTTGACCAGTACCAGTGCCTTGCTGTAGATAACCGCCAATATAGCAGTTGCCTTGGTGGGATATAAATCCGTGGCACCAGCCAGCATTGCCACCTTGAAAGCCTACATCACCCATATTGCGTGTCCAACCCAATGGTTGTTGATTCATGAAATCTGCTGTTGTGTAGCGTTGGTCACGGTCAGCGCCTTCAAAAATCTTTGTCCAATACCTAGTGTCTAAGACGTAAGTATTTCTAATTCCGCCTAAGATACAAATATATAAATCTCCACCAAGCTCAACAATATCACCAGTGGTGTATGTGGTTCTTGGAGCCCATGTACGTCTAAATGACATACCAGGAGCCATATCTACCCAATAAGTTGTATCCGTAGGATCTATAGATCTAAACGTCAGTGTTGGTGGGATAGACTGATACATGTTTGTGCTAACGCCAGTGTCTGCAACAATGATCTGTTCTGCTGGAAGATCTCTGATACAAACGTAACTAGATCCTCTCCACTGAACTACATCATTAGTCACGTATTGAGTGCTTGGGCTCCAAATGCCCAACCATCTATTTCGTAATTTTGTAATATCTATAGAACTCATTTTATTGTCCTTATTATGCTAAAATGCTTGTGCCAGGCAGACCTAATCCTTGTAGCATTGCGTCTTTCTCAGCTTCTGCTGCTGCCAATGTTGCAACAAATTCTGCATTTTCATTAGCTAATGCCAACGCAACGCTATACAATGTGTGGTTTGAAATTGCTTTCTTTTCAATCGCATCTATTTTGTTTGTCACTGTGATCAATTTGTTAACAACTGATTTAATTGCTGCAACATCTGCTTCTTTACTAAAATCATATGTCTTTGCTTCTGATGAGGGATCTGCATCAATTGTGACGTTTGACGTGTCAATACTAAAGTAATGTGTAACTCCGTCGGGTGTTCCCAATTGTACAACGTCATCAAGACGTGTGTTATCTTCTTTTACAAACTCGGGGTTTGTTACTTCTGCTTTTTCTACGAAACTAAAAATTTTATATGTCATGTTAGACTCCTGTTAAATTAATTTGAATATCCACGGGATATTTGCATTGGATATAGTATGTTACCTGGACTTTGCCAAGTATTTCTTTGATTACCCATCAAGAAACTGTTTTGCTCTTGATATACTCCAGCAAATCCGTTTCCATAAATTGTACCGTTATCACACAACCAATAGTTATTGGTTCCGTAATAGTTAGTAGTTGAATCTGCGTCGTGAATTATTGCGTCAATTACCTTTGTACCAGCTGGGATTGCCATTCTAAACCAATAGTAATTGGTACCGTCTTGTTGTGTCGAATTACTACCGTACTCGTTGCCATGTCTACTATAGTTACTGTAACCATTACACCATAGTTCACCTCTATCAGATATTGCAAAAGCTGTGATTCGATTGCTGTGCGAAGCTCGCAAAAATACCTTTTTCAAATTGGTAGCATTAGGAACTAGTACTGGGCTTGTTTGTGGGCTTGTTTGATTGCCAATACCTGAGAAATAATAAGCTGCGTTATAACCTGCAAAATATGTATTACCGTTAGTAGTGCGCATATAAATCATATTGTAATTATCACTTGATCCCGGAGAATCTGCCCAAAAGTTAACTGTAGTGCCAGCAGTTGGGGCCGTAACACTTCTTGCCAATGTAGTATTATTGGTTGTACTGGCATTTAATGCAGTCCCGTGTGCGTTATAGCCGGCATGCCACATATATCCATTACCATCTAATACGTGGAACGACAGTGTACTTTGTCCGCTAGCAGCAAACTTCAATACGCCGCCAGCTGTCACTGGATTGAATGCTAAAATCTTTGTTGGTTTATAACGATCAGTAGAGTCGCCAATACCTAATTGACCGTACCCATTGTAACCCCATGAATAAAAGTTGTTGCTTTTTGTTCTAACGTAGCTAGAACCGTATTGCATACCAGTTGCTAGTATGTCAATAATTTCTTCACCACCAAAATATTCTCTTGGTATTCTACGTGGGCTGTAACCGTTGGTGGTTGTACCACGTCCCAATTGTCCGTAACCGTTATAACCCCAAGTCCATACATCACCTTCACTATCCAAAGCCATACAATGATGTGTTGAATTTTCCTTGCCTTTTGACATGGAGACTTTGATAATTTTTCGATCGTTCAAGTTCATAACACGTTGTGGTCTTGTACTACCCGATGTAAATCCGTTACCTCTGTTACCTTGGCCGTTGTAACCAATGCCCCATAATTCTCCGTTGTCAAACAAGAAAAATGTAGAGTCATGATTTTGTTCAATTTGAATACACTTTGGCGGTTCTCCTGAACGGTTGTACAGTCTATTATATCCGTTTGCTGGATTAAAGTCTGCTTCCATACGTGGTCCTGTACCGCCGTCGCTGTTGACTGCGTCCAGTGACTTGTACCAGTCATACCACTGAAAGTTCACTTCTGTGAAGTAGCTGATGAAGCCGCCTTGACTTGTATAATATCCGTTGTTGTTACTGGTTCCCATGCCTAAGCCGTATACTCTTCCTGTTGAAGAAATATAAAATGTTTTTCTATATGCAGTTGCGGACAAGTCATCATTATGCAAATAAGGCCAGTTAATTGGTCCTTGATTTGGTAACCACATGGCGTTGTCTGATCTACGTTTAACTTGATTACCAGCTAGTAATCTCCATACGTGATTGTTACGTTGTGTACTTTGTTGTCCAGTCCAATCAATAAATGCTGCTCGATTGTTTTGTACTGTATCAGGAATTTCTCCACTGCTGTCAGCATCTGCAATGTACATTGATCCGTCCCATACAACTACATCGTTTCTGTAATATTGTGTGGAGTTAGACCATACACCAGCAAATTTCATGCCGCTGCTGATTTCTTCCCAATATTGCCAACCTTGCCAAATAGGAGAGATTGTAATGGTAGCAGTATCAGCTATGCCTGCTGTGCCATCTTGTTTATAGTATAGTGTGTTTGGAGCATCAATTGGCACTGTAATTTCAACGTATGCACCGTTTTGTCCAGGTGTTCCACTAGTTGTTACTCCAGTGGTATAAGTTGTGCCGTCAAGACTAGTTGCAAATCTAAAGTTAACACTGGCCATTGTTGTTGCACTAACATAAAATCGATATTTATGACCTTTTTGTAGTGCAATGCTAGGATTTAATCTGCCATTTAAAAAGAACTTACCACCCGACTTTATCACATGATAAATTACTGTTGGCTGTTGCGGATCAAAAATTGCTCCGTAAGCACTTTGTCTAAGTCTTTTTGCTGGTGCTAGACGATTAAGTCCTTCACCTGAAATTGACGCTGCATGTGTTTGCTTGCAAATCCATACAGACCCGTTACTATAAACAACGTCGTCCCTTTCATATGCTGTGCCAGAAGCCCAAGCTCCGCGCCACAACAGTTTAATTTTTCCAAGATCTAATATTGCCATTTTATTTTCCTTTTAACTTGTGATGACCGGGTGCATCAAATTGTGGTGGTGACCATACACGTTACCAGTTATGCTTAGTGAACTGTTATAACCAGACTGATAAACACGACCACTTCTATCTATCCAAGTGCCTCGAGTGTACGTAGTTGATGATCCATCACTGTAACCCTGTAATTGTACGTCTGCTACTTGACCCATTAATGCAGGTGGCATCTTAACCATTTGGAACGCTCTTGATCCCATACCTTCTCTACCATTTCCGTCAAGTGTTGAATAGTGATATGTGCCTGACCAACCTAAACTTAGTACACCATGACTATTTTTTCCAGCTGCAAAACTTAGACCATTTTCAGTTACTACAATAACGTTTGTGTTAACGCCAGTATTTTGACTACCCATTGCTGTTAATTTTATAACGCCTGTTAATGCCGAATCAACGCCGCCAATATTTTTAAAACACTCTTGTGCTGTACTATATTGTGTCACGCTGGTTGACAACGTGCCCATTTGGCTAGCATTGTTTGCTCCAGCTGCCCATAATTTTTTACTTGCAATGTCTGTAACATACATTGTAGGATATTGGCCTGAAACTAACCACACATCATTAGCAGTTCCACTTGATCCTGGTCCAGATGTTACTTGTGTAAACGAGTTCTGTTGGCTCGTGTTGTTCAACATAAATGCACCGCTTGCATTATAACCCGCTACGTAAATATTTCCCTTGCTGGTTAAAATTGCTGTGCTACTAAACGGAGTGCTTGAGTATGTGTCACAAGTCACAAGTTTTCTAATTGTGCCTACTCCAGCTTCTGTCCAAACCTGTGTGGTAACTTCAGCTGGAATACTTCGATTAGTGGTATTACCTAAACCCAATGATCCGTAGCCGTTATATCCCCAAGCAAAAAATGTATTTTGATCCGTTAGTGCAAAACAATATCCATACTCACCGCCAGCAGCCCAAATAGCTGTAACTTTTTGCGGGCTTACTAGACCAAAGAACGCTCTACTAATTAGTGTAGGAATATTACGGTTGGTTGTCGAGTTATCACCTAACTGTCCATAACCATTATAGCCCCAAGTCCATACTTGGCCGTCTTCATCCAATGCCATGCAATGATGTGTCGTTGCGCCTCGTTCGCCGCCAGAGCAGCTAATTCTCTTAATACGAACGTTTCTAAACAAGTGTGTAGATGTGTTTAATGCTACTGCTGTTTCAGTGTATGTGCCACCAACTCGGGCAACGTTTCTATTACTGTTGCTTCGATCACCTGATTCACCAGAAGTGCCTTGGCCTCCATGATAAACTTCACCATTGTTGAACAATATGCACCACCAATCCCATCCTGTTTCAACTTGAACTATGCGAGGGATTTTATTATCTGGTGTAGAGTGTACACCAGCGCCGCCATTACTTGTAGAACGGAACCAGTCATTAAAGTAAAAACTAAATGTTTCAGAATGTGGGCCAACATTCAAATTGTTTGGTTGGCAGCTGTTAGTATTCAGTCCCCATGTACGCCACTGACCGTTTTGTGTGATAAACCCACTGCGATCATACATCATTCCTTGGCATTTGTTATTACCTTTTGCGTAAGGAGTTTCTGTTTCACCTATACGACCATAGTTGGCAAATGCAATGCCCTTGTCTGTACTTTGGCCTTGTACACCCCAAGATTCAGTGATGTTGTTGTTAACTAAGCTAACAGTACCGTCATTGTAAGAGTTTAAACTTACTGCAACCCAATATGTAGCAGCAATTGGTAAGAATGTAGATGTACTATTACTAGTGTGCGCCAAAATACATCTGTAAACGTGAGTTGCGGTTCTAGTAAACGTACCAGCGTTTGTTGTACCAGTAGTAAATGAAGTTGTGTATTTTACAATATCACCAACTGCGTATGCTGTAGCGGCGTTGTTGTGAGTGCCTCTCCAGTTGAATGCTGCTTGCCATTCTGTAAATTTGGTCACATCTGTTGGCAGTGTTCCCGCAGTTGTAGTTGCTGTACACAGGTACCATTTACCGTTGTACAACACCACATCGTCTGCATAGTATACAGCACTTATGCTGTATACACCTTGTTTAACGAATCTTGTTGTTCCTAAAGCTGTTGTTGTCATATCGAGTCCTTAATTCTTACATTGTAATTATCAAATGCCCTGAAGCATTGATAGAAAAACTGGATCTTACTTGACCAATATACGCTTGATCTCTAATAGTGTTAGAATCAATAGTGTGTGTCACAGTATTTGCTGAGTCTGCGTGTTCTTCATCATAAGAAATTCTACCAGTTCTTACTGTAAAATTCAGATTTTGAATTGTTGGAGCGTATGTATAATCAGTGTAAGTCTTGTTTGTTAAGTGTGTACCAAGTGTTGGTGCAATACTTGTTCTTGGAATTCTGTTAAACAATATTCCAGCTGTTGGATCAATAGTTGTTAGGATTAGATCTAACGCACCAGTGGCAGTAATTACATTACTGTCTAAAGTCATACCACCAACAGTAATTGAGTTAGCAACCAAGTTTGATCCGCCAGCTCCAATAATATTTTCAACGAATGTTTTAACAGCTCGTTGAGTTGGAACAATTGCATCACTTGCTGCGGTCATTAGTGTGTCTGCACTAAATTCTCTAATGCTTACGCCGCTGCCGCCTAAGGCCACCGAACCCAATTGCAATTCGTTCAAACCACTCAAGTTGAACGCATCAGCGTTCAATGTAGCAATACCAGTTGCTTGTTCTACTCGGAACAGCTCACCAACTCTAAAGTTGCCATCTTGGTCAGTACTGGTATAGAACACACGCCCACCGCCATATTCAACAACTTCGTTTGCTTGATTTGGTAATTGACTTGGGGTATCTGGATAGTTGGTTGTTGTAAGTCCGCCAGTACCGATGTTCAAGAAGTCATGTCCAGTTAAACGAACGTTTGAATAACGTTCTGTAAATGTAACAACTGCCCCTTGAGCTGGCGCTGTACTAATAAACGGACTAATACGAATTGTACCAGAAATATTAGGTGTTGTGCCGCTTTGGTCTTGGAATGCCACAATTCTAAATGTAGTAGTTTGACCGGCAATTGTAAGGTTACTACCTGCTTTAGGTGCTGCTACTAATCCATTTACTTTTAAGAATCCGCCAGTTTGTAAAATGTCTGCATAACCATCACCAGTTATTGTTGCGCTGGCAGTAGTGTATGAAGTTCCTCTGTTAGTATATGTAAATCTTGTAATTGCACCGTTTTTAACTACAACAGTTGCAACTGCTAGTACACTAGCATTTGGATCTGTAATAACAATTGCTGGTAAGTTACTTGCATTATAACCTGAACCGCCGTCTAAAATGTGGATAGCTGTGATACTTCCAGCTTCAACAACTGCACGTAATTTAGCTTCAACTGCTGGAGCAGTTCCGCCTGATAAACGTACACGTGGTTCAATTCTGTAGCGTGTTGTTTCATTTAACACTGTTTCAATTGCAGTACCAGAGATCAAGTGATCCCAACCAGATGATCCAGTTTCAGTAGTAACAGTTGCAACTTTGGTACCGCCGTTGAATGCGCTAATAATACCGGTTTGTCCAACACCAGTGCCGTCAATAAGAGTAATTCTCATGCCGTTATATGCGTTAGTTGCAGTTTGGTCTGTTAAACCTAGTGTAATACTTGTAGTTGTACCAGTTTGTGCATTGTTTAATGCAAACTTATGGTCTAAACCTTGATTGCTTATATCAATTCTTGAAACTGCTCCACTAGCATACTGCGCTGTAATATTTGCTCCAGCGCCGTTGCCAGCAATAACAACTGATGAACTTGTATACGCTTCACCGCCGTTTAGTATTTCAAGTTGAATAACTTGACTGCCGCCAGCTAGTACTGCGCCTACTAGTGCTTCATTGTTTTGATTGTTGACAGTTCCTGTTGCTGGAGTTTCTGTTGGATCTCCGTCTTCAGAAACAGCACCGTATGTACCGTATGAGTTATTACCGTTAACACCGCGAATTGTTCCGCCGTTTGTTGTCAAATAACCCATGTAGCAGAAATATGTAAACACTGAAACAAGTTCTGCTTTGGCCTTACCATTTAACCATACGCCAATACCAAGATCAATAATCTGCGTAAAGTCGTTTGCTACCATGGATTTGTTACCGCCGTTGTGTAACGTTCCATCAATTTTTAATCCGCATACTCCTGTACCAAATGTTGAACAGTTTTGGATATATGGAGACTTAGAAGTAATCCAAACATTAGTATCGCTTGGGCCTGTTCCAGGATCTAAACTAACAAATGAACTTTGTGTGCGTTGTGTTCCGCTTGCACCAGCCGCTGCTAATGTGTTAACCAAGCCACTCATTGTAATGTTGCGTAAGTTAGAGCCGTTTCTCATGTAGAACATGTTTTTGGCTGCATCACCACTTTGTGGTGTAACAATTACTGTACGTAATTCATCACCAACTAATGAAACGTTAGCTGGAACTACAATTGGAAGTGCTTCGGCATAAGTGCCAGTTTTAACACTAATAGTTGCTGTACCTGTTACGTTAGCACAAGCATATGCAATAGTTGCCCAAGGACGATCAATTGTTGTACCAAATCCAGCGGCATCAGTACCGCCTGGTGCTACATAATAAACCTTTGTTCTTGCACCAAATGTGGCCCATACTGGATCTGTTCCGTCTGAACGTAATACTTGTCCCGCTGTTCCAACTGGAAGATTGTAATTTGCACTTGCGCCGCGAGCAATTAAATCGCCACGGTTTAGTGTTACGGCGGCGCTGTCGCCTTCTGATAACAAGCCGTAGTTTGTTCCGCCAATGTCCAAGTCTGGACGTAATGCACCAGTGTTGCCTGAAGTGTGTGATACTTTAACACGATAGCTGCTGCTGCCGTAATTAACAACATCACCAATTCTATATGATTGAGCCGTTGCCCAGTTACCAATAAAGTTTAGACCTTGTACAATTAGTCTCCAAAAGCCAGTATTGGTTGCCACTGTGTTGCTGTTATCAACAATTGCTTCGTAAGTATTTCCACCAAACTGTATTACATCACCAACTTTATAACTAGTTACTGAGTTCCAAGTGCCTTGGTTTCTGTACCCAGTTGTCAATAATTCCCAGTATGCTGTTGCTGTAGAAGGAGTTTGGCCACTGTGATTCTGTTGTGACACATAAGCGTAACCACCATATGTTACAATATCACCAGTTTGATATGTAGTAGAATTACTCCATGCGTCTTCAAACTCAAGACCTGGTACAAATAAACTAAACTTGGTGGCATCAAACGATGCTGAACTTGTGTGGCTAGTGGTACATAAGTAAACGTTTGCGCCATATTTGACCAAGTCGTTTAACTTGTAAAGTACGCTACTGCCGCTCCAAACACCTTTATAATCAAAACCTTGTACTATTACTGAAAACTTAGCTGGTTCAAATGTTGATATACTAGTATGCGCTGTTGTAACAATATACGCAATACCACCGTATACAACAATGTCGTTGTTTTCATAAATTGTTGCTGGAGCCCATGCTGCTCTGTAAAGAATACCTTCTTGCATTCTTTCCCAATTTGCGGCGTCAGTGCTGAAAGCGCCGCTGGATTGATGCCCAGTAACGCAAACATACGAACTACCGCCTACACGTACAACGTCGTCTTTGACATAGTCGTAACCAATTGTCCAGACACCGCGCCATACAAATCTTAATCTACCAATTTTAAATTCAGCCATTTTTGAATTTCCTCTACTATTTTTTATTTATCTTTATACATCAGCTGGGTATATGCGATCCTCGCCTACCAGCACTGCTAAATTACCATCTTCGTCAATGTAATAACTTAAAAGTCTATCATCCCAGCGATACTGTTCGTATTTGAGATTTGCATACACTAATTCGTGATTAACTGCACGTCCATTTAAAAAATCCAAACCCACTGCAAACTTTTCGTAACTTTCGTTCGAGTCACCTGGGTTATTAATTACAACTGCTTCTCCATTTAATTGATCGATGCGATCAATATAAACATCGCCAGCATCACTTCTACGTAGTCCGTAAAAGTATCTTGGTTTACCTTGTAGTAGGTCTGCTGCACTATTACCTAAAAAATATGTCATAATCTAGTACCTTAATAAATTTCAACGAAACTTACAATAGCATCAATACTATTGGGCTGAGTTGCACGAACTAGCAACTGATTTTCTGTGGCCATAATAAGTTTTTCGCCTTGGTTTACAACTCTTAAACTACTACCTGGAGGGATAATAACGCCCTTCACATAATAGCCTTGTGTGCTTGTGTCATCTTCAACTAGTACATCTACAATGGTATTACTTCCAGTGATATTAGTTAAACTTAAACCAATAACTGTGCATCTTGTTAAGTTGGTTGTTTGTACTAGCGTTGCTAAATTAGTCCCAACACCTTTTACTACTACGTTTTTAAATGTCGTTGCCATGTTCTTATTATCCTAATGATATTGCAAAAGAGATTGCTGTATCTTCAGCAACTTGAGCTGAAACTGCACCAGCAGAACCTGATGGACTAGACCAACCTACACCGTCAAATACTTCTAATGCTTTTGATACAATATTGTATCGTGTCATGCCCAGCACAGAATTGGATGGGGAAGGACGTTGCAATTCAGTTCCTCTTGGGGGTACAAAACCGTTTGTACCTACAATTTTAAAGTAGCCAGTTCCTGATTGTGCAATTTCTGTAATTGCGTTATTGGCAATATTAGTAATTGTATTACCAAGAATTTTGATATTATCTAATATTACACCACCAGTTCCAGCACCTCTTAGATATAAATCTTGTCCTGTAGTAGTATTGATTTCATTACCATTAAAAATTAACTGTCCAATAGATAGTGAAACTAAGTTTGCAGTATCTGCAAACACATTACTAACATACAAGTTATTCCACTGTAAATCAGGAGAACCAATGTCGTAGGTGTTGGTGGTTGTTGGTACTAGGTCGCTGGTAATGCTAGCATTAACTGTGATAGTATCTGTAGTTGAATCACCAATTGTGATATTTCCGCCAACTACAATATTTCCAGTAGCTGTTACATCTCCTGTAACATCTAAATTTCCAGTAACATTAGTGTTTGCTACTAGGTTAATTACTCCAGATCCGTTTGCACTGATATCTAAATTTCTATCAGTTACTGTTGTAGAAATCGTGTTGGTAGTAAATTGCAAGTCATCCACTTGCAATTTAGCATGGTATATTGTTGGGTTTGTTGCTGCTGGACTAAATGTAATTGTTGACAAATCACTGCTTATTGTATTGTCAGTAATGTGCAAATTGCCTACATCTAGTTGATCATTTATGGTTAAGTTAGTAGTGCGGGTTGTACCGTTAACATCCAAATCTGTCGTCGGACTGGCAGTGTTCACCCCTATACGAGAGTTATTAACATCAAGAAATAATAAGTCGGTCTCAAAGGCTAAGTTGACCCCGTCACGGATCAAGTTTGACTTTAAGAGCGGACCTGAAATGCGACCAATAGCCATAGCTCTCCTTAACCCCGTGTTTCACGGTTAACCACCTTACATTGCGGGTTTACCACAGTTGAATATCGCAAAAACATGGTCTGTCTTTACAGTAAAAGTATTTATCGGATTGGTTAAATTAGCCCAGGATAATGCTGTAAACGTTACCAAGTTCTTGCATGTCTTCTGGAGTTAAAAATTCTCCAGGGCCCGTAGCAACATAGTATACTGAGCCATCAAAGCATTCCATATATCCTACTTCAGTATTCCATCGTGTCTCGCCAACTTCAGTAAAACCGCGTTGAGAATTGTCTCCAACTGGAATAATAAATGCATTTGTGTCAGTAAATTGAAGGTATCCTGTACCAGTAGAAGTAAAGGTTACTGGGGTATTAAGTTGATTTGTGATTATATTATTTTCTATTTTAAAATCTTCTAAATAGATAACTCTTGTATCTGGGTTGATATAAATTGGATCATTACCTTGCGTGGCAGCGATGTCATTTGCACTGTTGGCAATGTATAATTTATTGTCTACAAGGATAGAATTTTGACTTAAACTTCCAATTTCAGCGTTGGCTACTCGCAACAATGCCCATGCCTTGCCTGGTGCGCCCAAGTTATAATAATTGTCAACTCCTGGCAAAAGAGCTTTGTCAAATTCGCCATTAAAGTCTAGTGCGTCTCCTGCGGCATCACCCAGTATTAAGCTACCACCATAGGATAAATTCCCTTGGATGTTGATATTTCCAGTAACATCAATTCCACCAGTATTAACCACATTGCTTTGTAAATTGATTGCGCCGCTGCCGTTGGGGTCAAATATTACGTTACCATCAGTAACATTTGCACTAATAAAGTTATCGTTGATTTGTAATAAACTTGTTGTAAGTCTATCATGTGAAATTGTAGGTGTAGTCCCTAGTGGACTAATATTCAATGCACCAGTAACTGTGCTAAAAGATCCATCTGCATTGATTTTAACATTGCCAATTGTGGCAGTTGTTGTAATGCTTAGTATGTTAGTATCTAAAAGACCATTAACATCTAAATCGTAAAGAGGATTGTCAGTGTTAAATCCCAGCTTGTTGCCAGTTACGTCAAAGTAAACTAAATCAGGATCTGTTGGACCGTTTCTAAAAGTGAGGTCAACACCATCACGGATCAAGTTGGCGCTTAGAAGCTTTCCACTGATACGACCAAGACTACCATTACCAGTGTAGCTTACTGGAGCTGGATTATATAATGGTCCGCTTGGAGGTCCGCCGCCGCCTGATACTGGCATATTTTACTCCTTACTGGTCAAAACCGTGTAATACGGTGACTGGTTTTAAACTTGGAACTGCTTCACCAAACACACAATAATAACCTGTTGTGTATGGTGTCAAATCATCACTTGCTAGACCAACAATAGAAACTGCTGCTCCGGCTGCTTCGCTATTAACAGTTTCTGCAACTGTTAATATATCTTCTAGCACGTTGGTAATAGTAAATGTAGCATTGTTGTTTGCAGATCCAGTCACAACAATCTTTTGATCAATTCTAAATCCCTTGTCAATAAAATTTACTACCGCAGTACTACTGCTAATAATAAATTTTGACGCACTATTGAAAGAAATAACGGACGCTGTTACATTGGCTGGGTTTTGAACAATGGTGTAGTTTGTGTTAAACAACTGAATCACATTTTCAACAATGACCAATAAGTTTGCTCCAGTCCAAGTTGTTCCGCTTGCTGCGGTTGTGGGTGGAGCTGGACTCAATGGCCCAAATGTTGTCTCAACATAGTCACCTGTACCCAATGTTTGTTGTGTGATGCCGCCTGACTCTTTATATCTAAATTGTCTCCATGCACCACCTTGACGTGCTTCTAATTCACCCGCAGTTTCATTGTAACGTATGTGTCCTTCAATTGGAGTTGCGGGACGTGAGCCGTTAGGACCACTTGGTATCAACAAGCTATTTGTTGACTCCATAATAATTTGTCTGTTATGGTCAATAGCAACACCGTTGTCCTTGACATTATACGGACTAAGTTGAGATTTTTTTAGAAATCTCATATTACGCTACCCTCAATGATGAAACTGTAACGCTTAATCGTGTATTTGTATCTGCAATAGCTTCTACTTTATCTCCTGCCTCTAATACAATTTTTTCTGCATCAAACGTGAATGTTTCACCTGCTGGGATTGTTAAATTATGAATAATTTTATTTGTATTAGTAGCGGATGCTGTTGATTTTACAAGATTAACTGACTGTAAAACTACGTCAGACACGCTATAGTTGCAAAAGAATAGAGTAGTAATAGCATGTTCTTGTCCAGATGCTACTGGACCATAAATTGCTGCCGATGATGTTGTTACTAATGCGCTTTGGATTGCCATGTCTATTCCTTAAAATATCATACTAAACACTAACGATCTACGTCTGCTTACCAACTCATCAGCAGTTGTTGTGTTTGAGAAAAATAATCCTGTTGCTCCAGGACCTTGTGTTGCTCTACTGTATACTTTGTTTTTGCCAGCATCACTACTTGGTGCTGAAGACTGATCTGATAAACTTAAAACTGAGTCAATGTCCACCAAATTTGTATTTGATTTAATAGTTAGCGGAAAACCTGTTGTAGTATTGATTTCGTAACCACTTGATCCACCTAATTGAATTTTATTTACTAAAAGACCAGAAGTATTAACTGTAGCTTCAACGGTTCCGTCAATAGTGAATACTATCTTGCTTTCAGGATCTCCAGCACCAGTATCAAATGCTATTCCTGAAGTATCCAACGGTGTTAGTCCATTATATTTTCTAAAACCTGCAATAGGAGCTTCAGCAATCAAATCCAATACATATGTTTGCACATACCCTTTATTTGGGATTGCGTTTGGACCAGCTAGAGCTACGTTTGCAGAATAATTATTTGACGAATTAACTGAAATGACCCCAGTGCCTGTGTTAATTTCTAAGTTGCTGCCGCCGGTAAACAAACTATTTGTTTGTAAACCTAATAGTGTGCCAACAGAATTTCTAAATGTAAATGCACCATTTATAATTGTACCTGTTGGTGTTGTAAACGAAAGAGTTTCGTCAAACACAAAGCTGGCGTCTTGAAGCAACCCACGTTCAATAGTAAGTCCTGAAAAATCAGTTCCTCCACCAACGCCTGCTAGTGTTTCACCTACGTTTAAATATAAAACCCTATCTGAAATCTCCAAAGTTTCTGAAGTAATAGTCGTTGTATTACCTTGTACTAATAAATCACCAGTAACGGTTGTTAAGCCAACACCTGGACCCGTGTTTAGTACGATGTTTCCACCGAGCTGTGTGACTACTTGATAGTCACCTTGAACTTTGACGACTTTAGACATGTTTATATTAGATAGCTGTTAATTGAATGTAATCTTCTGATGAATCGTTTACCAAATACCAAGTGTAACGATTGCCACTGAAGTCAATAGCTGTACGCTTGTTTAACTTTCTAATAGCAACAGAAATGTCAGCACCCGGGTTTGTGTAACCTAGCATTACTACTTGACCTTCGTCTGTGATTGAGCTTACTAACAAGCATTTGCCTGTACCATCAGCGTTGGTAACTCTGTAATTACGTGAGCCTACTTGTTTTTCAATGTAACCTGCTTTAGCTGTTCCAAAGCCAGGAATACGTGCAGATACTTTAATACCTGCAGATGTTGTGGCGTAATCGCCGAATACCAATGTACCAAGTACATCATCTTTTACTGGACGTCCCATTTGTTTTCTCCTTGAGTTAATGGCGTTCTAGGCCTACGCGGCGGGTACCGCATAAATCTTCTAGACAAAGTATTTATCGATTGTTAAAGAGTTACAAGTCAACAAAAAAGGACTCCGAAGAGTCCTTTCTGTATTACACTTAATGCAATATTACTGGAATGAAACACCAGTAATTGAAACGCTACCTAAGTAGTCTGCTGCGTTACCTAGAGATGACGCAGTATTTGACAACTCAACATAACCGTAACGTGTCATAAATGATACGACTGGCTCAAATGTTGATGGGTCAAGAACAACACCACTGCTCATCAATGGAATGTATGGGCAATAGAATGCTGCTGCATCTGACTCTGAAGAACCTTTGTAACCAACTAATACAGCTGAGTTATCAGCAGCGTAGCTGTTTACATATACCTTCATAGCACCGTTCAATGTACCAACAAACTTAGTGTTTGTAGGTGCTTCAAATGTACCTTCTGTTGTACGAGCAAATGCGCTTGTAGTAGCAGATTGTAGAATTGTCAATGCTTGTGGTGAAACAACAGCCCAGTTACCAGCACCGCGACGTGTACGTTGAGCGATGATGTTAGCAGCACGGTTGATTAGAACAGCTAAAGCAGCGTGTTCGTCACCAACGAATGTAGCAGTACCTGATACAGTTGCTTGGTTGTATGCTTGAACGTTACCGTTAGAAGCAGCTAAAGTAGCCAAGCTACCGATAACTTCTTGGTCGATTTCAGCAGTAATTTCTTGTGCCAAAGCAGCCATGATTTCTGCTTCGATGTCAATACCTTGTTGGGCTTGTGCATCTTGAGCAGCTTCAAATGTCCAGCGAGCTGACAATTTACGTGTCTTCGCTTCAACAGTTTGCTTCAAGATCTGAATGCTTAAACGCTTACCAGCTGCACCTTCTAGAGCTGCTGTTGAAGCTGCTTTAGTTTGTGAACCGTCGTTAGCAGAATAGCCTTCTGCAATCTTGAATGGGCTTAGAGCCTCTTCACCAGCAGTAGCGCCATATGTGCCACTTAGTGTATCGCTGTAGCGAACACGTAGTGTATGGATCTGACCAACTGGACCAGTCATTGGTTGTACACCAACTAACTCGTTAGCAATAACGGTTGGCATAACGCGACGGATCACTGGAAGGATCACGCGATTTAGTGTTGCGACGTTGCCGGCAGAAGTAGCACCAGTGCTAGCACTTTCAGCCAAATACTTGCGAGTATTTTCTAAAGTTGCTGACATTACTGATTTCTTTGTACCTTGAAGGCCTTCTAATAGGGCCTCTTTGGTTTCCGACCAACGGCTGTTTAGTAGTTCTGACATTTAAATTTCTCCTTAAATTTTTAGTCCAGCTAGGCGACGAATATCGACGATGTTGCCATCGCTTTCGCTGCTACGGTTGCTGTTGGAAATTTTATTTCCTGTAATTTCTTTTGCCTCAGTAAGTGCCTGTTTCTTCTGCGGAGCATTGCCCTCGATTACCGCTGGCAAATACTTATTAAAACTATCGTGTAACTTTACAGTTTGAACACTTTCTAATAGTTCGCTCATGATTTCTTTTTGGTCAGCCGCTAACGGTGCCAATAATTCACTCATGACTGCTTTTCTTTCCATGCTTTCATTTAATGCACGGATAGTTGCTTCTTTGCTTTCAATGATTCTCTGTGCTGTAACTGCAATGGTTTGCGCTTCAGCAATTTGTGAATCCTTCTTGTCTATGACCTTGAGCAATTGAGCTGCTTCTGACTTCTCATTGATGTAACTTGTTTGAAATTCGTTGCTGAAAGCTTCGAAAATCTTACGACCAAAGTCTGCTTTACGAGCTGCGTCAATGTCTTCACGTAATTGTGTAAGTTCAGTTTTTAAGCTGGACTCAACAACACCTTCCACCATTGTTGCTGCACGTTGAACAAATTGTGTTTTGATCTTAGCAAGTGCATCTTTACCTTCACGGATAAGGCGTACCTTAGTTTCCGCTAGGTCTTGTTTATCTTTGTAAAATTCTGCAATTTCATTGGCTAAAGCTTCAACCACAAATTCTTCTAGTTTGAAAAACTTGCTTGCCATGACTTTTTGGTCTTCATGTAATTCAGATACTTCTGATGCTAGTTGACGTGTAATGAATTCCTTCATTATTGCCGCATCTTTCTTCATCTTAACTGCATACTTGGCTTTGGCTTCTGCTAGTTGAGCGCGGTCTTCAACAAACTCGGCAATTTCAGGTGCTAGTTGCTCACCGACCATACGGTCAATAGCTTCTACCATAACTGCTCTGTCGTGTTCATAACGCTGACTGAACTCTTCTCTAAGCTGTTGAGTGATTTGAGTACGGTTCTCGTTTACACGAGCTTCCCATGCTTCTTCAATCTGAGCTTTGATATCCTCAGAAATCACATTATTTTCAAATAATTGTTTAATTGCATCCAACATGTGATTCTCCTTTTATTGGAGTTTGTTTATTATTGATAATAAACTCTCTTTAAGATAACGTTGTGCTTTAGGATCGCCCTTCACCTCTTCCGCTATACGTAAGGCATTTAGACCACCACGACTATTCATCAAGTGTTCATAAATTGGTGTAGGATATGCTCCTGGTGCACTGGGTTGAGCTACCACATCTACGGTGATAATCTCAAAATCGCTGACTCTTCCAGTTCCGTCACCGCTGACGTTACCTGAGCCTCGACTGGAAACTCCCAACTTAACTCCGGACTCAAGCATAGTGCGAACTAGTTGACCCATTGGGGTTGGTAGAATCTTGAACTTTCCATAACCATTTGGACCGTCCATCCACATTTCAGTAATCATGTGTGACACACGGTCCAGGTTAATTTTTAAGTCATCTGGGTGATCAACTTCACCTAATACAGAGTATCCGCCAGAAATTTGATCGTTCAAAGTTTTGACAGCTCGCTCAATCTCGTCCACAGGGTACACACGTTGGTTAGCATTTTTAATGCCACCTTGTATACAGATACCCTTCATGTAAAGGTTTTTCCCGTCGCTTCCATCTGACTCGATCACCATGCGGGCTTGATCAAAGCTCAAATTTTCACGAAGGTAGTTGATTTTGCTCATATTACTTGCCTAGTAAGCTCTTTTCGCTATCTGGCTTGCTTCCTTTTTTCTCTGCTCCATGACCTGCTGGAACATTCTTCAAGTGCTTAACACCTGCTTTACCACCTGGAACGTTAACGTTACCTGATGCTAAATCTTTTGTTGCTGGGTTTAGTAAACCACCTTGTGTACCGCCTTTGCCGCCGTCGCCGCCTTTAGCGATATTTGCAGTTGTGCCGCCCATATCATTCTTGTTAGCTACTGTTGACTTAGTGAAAGCACCATTGTCACCCATTTTAGCTGTTACTTTTTCTACGTATTCACGGATGAAAGCTTCGTCTTGATTTTCATCGTCGCCATACATGCTCATTTCGTCTTCGCCTTCAAATTCTGGTGCGCCATAAATTTCAGACATTTCTTCTTCTTCGTCACCCATTGCTGGCTCTTCAGGACCCATTTCGCCGTCTTCTTCTCCACCCATCAATGACTCAAATTCGTCACGTAGTGAATCAAGAGCGTCTTCTAAGTCTACTACACGGTCTTGTAAATCTGTTACTTCATCGCCTGACAATGTTACGTCGTCGCCGTCCATTTCATCGTCACCTTCAATATCGCCCATCATGTCGTCGGTCTCGTCATCGCTTGAGAACTCGTCGCCCATGCCTTCTTCAGCTGGCATTTCGCCTTCTGCGCCCGGAGCCATTAATTCACCTTCTGCACCTGGCATTTCGTTTTCATTAAAATCTTCTGCAAGCAATGATTCATAAATCTCACGTGATTTTTCAACCACGATGTCATGAAATAATTCCTTGGCTTTGTCTGTTTCTTCATTAATTAGAAGTTCAAGCATTTGCTCGAATTTTGAACGGTCAGTCATGTTTAAATCTCCTTAGATTGTGAGCTGTCGATATATTTACACGTAATGTAAAAAATAGTGCTATAATGGTGTGAAATTAGGCTGTTTTACTCCAACTTGCCATATTCTCACGTAACACCTCGTAAGATATAGTTTTGAAGTTGGGAAACTGCCACTGCGGATCGTAAAAGTTTCGATCAGTTACTCTAAAATATTTAGTATTAATGTTGGTTTTTACAATGTGTTCTGTTTGTCTTTGCCAGTTTCCATAATATGTTGCTGGATCAGTGCTTTTTCTATAGTTGTTACTGTCAGCGTACACATTATTCAACAATCCGTTATCTCCAGCAAAGTCAAAACCTAATATATACACTTCTTTTGCTTTGTGATCTGTTGCTAATTGTAATGCTGTAGGGCCTGAACTCCATCCTAGACTGGGTTTAAAATAATTAAATCCTTGAAAGTCCTTAAACTTTATATGCGGGTTAGTCCACACTTGATGTTGTAATTGATAACCTGTTTGATTAATTTCTATAATCATTTTAGGATCAACTGCAATCAAGTAGTCAGGTGAAAACTCCCTGTAAACTGCATTACAAGCATATATTTTACCGTGGGGTTGTAATTCTTTGTAAGTGATTTGCAAACGACTTTTGCCGTTGCCTAATACAAAACTTCGCATACGTTGTCTCCTAAAAGTGTTTATCTTTTAGGATTTATTATGCCGCTGGAGCTGGAGCAATGCCGTACATATCGTGAACAGATTTTAATTCTTCTTCCTGTTCAAGTATGTGTGCTTCACTGCTTTTACGTAGTTCGTTAATTTGCTTAAGAGTTAATCTAGTTTTTCTAGTGTCGCTGCGTTGTAACTCTTCAATATCTCGTGCAGCATCAAAGCGAAAGTCATTGCTGATGCGCTGTGTTTCAGGATCAAGATAAAATAATTCGCGTAATATCATATGTTTATTTATCAGGCAGCTGGCGGTGCAGCAGGTGCAGCCGCTGTTGCTCCAGCACCCATGTCAGCGCCTGGAGGAGCAGCACCATCTGGTGGTGCTATATCATCTGGAGCACTTGTGTCGCCTAATTCTAAGTCGCTGTCAATGCCAGCAGCACTTATCCCAACACTACGCAACTCACCACTTGCATCAGTACCAGTAATGCTAGCAGTACCTTTTTCTTCCTTCCAAAGACGTTCATTCTCTGCCATCTCTTCATCTGTAATTCCCAAGAATCGTTTCATAGCAAAGCGTTTACTAATGTAAGGCACTGCTTGAATTGTATTAAATGTATTAATTCGTTGTCCATCTACTTCTGCTTGTCTGTATGCTGCAAAGTTCTGCGGAGGTTGGAACTTGATTTCAAACAAACTTGAGTCAACATTTACACCGCGTTTGTATAGATAACGTTTAAATTCTTGGTCAAATACCCCAGTAATTAAACTTTGCAAACGCATACAGTAGTTGTTAAAGCGTAATTCTTGAATATATGCTGTACCTACACGACCGTCATTGTATTGTGCTTGTGAATCATCTGCACCAGTCGGCAAATAACTACTTGGAATGCGTAACGCACGGAATAACTTGTTGGTAAAATACTTTAAGTCGTCAATTTCGCCTAAGTTAGTGCCGCCAGGTAGCGTATCTACTTTACTTCCACGTCCGCCTTCTGTTTGTGGGAAGAAATAATCTTCATTAATTGACAATGGATTGTATGCCGAGTCAATGACGTTGGCTCCTCCGCCAGTTTGTGAAGGAATTCTACGTTGATGAATCTCATTCTTTACACGTTCCACAAAACTCATGGCCATGTGGCTTGGCATATTGCCCACATCAATGTAAAAAATACGTCTTTCTGGAGCACGTTGTATACGATAGATTAGAATAGCGTCTTCTAATAATTCTTTTTGTTTGTATACTTTGAATACTTGTTCTAATAAACTGTTACCAAATGGATAATTGTTGTCCAAGCCTTCTGACAAACTTAAATGAACCACGTGAGCAGCATCAACTGCTAGTTCATTTTCACCAATGCTGAATCTATCGCCAAACTGTTGCGGAAACGCACCAGTAGCACCTTTACCAATTGCACCACCGCCAGACCAATTAGTTCCGCGATTGTTTGTTTGCATACTGTTGGGTGTGATCTGTGTCATGACCAAATTTTGAAAGTTTGGTGCTAGGTCTTTGATAACATACTGTTCAGGCTTTTTGCCTTCGCTTTCGTTAACAATAATTTTTACAACTTTGCTGGGATCCACATAAAACCACTTTTGTGTTTCTGGATCACGTACAAAGAATGCATCACCATACTTAAATGTATTACGAATAATACGGAAAAAACGTGTGTCAAATATGTTTAACTTGCTCCATTGTTGCAAGTATTCTCTTAAAACACGGATTTCAGTACTAGTTGCCTTGCTTTTAAATGCAAGACTGAAACTTGTTGAGTTTTCTTTGTTCTTTTGTGTGCAAAACTCTGCTAGAATATCTAAAGCAGCGTTGATTTCTGGATCCATGTCCATCGTGTCGTATTGCATATAGCGTTCAACACGATTTGGACTACCAGTGTACACATCTGGCAAGTAACTTGAATAATTCGTACGTGCTGGTCCAGCTTTTGTCGCATTAGACAAAGGACTAATGTTACTTGAGTTACTATTAACTGGGACGGGAGTAAAGTACTTTTTCCAACTCATAATTATGTTTTATCATGAACGTTGCCGCTCATAGCCTTGGTTGCTCTAACTTGGTTAGCTACTAATCGATTTGTTTCCATCGCAGACTCACTTACCTTGCTCATAGTAGTATTTAAGCTAGATAATAATTTAGCCACGTCGTCTAGAGTAGCAACTTTTTGTCCTGTCGTTGTTGGCGGTGGTGTTGTGTCTGCTGGTTTTTCTTCAGGTGTGCCAGCTGCAACTCCTCGTTTAGCATCTTCATTTTGCTGATTGGTAGTCCGTCTATCTACTGCGGCTGGAACCGTTTGCGCTTGAGGTTTAGCTGTAATTTTTGGCATACCATCAGCACCAATAGATATTTGATCAAACGATGGCATTTTAAATCCGGCTCGATCAAATGCGGCACTTGGACTAACAGGCATTTTTGGTGCTGTTGGTGCTCCTGATGTTCCAGGTGTTTTACCCAATGCTCTGTCAAAATCAGCATTTAACTTGTCAATCGCACGAAGATTTCCTTGGGCTGCGAATTGTTGTGCGTATTCACGCTCGCCTGGTCTGTGTGCTTTACCGCCGTCATTGATATTTGGATCAAATCCACCTGGATATGTTGTCTTTCCAGTGCCACTGCCAGGCATTCCAGGCATTCCTGGTATTCCAGATGGTATTAAATTCTTCACCATGCCCATCATGTCTGCTGGGTTAGGCATTGCAGATGTATCAATTTTGATATTTTTTGCCATTGCAGACAAATCTAAGTTAGGCATTCCTTTCTGGCCTGGCATTGATTTAGTCATTTGTTGTACAGCGTCGGCTACACCCTGTTGTTGCATACCTGAAGCAATTTTCTTTAACTGCTCTTCAGTTATTACACCTTCTTTTCCGTGGAGCATGGCCAATGTGCCTTTACCAAAATCTTCTATTAAACTTCCAGTAGTTCCCAACGATCCTGTTGATTTGGGTTTAGCTTCTACTGCGGGCGATGTATTCATCTGGTAAACTTTGATAGCATCACCTACAAAATTGGCGGCAGAAACAGCCATAGAGGTTAATCCTCCCACTGCTCCTCCAGCCATCTTGTCAATGGCTTGCACAGCAGTATTACCGCCAATTGCTCCAAAGTTATATTCAGTGTCAGCTCGAGTACCTGCTGCTGCTTGACGGCCAGCAAGTCCTTCGGCAGTTGCTGCTTGTCTATATTGGGCAGTTGTTTGTGCAATAGTATCTCTTGCCCCAACACCTTGACTCGTGTTACCGTAAATATCCAAGCCAGCTTGATTTAATTGTCCGGTATTCAGTGGTTTGCCAATTACGTTTGCACCAGCTGCTCTGATGTCGTCTATTCTAGCTTTAGCACTAATTAACGCTGCTGTTGCACCATGTCGAGCTTGTTGTTCATCTTCAATTGCTTTCTTTTGCCCGCCTAAAACCTTTGTAACGTCACTCATTGCAGTGCCCATAGCTTGGGCAGTTTTTACTGCGCCGTGATATGCTGCATCGTTTGACTCGATATTCTTTTTCATTACTTCAGCTGCTGGACCTACGCCAGATGCTGTGATATTAAGTAATGCTTCGTTCTTCTGATTGGCCATATTACCAATTTTGGCAGTTTCCATAGATGCTTGACTAGCTTCTATGTTACCTTTACTCAATGCTTTGGCTGATTCTGCTGTACCACGTGCCGCATCACCAAGTAGGCCCATTTGCATGGCTGCTTCTTGACTGCGTACTGTGCCAGTAGCAAACATTTCTTTGAACACTTGTCCAGTGCCCATTGCTTCTGCTTGTGCTAGTTGTTTGGCAAATCCTTCTCGAGCAATTTTCTCAGCTTCAGCGCCTTGTTGTAAACCAATTAATCGCATCTTGGCTTCAATTTGACCGTCAGCTTTGGCTTTTTCTAAACTTGCTTCTTGTTCTTTACGTGTCTTACCAGTTTGTTTGGCAATCAAGTCCATTTCAGTTGCTAGTTCAGCAGCTGCCTGACTTGTTCTTATTTGTCCAGCTACACTGGTATCAGTTGTAGACTTTTGAAATCCAATCTGAGTTGCAAGGACTTCATTCAAGTCCTTGCTAGTATAACCCATTTGGCGTAGATTTTCAGTAAGTCCACTATCAAAGAATGTTTTACTGAACTCTGTAAAGGCCATTCCGCCTTTGGCCACATTGCCACCTAATCCAGCAAAGTCCTTTGCACTCTTGGATTGTACTGCGGCAAATTCTTCAAAGCTCATGCGACTGTTTGCAGCCGCAATACGCATTCCTACAATGTCATTGTTAAACGCATTACCAGTATTACTTAAATTTTGAAATACTTTTTCGCCGCCTTGAACCCAATCATATAAAGCGCCAAGTTGTTTGCCTAGTTTGTCGGCAGGCCCGCCAAGAGATGCTAATGGATCTTTGCCAGTCGATGGATTAGCTTGAGCATACTTTGCGTTAGCTGCTGCCATTTTTTCATAGTCAATTTCTGCTGCCATTATTTTTTCCTAGAAAACTGCGTATATAAATACTCATTATATTTATCGGAGTATCAAATGACAGCTAATAACCCTTTACAAAAGTATTTTAGACAACCTAAAATTTACATGGCACTGCCCAGCAAGGGACTGTTCTATCCACCAGGTTCACTTTTAGGAGATTATAATAATGTTCCAATCTTTGGAATGACTGGCATGGATGAGATCATAATGAAAACTCCCGATGCCCTGTTCAACGGAGAGGCAACTACCAAAGTTATTGAAAGTTGCTGTCCTTACATTCCTGATGCTACTGTAATTCCCAGTACAGATGTAGATGCACTGTTAGTGGGTATTAGGATTGCAACTTACGGTGGAGAAATGGAATTAACACATAATTGTCCAGCTTGTAAAGCTGAGAATGAATTTGTAGTTGACTTACAACGAATACTTGACTACTATAGTAGTGTTAATTTTGATGGTAAGATTCAAATTGATGATTTAACTATTACTATTAGACCGTTATCTTATGCAGAAGTTACAACGTTTAATATGGAAAACTTTAAATTACAAAAAATGCTGTATCAATTGAGTAAGGCAGAAGCTGCTGAAGATGAAGCTAAAACACAAGAAGTAAACGATTCTATATACAAACGTATTAGCGAAATGCAAGTAGAATTATTTTTAATCAGTATTGATAATATACAAGTTGGTGGTGAAACTGTCACTGAGGGTGATACTATTGCTGAATGGTTGCAAAACAGTGACCGTAAATTCTTCAAAGCAATCAAAGAAAAACTTGAGAGAAACAAGGAAATGTGGAATATGCCCAAGCAACATGTAACATGTTCTGCTTGTAGTCACGAAACTGACGTTGAAGTAACATTGGATCAAGCAAATTTTTTCGCCAGAAGCTAATTTATATCCCGGACTCTGAGCTAGAAGATTTTCTCAAGAGTCATGATAGATATGTCCATGATATAAAGGACGAAATTTATCGAATTAGCTGGTTTATGCGTGGCGGGGTTTCAGTAAGTGAAATGTTATATAGTCTTACTCGAGAAGATCGTTTGATTATGAACGAAATTATCAAAGAAAATATTGAATTGACCAAGAACAGCGGATTGCCGTTAATGTAATCACTTGCCGCCTCGGCCAGTACCTTTGAATGGGTCTACTCTTCCACCTGACGAATCAGCTGCTTTTTGTAATATACTAAATGGATCAGTTGGGTCTACTCCAGATAAATCTGTTTTTTCAACATCTTTAGGGACGTTGCCCGTTGCCACTTGTGTTACTGCTGTACCAACATTGACCAACCATGGAGCTAGTTCTGGTATCGTACCAATTCCAGTAATCATAACACCAAATGTATCAACTAACCATTTTTTGCCAGCTTCTGTACTAAACCCAACTAGTAAAGCTGTTTCAAGACCTTTTGAACCAACTTGTTTTACAATGGCAGCTAATTCAGCTGAACGGTTTCCAGGGAACTGTTTAATAATCCAAGGAACAGACGATGCAATTTTGCCTAACAGTAATTTATTTGCAGCCCACATGGTAACTTTAGGTGCAATAATCGCGGTAATAAATTTACCACGCAGTGTACGAAGTTGTTCTTCATAGTCTGGCGCACTCTTATCTAATTTGCCAGCTTGATAATTGTAATTGATAACTTCTTTGGCAATATCCAATGCATAAAATAATTTCATTGTTTGACTGCCGTAATGCTGGGCTGCTATTTCAGCGGCCCTTGCATACTGTGCTTTGGTAGCAACCGATGTCGCATTACCAGTTACTTTTTCCACTCCCCTAGCAACCCATGAAGTTGCGTCGTCAGCAGTGTCCTTAGCAACACTAGCAGCTTTAGGAACAGCAGATCTAGCACCCTTAAAGGCATTATAACCAGTCTTTAATGCTGATAAAAATCCAACTTCAGAAACAATTTGATAAACTTTCATAGTATTGTATTTATTATTCCAGTGGTATGTTCTTTGTGAGCTCACGCTCACAAGTGTTTTATGCTTCGCTTTGCTACGCATAAACACCTTTTCTTTAACTAAAGTATTTAATAGAATTAACTGCGAAGCAGTTTAAATATTATCTAGATTGTTTAGTCACACTTGGCCCTGGCGGGCCAAAGTTTTGAACATTATCTGAGTTGCATAGTTCACTTAGCGTTGTGGCGATTGCAGAGGCGGTCATCCTGTACCTCGAGCCACGTCTTTATATGACGGCGGTTTGTGTGGTATACGCTAACATACACACAAACGTAGGGAATACTATCCCTTCATTTAGCCTTGTAAATTTGTTTTAAACAGCAAAATCAGTTTATGGAAGGCATATCCGATCATCGTCCTGTTAAGGATAGTTGCTGAGTACTCTTGGCGGCTAGAGTTTTCCGTCCGGGCGTAATTAAACCCCTTGTCATGGGCACAGGATTTTAGCTAGTGCTTGCTTAATACCGCTTGTGAGCCTAAGATTTTAATATATGTGAGCCGTGTACACGCACAGAAATCTGTCCGTTATACCACTCGTCTGATTCTAACACTTTATTGAGGAATTGTTCTCTGGCCTCGATATAAGAGCATTGCGCCTTTGATGTACAGTAGTATAAAATTTCACGTTTGAAATTTTCTTTGCCTAAGAGTTCTATATCTTTAGATAAGTTAGGGCTGCTACCATAGTAGTCACGCCAATCACTATCAATTTTGCTTCTGATTTTCTTCTTTTTCTTGGAGCCATTCTTTAACTTAACAACTTTGTAAGTTGTTTTAGCGAATTTTGCAAGTTTTTTGCCTATGTACTTTTTGCCAGAGATTGTATTGGTTATCAAATATACGAAGCCTACGCAGTCTTCAGGTAGTTCTTCTATTTGTGTATCTTGATAAGTCCAATGCATCCATTATGTATCGGATGCTGGTGGCGTGCCTTGTTGTTTTTGGATTTGTTTCTTTTCTGCTTTAATTTGATCCAGTTCATGACGCCATTCTTGTATATGAATGCGTCTCAAACTGCATATTCGCCTAATTTCGCTGAGCCAGTATCTAGTTGCAATACCGCTACGCCGCGTGCCTTTAGAAATCCATTTCTGGTTTTCTCTAAAATAATTGTTGAAAGCGGTCATGAGCTGACTATGCAACTCTTCATCACGTTTCACTTTTTAGCCTTTTTAATAATGTCTATTGTTACATCATTGATTTTTGAATCTTGAATAGACCTAATATGCAAGCGTTCTGCACAGTTTCTGATATCGTCATACAATGCTAAATCGCCTGTTTCTTCCAAGGTTAACTTTGCAACTTCGTGCAAGACAATAACAGCATCTATAAGCGCCATGTTTCTCATTCAGTTACCTCTAAGTCATTAGCATAACTGGTGTATCCATTTTCTTTAATGACTCTTAGCACATTGTTAACTCGCCCAATTAGTTCGTCTTTGTGGCTAATCAAATAAATGTTTTTATTGCGTTCTCTGGCCATCTTTTTCAGCACTGCCAGCGCACCTTCAACACCCGATGCATCTAGTCCGTTGTCAATCAACTCGTCGATAAACAACAAGTTGATCTGTTGATACAAACTTTCCCATACATCACGGAATGCCCACGACAACGACAAGATTAAACGATTACGCTCACCGCGCGATAAGTTGTCAAAGTCTAAATCTTGACCAAGTTGTGTAATTTCTACAGATAGGTCATTTTGAAATAGCACAGTATGCGGCAATCCCATCTTATCAAGATAGTAAGTGAGTCTATTATTCAAATATGCCAAATTTTGATCAATAATTTTCTTACGTATAAAGCTATCCTTGCTGGTTAACAATTTTAACAGGAAATCTTGATGATCTCTAATACTTGAGAGCTCGTTTACATGATCCCAACTTACTTCTTGTATAGCAGTATTTTTTAATTCGTCAATTTGTTCTTGGTAAGGGTCAATTTCGTCAGCCCGTTTAACTAGCTGATCTTCTAATGTAGTTAGGTTGTTCTGATGTTTAAGTGCTTGCTCAACCGAATCGTAATATGTATTAGGTCGTCCGTTGATTTCGCCAATGACAGCTAACTCGTCTTTAACTTTATTACAATCTGCTGTTACTTTATCAAGATACTTTTGAGCTTCTGTTATATTTTTAGTAGCAGTTGTAGTAAGTTCTTCGTGCTTATGATCGTGCAATGCTTGTTCGCAAGCATGACATGTTTTATTTGCTAGACTTTCTAGTTCTCTTGTATACTTTGCTACACTTTTTTCTGCTTGACCAATTGCAGACTCTAATGTTGCTTTTTCTTTGGTTAAACTTTTTACTTTTTGTGAAACTTCTTCATATACTTTTAATTTTGCATGTTGTTCTAACTCTTTTTCAATATCAACACTTAAAAGTTCTTGAATTGCCTTACTGATTTTATCCAAATCAGTAGTTTGTTGTGCATACCAAGCAGTCTGTCTAGTAATTAAACTGTCAATGCTAAACTGAATTTTTTCATTGGATTTTTTTGTAGCTTCTATCTCAGCACTTTCTTGTATAATTTGATCTTTAGTAATTTTTGACAATTCTTTAAGAGCTTCAGCTTTTTCACTGAGAATAGTAATGCCCAATAGCTGCTCAATAATCATGCGTTGTTCATTTGCCCGCATACTTAAGAACGGCTCTGTGTAAGTGTTTAACGCAACAATATGTTTGAACATGTCGTGACTCATGCCCAACAAATCATCTAAGTCTTTCTGAGTTTCACGCATGTCGCCTTGTGCGTCATCGCTTTCTTCGGTATCTTGTTCTTGACCGTTAACATAAAACTTGAGAATATTGGGACGACGACCACGCTCAACACGGTATTCAATACCATCTTTTTCAAAATGTAGTGTTACTAACATATTTTTAGCATTGATTTTATTAATCAAGTTGTCTTTTTTAATGTTAGTAAGTGCATTTCCGTATAAGGCAAAGCTCAGTGCATTAACAATGGTAGTTTTGCCAGTACCGTTGCGACTTCCGTTGTCGTCACCGCCTTGATCTAAGTTTTCACCTAAAACTAGTGTAAGATGCTCCTTGCCAAAATCTACGGCTTGGGTTTGATTGCCCACGCTCATGAAGTTTTTTACTGTTAAATCTTTTATCTTGATCATAGGCTATTATAAATGGCCAATAAAGTCTTGGCGCTGTAAGTGTCGCTTTCAATACTGACAAGCTGATTGCTGACAATCGTGTCAACACTCTCAAATGCTTTAATATCAATATCTGTATTAATTTCTACATCCTTTTTCTCGGCAATTAAAGTTAATTCTCTAATGTCATAATCGCCTAAGAATTTTTCTTTGATAAAACTAGCTTCTTCATAGCTAATGTCAATGTCTAGTGTAACACGAAGATGCTGTTTGGGCAAGATCAATGTGCTCGCTTCGTCGATTAATCGACTCAATGTAACTGTCCTAAATGTGGGTTGTCCTGGCCAGTTGTAATATTCCGGCTGCTTGCCCCATTCCATAATCATCATGCCACGGTCATCATCCCATGCATCTGCATAATTGTGCGGAAATGCATTACCAATATAGTGCATATTTTTACGTACTTGACGTTTATGGAAGTGTCCGCTGAATCCCAATTCGTAATTTGCAAATTGATCCAACTGTAATTCACCATGGTCTGGCATCTGTACCATTGCGTTCATAAAGAAACTGGGCAACTCAAAGTGACCAAATATATACTTGCCACCTTTTTTGCCTATCTTTTTCCATTCTTCGCCCACGAGCCACGGGCATAAAGTAACGTCGCCGATAGTAGTAGGTTCATGAACAACAGTAATACCAGGAATATATTTTCCAAACTCAACTGAGTGAATATCCCGCTTGTCTTTGTAATACAAATCATGATTACCAGGGAAAAAGTAAAATGTATCGAACGCCGCACCCAACTTTTCCAAGGCCCGCAAACTATAGTCCATAGTAGTGATGTTGAGGCTATTCCGATTGTGATGCCAATCACCCATAAAAATTCCAGTATCACAACCTTCCTCCTTTGCTTTAGCAATGTACCAGTCTACAAAATCTTCACAATCCTTATTGTGAACACTGCTATTTGACTTTAATCCAAAATGAATATCTGTAAAGCAGGCAACTTTTTTAAATAAATTACTCACTAGGCGTTCCTTCATTAAATCGTTTTTGTGCGGCAGCATGTTCACCAGCGCCAGTTCTACTGTAACTAGGATTCATTCCATTCATTTCCAACATGTCATCTCTAATATTTTGATTGCGTTTTTCAATGTTGATAATGCGTACAAAGCTATTAGTCACCGCCGCAGTAAAATAAGCAAACGGGTTATTACTTTTTGCTTCGTTAAACTGCAATCCAATTTGAGTTAACTGTAATATTGCCTGTGCTCGCATCTCGTCATTATATGTGTAACCACGTACATTGCCGCGGGTAGCATATCGTTCACATAGTTTAATGTACATGCGAGCTAATGTATTGGTAATTTGCCCGTGATCTTTGTCAAATTTACCTTTAACTAAATCACCCTTCCAATGACTTTTACCCACACATATTAGTTCGTCTTTGTCATCAAATTTCCAGTGTTGGAAAGGTGGAAAGTTAACTTTATCTCTGTGATCTGCTAGGCTTTTGGGATTCTTTTTGCGAGTACCGTTAAGGGGAACATGATCAAACGTCATAATCCTAAAGATCAAATCCGTTTTAGCAATCTTCTTATAGTCCACTTCGCAGTCGGCTTGTTTGACTTTTTCACCAGCACGTTTGCGAGTTTGATAATCCAAATCACCTATTCTTTTGGCTTGATTTCTTTTAGCTTCGGCAACCGTGCGTATGTTTATTTTGTCCAAACTAGGCAAAATAATATCGTATTGGTGATATTCAGGCTTTGCATAGCTTGAATATGTATTTTTGGACTTGTGTATTTCTTCTAGTAAGTCTTTGTTGTTTAAGTAATTTACTTTCGGTGGTGTTATTATTGTCATTAAATGGGTCCTATATAATAGTATTATAAACTACGCACATTAAAAAGTCAACTAAATATTAGCCAGAGGGAACAATTATGGCATTCGATTTAGCAAGTGGGTTATCAAGCGTTTCAAGTGTAGCGCAGACGGCAAATTCTGTGTTGCAGACAGGCGCGGGCGTGTTGAGAACAGCGGCCAATTTAGGTTCGGCATTAAATAATTTATCAAATCCGAACCAGTTGCTCAGTGCAATTCGAAGTATAAATCTTCCATTGGGCGGCGAAGCAATTGGATCAATAGTCAACGCAGCCGCTGCATTTGGTGGAACAGATGCTACTAATGATTGGCGAGCAAGACTTAGTATGCCTAGAGGTAGCTTTTTTGATACAAGCCCAATTTTACAACCACTAACTGCTGCCGGCGGATTAATTTTTCCGTATACTCCCACAATCACTATCAGTCACGCAGCAACATATAACGAAGTTTCAGTCACGCATCAAAATTATCAGTACATGGCTTATCAAAGCAGTAGAGCAAACGCTATTCAGATAACTGGAGAATTCAATGTTGAAGATTCTGTACAAGCCAAATATTGGATTGCAGCAGTTCACTTTTTACGTTCAGTGACAAAAATGTTTACTGGCGAAGGAGCATTTGCTGGTAACCCCCCTCCAATTTTAAATTTTAGTGCTTACGGTGACCATGTGTTTAGAAATGTTCCTTGTGTGGTCACAAGTTTTAGCATGTCACTGCCAAAGGATGTGCAGTATATCAGTACAACAGTTGCAGCTGGAAGTAGTTTGGGTGAAGTATCTGCACTAGCATCAACTTTGGCTGGTGCTAATTTAGGATCAGTTAGCGCAGCCGCAAGCGTAGTAGCTAAGGCAGGGTCTGCCTTAAATGTTATTTCAAATGTTAAAGATGCTCTTGGTGGCGGTGCTGGCGGTATGGGAGTTCCAAGAGACAGTCATGTGCCAGTTAAGAGTGACTTAACAATTACCCTACAGCCAGTCTATAGTAAAGAAGCAGTAAGACAATTTAGTTTGCGTAACTTTGTTAATGGCGCTTATGTAAGCAAAGGATACATTTAATGGCACAATATACAAATTTAAGTCCTTGGTTTAGGACAACAATTTCAAGAAATACATTAGACGTATTGACAATTAGACCAGTTAGTTCTGAGGCGGATGATTTTCTTTATACGATTGAGCCGCAATACACATATAGGCCAGATTTATTAGCACATGACTTATATGGCGAATCAGCACTATGGTGGGTTTTTATTCAACGCAATTTAGACATATTACAAGATCCTATATTTGATTTTATTCCAGGAACTCAAATTTTTATTCCAAAGAATTCAAGTCTTAGAGAAGTTTTAGGAAACTAATATGGCGTTTGATATACAATCAGCGGCGACCAACGCAACGAGTACTGTAAAAAAAGCATTGGATGGCTCGGGAGTTGTTGCTGGGTTACAAAGTGCAGGCAATGCAATTAACGGTGTAAAAAACGCCCTATCTAGTGGCGCAACGAATATTGCTGGTGCTCTAACAAATGCTATTCCTGGACAAGTAAAATCTTTAATAGAAGCAGTTCCTAAGATTGCAGATTTAAACATTGAGTCTTTATTGAACGCAGCCAAAACTGTTGTTAATATTCCTGGCAAACCTCCCTTTCCAAACGTGCTGCATAATTTTGCTAGTTACAACTATGTTTGGACGTTGTCGGTACTAAGCCCGCAAGATTTGAATTTCCCAGATGAAAGCTATCGAAAAGGAAAATTGGGACCGATCATCCTTAAAAGCGGCAGCGGCAGTCCTAATGATAGAATATCTACAACTTACAGATCATTTAGTAATCCCACTGGCAAGTTTGACTTCAACATTGAAGATGTTAGAATTAGCGGAATGATGGGCTTTGATAAAACTACTGGCAATACCAACGCCACTGGAATTACATTCAATATCATTGAACCGTACAGCATGGGAATCTTTTTTGAATCGTTACAGATTGCTGCCTTAGAAGCCAAGTATATTAATTATTTAGAATGTCCTCTTTTACTTCGTTTGGAATTTAAAGGACACGTTGATGCTCAAAGACAAAACGTAATAATTCCAGGAACTACAAAATATTTTCCATTAAAAATTAGAAATATCACAATGCGTGTTAGTGGTCAGGGTAGCGTGTATACGTGCGAAGCAATTCCTTGGAATGAAAAAGCACATAATACAACATACAGTCAAGTTAAAACAGAAGTAAATGCTGCTGGTTCTACAGTCCAAGAAATGATTCAGACAGGTGCAAAGAGTGTACAAAAAGTTATCAACGATAGATATCAAGAAGCAGTAAAGCGTAAAGACGTTACAGTGCCTGATCAAATTTTAATTTTATTCCCTAGTGATTTAAAAACTAGTGATTCTGCTAACGTAGATTCTGATAGTCAAGCTGCACCAACAGCAACAGTTGATCCTAAGAAAGAAGCTGGTGCAAACGGAAATGTGTTGACTAGATTAGGTGTTGTTAGAGGAACTGATGGATTTAATTTAGTACAAAACTCAAACATAAATCCCATTGGTATGGCCAGTATGGGATTCAACGAATATAGAAAGGGAGATGCAGCGTTTGGCAAAGATAATGAAGCTTATGATGCAGCTACTGGAACTTATAAACGCGGAAATATCAGTATAAGCAAAACATCTAGTGAAGCTAGATTTGCACAAGGCACTGATATTCCAAATATTATAAATCAAATTATATTAGCAAGCGATTACGGTAGACAAGCTCTTGATCCTGATAAAATTAGCGATGATGGATTTATCAATTGGTGGAAAATTGAAACACAAGTCTATATTATGGATAGTGATGCTGATTTAAACACCACTGGCCGTAAACCTAATTTAGTAGTTTATAGAGTGATACCACACCGAGTACACCATAGTAAATTCATGCAGCCAAATGAAGCAGCCAAAGGCGTTGAAAAACTTAAATTACAAGCAATTAAAGAATACAACTACTTGTATACAGCAAAGAATTTAGATATTATTAATTTTAATATTGAATTTAATGCCGCGTTTTATACAGCACTCAACGCTGACGGCGGTAAAAACAACATTGACGTTAATAGAGCAGGGGAAACTGGTAATGCCGCAGCTAAAAATGCTCCGCCAGAAGCCGACGCTAACAGAGAAGCTCCAGTAACAGGATCTAAAGTTGAATTAGGAACTGTGCCTACTTCAGCAATTAAAGATAAAGTTGGAACTCGAACAGGGGGTTTGGGCGGCCCTGGTGGTGATGACCCAGCAACAATGGCAGCTAGACAGTTTCAAGATGCTATTACAGAAGGCGCCGACATGGTCCAATTAGATATGGAAATCATAGGAGATCCTTATTTCCTTGGCGATAGCGGCATGGGAAATTACTCGGCCCAAGCAACTAATTTAAAAGGCATTAATGCTGACGGTGGTATCAATAATCAAGACGGACAAACTTATATAAATGTAAGATTTAGGAATCCTGTGGACATCAACAGTCATACTGGCAGATATGATTTTCCAGGAGGCAGTCTAGTTCCACAGTTTAGTGGACTTTACATGGTTACTAAAGTTGAAAATATGTTCAATAAGGGACAGTTTAAACAGACACTATCTTTAAATAGAATGGTTGGACAAGATGTTAAAGATGACGGCAGTTCTGGAAAAACTCTAGTGTCTAAAATTGTTGACAAATTTAATCCAAACGATCCAAAATCTTATCAAGCTAACGATGTTAGCGGAAACGAAGGCGCATAATGGCAGAAGAAACCAGAACTGGTATAGGTTCACAAGGCAATAACCCTGGACCGTTTTTAGCAAAAGTAATTAGTCACCTTGATCCTACTTATATGGGATCTCTAGAAGTGCAACTACTGCATGAAGTTGGTAATGATCCAGGTTCAGAAGGTCAAACGTCAGTAGTAAAATACATGAGCCCGTTTATGGGTTCAACCAGCATTGACTTTGTTGGTGAGGATGAAACATACGATAACGCACAAAAGTCTTATGGCATGTGGATGATCCCCCCTGATCCAGGATCTACAGTAGTTGTGTTTTTTATTGAAGGCGACCCACGTAAGGGTTTTTGGATAGGGTGTGTTCAAGATGAAAACATGAACTTTATGATGCCAGGTTTGGCAGCAACATCTTATAATATAGATGGTGATGAAGAACGTGTGCCAGTTGCAGAATATAATAAAACAGCAATTACGTCAGGGCATAATGACAGTACTAAAAATAGAAAAGCACAACATCCTTTTACAAAAGTTTTATCTGATCAAGGACTTCTAAAAGACGATATTAGGGGTATAACAACTTCCAGTGCCCGCAGAGAAACACCAAGTATGGTGTTTGGTATCAGCACTCCAGGGCCAATTGATAAGAAAGGTCCCAAAGGATCCATTGGCAAATCTGAAGATGAGATTCCTGGAGCATTTGTTAGCCGACTTGGCGGCACTACGTTTGTCATGGATGACGGCGACGACAAATTCACACGCAAGACTCCAGCAAACGAAGGCCCGCCAGAATACGCAAGTCTTGAACAAGATGAGACTGACGGTGATCCAGCAATACCTCACAATGAATTAGTTCGCATTAGAACAAGGACTGGACATCAAATTTTAATGCACAACAGCGAAGATTTGATTTACATTGGAAATGCTAGTGGAACAACTTGGATTGAACTAACCAGCAACGGTAAAATAGACATTTTTGCAACAGATAGTATAAGCATTAGAACCAAAGCAGACTTTAATTTTTATGCTGATAGAGATATTAATTTTGAAGCTAAACGCAATGTCAATATAAAAGCTGGAGTAGAAATGCAACTTGAATCTGGCACTAACTATAGCGTTATTGCAGGAACCAATGGAAAAATTACGATTGGCGGCACAATGGACCTAAACGTTACTGGGGCATATAAAGAAACTGCTTCTCGTATAGATATGAATGGCCCAGCAGCAGCGAAAGCAGTTAGAATAAAAACACATAACTTGCCTGACGTCGCTACACCTGGTGCGGATATGACTGAAATGACGTCAATTATGCGAAGAGCCCCAACTGCTGAGCCTTACCCTCAGCATGAAAATTTAGATCCAACTAAAGTTACACCAGCTAAAACTAACAGAGATTCTGGAGGAAGAACTGGTGCAGGTGCTACAACTGATATGGGTTTTGCAGGCACAAAATATAAAGAGTACACTACAGTTACTGATACCTTTAGTAAAATACAAGGTGCTGAAGGGTAAATATTGATATGACATCAAGTTCACGTTTGTACGATAAAATAACGGTCCAAGGCAAAGACCCTAAACGTTCTGCGCCTATTCCAAGAACATATCGAGGATTTAGTACAATCAGCGCAGACAGTGAAAGTTATACACTGTTTGACTTGGCGTTAATCAAGCAAGATATTATTAACCATTTTCATATTCGCCAGGGCGAACGTTTAATGAATCCAGAATTTGGCACAATCATATGGGACTTGCTTTTTGAGCCTTTAACTGAAGAACTAAAGGCCATCATTATTCAAAACGTGGAAACTATTATTAATTACGATCCACGAGTACGTGCAGAAAACGTTATTGTAACTACCTACGACAGCGGTTTACAAATTGAGTGTACACTGACTTACATGCCTTATAATATTTCAGAAACATTACAGTTTAAATTTGACCAAACAAACGGTCTTATTAATTAAAACCCCATAAAATAAAAACCGCTAAATATACTTGATATAGGAAGCGGATATGTCCTCAACTGATAGACAAAATAGATTACTAGTAGCAGAAGATTGGAAGCGGGTATACCAGAGCTTCCGAAATGCAGACTTCCAAAGTTACGACTTTGAGAATCTGCGCCGAGTAATGATTAATTACTTGCGCGAAAATTACCCAGAAGATTATAACGATTATATTGAGTCAAGCGAATATCTTGCTTTAATTGATATGATTGCCTTCTTAGGGCAAAGCATAGCTTTCCGAGTTGATTTAAATGCTCGAGAAAACTTTTTAGAACTTGCAGAACGTCGAGAAAGCGTATTAAGGCTTGCAAGGCTTTTAAGTTATAATGCCAAGAGAAACATTCCCGCCAGCGGACTCCTTAAATTCCAAAGCGTAAGCACAACTCAAACAGTCATTGACAGCAATGGTAGAAATCTTGCTGGGCAAGTTGTTGTGTGGAATGATCCAGCAAATACAAACTGGTATGATCAATTTATTAAAGTAATAAATTCTGCAACTCCTGCATCTAGCCAGTTTGGCACCCCAGATGATAAATCAATCGTCTACGGGATTCCAACAGAACAGTATCGATTTCAAACTTATAGTGCTGGCGTACCAGTTTTTGGATTTACAAAAACAGTTGATGGCAGAAATATGAATTTTGAAATTGTTAGTACAATTATTGATTCAGGAACTACAATCATTGAGGATGCCCCTCAAGCTGGAAAGACACTATCTTTCCTATATCGAGATGATGGTAAAGGATCAGCAAGTCCAACGTCTGGGTTTTTCTTACATTTCAAACAAGGTAATCTAAACACTGGAACATTTACTATCACGCAACCTAGTACTAATGAAATCATTGACATTGATGCAACTAATGTAAATGACAGTGATGTGTGGTTATACAAGTTAGGTTCAACTGGTGTTGAAAGCGAGCTATGGGCAAAGGTTCCTAGTTTTGAAGGCAACAATGTTATCTATAACAGTTTGAATAAAAATATCCGTAATATTTACGGAGTAGTTACTCGCAATAATGATAGAGTAAGTTTAACATTTAGTGATGGAACATTTGGAACATTACCCCTTGGAACCTTTAGAACTTATTATAGGATTAGTAACGGATTACAATATACAATAAATCCTAAAGATATTAGGAACGTTAGCATTGATATTCCATATATTTCAAATGTAGGACAAGCAGAAGTATTAACAATTACACTTGCACTACAAAGTTCTATTACAAATAGCTCTGCGACTGAATCAAATGCTAGCATTAAACAAAATGCGCCAGCAACATACTATACACAAAATCGTATGATTACTGGCGAGGACTATAATATTAGCCCTCTTAGCGTCAGTCAAGAAGTAGTTAAAATTAAAGCGGTTAATCGTACATCAAGCGGCATTAGTCGATATTTTGATTTAGTTGACCCAACTGGAAAATATTCAAGTACAAACTTATTTGGCGATGACGGGATTGTATACAAAGAATTGTTTGATGATAGTTTTAGATTTAGCTACTCATCAAGAACAGACATTGAAGCAATAATTTATAATCAAATTATTGACGTTCTTTCAGAAACTTCTTTACGTAATTTTTATTATTCAAACTTTAGTAAAATTGCTACAGACAGTTTAAGTATTTCGTGGTTCCAGAAAACATCTGACACCAGTGAAAGTACTGGCTATGTTGGCGATACAGTTGATTCAGAGCCCTATCGAACTGGTGTTTTTGCAGCAACTGATTTGCAATATTTTGAACCAGGGGCATTAGTTAAGTTTGTAGCTCCAGCAGGAACTTATTTTTTAAAATCTGAAAACAATAAGATAGTGTATGGTGACGCTACAGTGCCTAACTCTTCAACTGTGCTATGGGCCAAAGTTGTTGGCGTTATTGGCGACGGGACCAATAACGGTACTGGTGTATTATCTGATGGTTCTGGACCAGTGACTCTCAATGTAAATATTCCGCAAACTGCAATTGTTTCTCAAATTATTCCTAAATGGCGCACCACTATTGATGCTAACACTATTAGCTCAATGATAGAATTAATTTATGCTAACAAGCCTTTTGGGTTAAGATATGATACAATTTCAAAAACTTGGAAAATTGTATTTGAAGGAAATTTAAATATTAAAGATGAATTTAGTTTGGGCAAACAAGGCAATAATACCAATCAACAATTAGATTCAAGTTGGTTGCTATTGTTTACTACTGACACTGAATTTTATACAGTAAAAAGTAGACGACTACGTTACATATTTGAAAGTAAACAACAAATTAGATTTTATTATGATTCTTCAAATAAAATATTTGACAGTAGATCTAATTCAATCGTCAAAGACAAAATTAAAGTATTGAATGTCAATACTAAACCAGATGTTACATCAGCATTTACATACGACTTAGTATGGGAAATTAACAAAGAATTTGTTGGTCTTGATGGCTACGTTGATACTAAGAAAATTGAACTATCATTTAGTGACAGCAATGACGATGGAATTGTTGACGACCCAGAGTTGTTTGAAGTGATTGTAGATACAGCAACATCGCCACTGACAAAATACATAGTTTTAGAAAGATACGATATTGCAGCTGGACAACAAGATTATAGATATATCAGCAATGATTCTGATCTTGTGTTAATTTTAACTACTGAGGGAACCGTAGGATCATTTGCTCCGTATGTTAACGGTCAATATTTTTATTTTATTGACACTAGAACAGTTAAAAAATTAGACAAAGTAGTTGGAAAGTTAACACCGTCATTGGATTATAAAGTTTTTTCTGGTCGAGACGGTTTAAAATTCCAGTACGTGCATAGTGCAGATTATGAAACACGTATTGATCCAGGACTGAGCAACATCGTTGACTTGTTTATCCTAACAAGAGAATATGATACAAAATTTAGACAATGGGTTTTAGGAAATCTAACTACAGAACCACTACCATCCAGTACTGACCAGTTATCACTGTCGTTATCCCCGTCTTTAAACACAATTAAATCAATTAGTGATGAGATTGTTTATCACCCAGTGAGGTATAAAGTGTTATTTGGATCTAAAGCATCTGCTGATGTTAGAGCAGCATTTAAAATTATTAAAAATGCAGAGCAAACAATTAGTGATAACGAAATTAAAGCCAACGTATTAACAGCAATTAATGAATTTTTTGCTTTAGAAAATTGGGACTTTGGTGATAGTTTTTACTTCTCTGAATTATCAGCGTATGTCATGAATCGAACTTCTCCGTATCTAGTAAATTTTGTCATTGTTCCTAGACAAACAAATTTAAGTTTTGGTAGCTTGTTTGAAATTAAATCAGAAAGTGACCAACTCTTTATTAACGGAGCAACAACTGACGATATTGAAATTATTTCAGGCATAACGTCGAGTGTCATTTCAGCTTCAGGAAATCTTGCATCTAGCTCAAATGTTACATCACAACAAACTATTACAAGTAAAAGCGGGAGTTATTAATGGCTGAACAACAAAACGAATACGGACTTCCTATTGGCAAGGGCGAAAAACGCCGCACTGCAAAATTGTTGCCAAGATTTTATAGAACAGAATCTAACAAGAAGTTTATTCAAGCCACCATTGATCAGTTAACACAGTCTGGTACAGTAAAAAAGTTAAACGGTTTTATTGGCAGACAAAATGCCAAAGCTGTTACAACTAATGATGTTTTTATTGAAGAACCAACGTTAGACAGACAGCACTATCAACTAGAGCCTGCGGCAGTAGTTAAAGATACACTGGGAAATATTACATTTTTTAAAGATTATATTGACTATGTCAATACTGTTGATGTATTGGGCGGCATAACTAAAAACCATCAAAAATTAAATAAACAAGAATTTTATTCTTGGAATCCACATATAAATTGGGATAAATTTGTCAACTTCCAACAATATTATTGGATGCCATATGGCCCAGCAGTTATTAAAGTACTTGGCCAACAACAACAAGTTACAAGCACGTACACTGTGCAACTATCTGACGAAGGAGACAACAGGGCATACTTGTTCACACCAGATGCGTTGACTAGAAATCCCACGTTAACTTTGTATAGAGGTCAAACATATAAATTTGAAATCACTGCCCCTGGAGAACCTTTTAGTATTAAGACTCAGCGCCAAGCAGGTGAGTTGTATAGATATACAGATGGTGTTGATTTGTCTGAGGTTGAATCTGGAACAATTACATTTACAGTTCCAGTAGATGCTCCCAATGTTCTATATTATGTCAGTGAAAACTCGCCAGATACCGGCGGTGTTTGGGAAATATACGACATTGATGAAAATACTGTAATTGACGTTGCATCTGAAATCATAGGTAAAAAAACGTACACGTTATCAACTGGTGTCGAATTAAGCAACGGTATGAAATTGACTTTTGGTGGAAACGTAAGTCCTGCATTATATACAACTGGGTCTTTTTATGTAGAAGGTGTAGGTGAACAAATAAAATTAGTTCCAGAATCTAAATTAGAAATTGTATCTGCATATTCAGCAGCGAGTCAAGTTTTATTTGATGATGCTGGTTTTGATTCAATGCCATTCAGCGATGCAACATCATTTGCTGGACAGAAAGATTACATTACAATTAACCGTTCAAATTCTGACGGAAACCCTTGGAGCAGATATAATCGTTGGTTCCATCAAGATGTTATATCTAAAAGCGCAGAAGCTGCTGGGATACCAATTGAACTAGATCAAACTAGACGTGCAACACGACCAATTATTGAATTTGAATCAAATCTTAAATTGTTCAACTTTGGCTACGCATCTAAGAATGATGTTGATTTAATTGACACATTCACAACAGATGTATTTTCGACAATTGAAGGATCTTTGGGATACAACGTTGATAACGTTCCGTTAGCCCAAGGGCAGAGAATCTTATTCACAGCAGATTCTGATTCATTAGTCAACAACAAGATTTTTAAAGTGACATTTATCACAGTTACACCTGTGGGTGGTGCTGGACCAGTTAGACAAATTCACCTAGTTGACGAGTCTGATACAGACGCCCTATATGGCGAATCTGTTGTTATTAGAAGTGGTAGATTAAATCAAGGAAAAATGTATTGGTTTAACGGAAGCACATGGAAATTATCACAACAAAAAACAACAGTTAATCAAAAGCCATTATTTGATTTGTTTGACAGTGACGGCGTATCTATTTCTAATAATACAACCTATCCAGGGTCTACATTTTCAGGTAACACTATCTTTTCATATAAAGAAGGTTCAGGTGTTACTGATGCAGTATTAGGAATTCCGTTGTCCTATAGGAATATTAGTAACATTGGTGATATTGTTTTTACCTTTGATTTATTACAAAATACATTTTCCTACAAAGACGGTGTTGATGTTGTAACAAAGAATACTGATTCTGCTTTCCTTAAAATCATTACGGGATTAGATGCTGGAGAATATGTTAACGGTTGGATCACCAATCAATTAGAGAATACCCAGCCCATTGTTAGAATATTTAAAAATAGCGGGCTTACCAACAACTTCCCAATTGATGTTTATGATGACATTGGAAATCTAAGTGATTTAGAAGTGAGAGTGTATGTTAACGGTAAAAGGATTGACAAATCTTTCTGGTCAATCGTTGATGCAGTACGATATAAAAAAGTCGTAATAAATTCAAATCTTATTAACATTACGTCTGACGATGTAATTACTTTACGTTGCTTCTCATCACAAGATAAAAATGCTAACGGTCATTATGAATTGCCAATAAACTTTCAAAATAACCCGCTAAACAACAACGTTAATACTTTTACATTAGGAGAAGTTATTGACCACGTTGATTCAATTGTTGATAATCTTCCAACGTTTAATGGAACATATCCGGGTAATAATAATCTTAGAGATCAAGGATTCTTATCTACATTTGGAACAAAATTTGTACAGCATAGTGGACCAGTTAACTTTGGATTATATCATTTAACATCAAAAAATTCTAATATTGTTAAAGCATTGAATCAAACCAGAGACGATTATGGTAGATTCAAAAGAAATTTTATTAGTGTTGCAACAAGTATTTCAGATGACTTGCCTACTAAAGAAATCGTTGATAAAATTATTTTAGAAATTAATAAAGATAAACCAAAAACGTTTCCATATTATTTTAGTGATATGGCAGGAACTGGCGCTGCAACTAAAAATGATTATAAAGTTGTTGATTTTAGAATTAAAACATATCCATTGTCTTCAGCATTTTCGTTAAACACATTATCAAATAAAGCAGTTAACATTTATGTAAACGGCGTTCAATTGATTTACTCAAAAGATTACTCTTTTGATGACACTGGATTTGTTATTATATCAGATACTTATAATTTAGTAGACAATGATATAATTACCATTTATGAGTATGAAAGTACGGATGGTTGCTTTATTCCACCAACGCCAACATCTTTTGGAATCTGGCCTAAATTTGAACCTAAAAAATATTTAGATACAACCTTAGTAACACCACAATATGTTATTCAAGGGCATGACGGTAGTATTGTTGTTGCATACAACGACTATAGGGATAACTTAATTTTAGAAATAGAAAAACGCATTTTTAATAATATTAAAGTTGCATATGACTCAACTATTTTTGATATATTTGATTTTATTCCAGGTTACAATAGAAGAACAGATTACAGCTTACAAGAATTTAATAAAGTATTAGCCCCTAGTTTTTATCAGTGGGCAACGCTAGTTGACGGTGATTTTACTAAACCAATAAGCTATACTAATAGTAATCCATTTACATACAATTATTCAAAGAACACATCTCCTGATGGGACTGCATTGCCTGGATACTGGAGAGGAATATACAAACATATATTTGACACTGACCGAATTCATTTGTGTCCTTGGGAGTCTTTAGGGTTTAACATTGAACCAACTTGGTGGCAAGATGTATATGGACCAGCACCATATACAAGTGATAATTTAATATTATGGAATGACTTAAAAGATGGTATTACTAGAGAACCTGGTAAGCCGCTAACAAGAAATATTAAGTTTTCAAGACCTACATTGGCAATTATGCCGCCTGTTGATGAAATGGGCGAATTACTAGACCCAATAGCAGCAAATATTGTTCAAGGTGACATTAAACCTCAAATGTCAGATGCTTTCAAATTTGGAGATTACAGTCCAATTGAATCAGCATGGAGAAGAAGTTCGTTCTTCCCATTTAGTTTTGTGCTAGCATCAGTTTTAATGCAACCAAATAATACATTGGGTTTATGTATAGACAGAAGTAGAATTATTCGAAACAATACTGGCCAGTTAATTTATAAAGACACTGGATTAAGATTAAGATTAACAGATTTAACTTTACCATCAACTACATCTGATAGTGAACGTGTGTTAACTGCCGGCTTAGTAAATTATATTGTTGACTATATTCTTAGTGATAATTTAAAATCATTATCACAATATAAGGTTGATTTGACAACTATGACAAACTATCTAAGTCATAGATTAGGTGGGTTCACCAGCAAAGAAAAGTTTAAATTAATTTTAGATAGTAAAAGTCCAACGGCAAATGCAGGAGTATTTGTTCCTCAAGAAAACTATACAATCTTTTTAAATACTTCCAGTCCAGTTAAAAAGCTAACATACAGCGGTGTAATTGTCACTAAGATTTTAACATCAACGGGTGAAGGATATGAGGTAAAAGGGTACAATCAAAAGACACCGTTCTTCTATTATTATCCGTGGACACAAACTGGTAATGTTATTAATGTTGGCGGTATTAGTGAATCTTACATTGAGTGGGTGCCTGGCCAACAATATATTGTTGGAAACGTTGTTCGATACAATAATGCTTATTACAGAGCCACACAAAATCATACATCTCAAGATAATTTTAGTTCTACTGAATTTCAAAAATTAGCCAAGTTACCTATCATTGGTGGACGAGACGCATCCCTAAGAAAATTGTGGGATAGAACTCCAACGATTGTTAATTACGGAACTGTGTATGATACAGTTCAAGAAGTAGTTGATTTTTTACAAGGTTATGGTGAATATTTAAAAGATCAAGGATTTGTTTTTGACGATTATAATACAAATTTAAAATCTGTAGCCTCATGGGAAACTTCTGTTAAAGAATTTATGTTCTGGACAACTCAGAACTGGAGTGCTGGAGAAGATAAGTTTGTTGACTGGTTACCTAATAGGACTTACAAAGCTGGCGTTATTGTAAAATACAACGGTGATTACTTCTCTTCTAAAATTGATCATACAACTAGTACAATATTTCAAACAGAATTGTACAATAAATTATCCAGTTTATCTCAAGACGGTGCTAGTGTTATTGCACTGAGCCCTTCCGCACTTGGTTTATCAATGAGATTAACTTATGCTGTGATTGATGATATTAGAGATCAGTTTAATGAATATGAAATCTTAAAAGCAGATGGCGCAAAATTTGATCAAAACTTTTTAAACCACACTCGAGAAGATAACGAATTTTCTTTTAGCCCACGTATTGATGGAATAGGAATTTATGGTGCGGGCTTTTATCTAGTACAAAAAGAACATGTACTAATTATTGATAATACAACACAGTTTAATGATACAATTTACAATTTAGAAGCTGGATATAAACAAGATAGGATTAAAGTTTCTGGTTATCGTACAGTTGGTTGGTATGGCGGATTTGATATTCCTGGATTTGTATTTGATCAAGCTGATATTACAGAATGGAATTCTTGGACTGATTACAATCTAGGCGATATAGTAAAATATAAAGAATTTTATTATAGTGCAGAAAACTTCCTTCCAGGAGTTGAAACATTTAATCCTAGCAGCTGGATTAGATTAGAAAACAAACCAACTTCTGCGCTACTTCCCAACTGGGATTATAAGGCAGAGCAGTTTACTGACTTTTATGATTTAGAATCTGATAATTTTGATGCCGGGCAACAGCGTGTTGCTCAACACTTAGTTGGATATCAAAAAAGACAATACTTAGAAAACATTATTAAAAATGATGTAAGCGAATATAAATTTTATCAAGGTATGATTCCTGAAAAAGGTTCTGCTAACTCATTGAATAAATTATTTGATGTACTAAGTGCTGAAGGCCAAGAAAGTATTGATTTTAATGAAGAATGGGCTGTACGTGTTGGACAATACGGCGGTTCAGAAGCATTTGACGAAATTGAAATTTCTTTAGATGAGTCACTATTTAAAACTAATCCACAAGCATTTGAATTAACAAACAGCATTGATCCTTCTGTAGTGGATTTTGTAATTCGTCAGACGCCAAATGATTTATATTTAAAACCGTCTGGATATAACAACAACCCTTGGCCGTCAATAACAAATTATAAGCCGTATCTAAGAACTCCTGGCCACGTTAGATATGATCAAGTTGCACTTAACGTTGACTCGTTGACTGACATTGTATCTGAGGATATCAATGTATTAAAAGAAGGTGATTATGTTTGGACAGCATTTGAAGGCACCAGTTGGAACGTTTATAGATTTACTAAAGCTGACTTTGTTATAAGAACTGTTGAATACGCTAATTCTGTTATTACTTTAGAATGTGAATCTATCCCATCAGTAAATGCGGGTGACGTAATTGGCATCGCCAACGCTGGGGTGCTTTCTGGATTTCATATAGTTAGTAGTGTTAATTTAGATTTGATTACTATAGATAAAACTATATCAGGTTGGCAAGATCCGTTTGCTGATAGTTCTCAAATTTTAATCTATAAATTTAACAGTCACCGTATAGGCAGCATCAATGAGGCAGTACAGTTACCGTTGCAATTAAAAGCAAACGAATTGTTGTGGTCTGGTATAGACGGTGGCGGACAAAATACTGTATGGCAAAATAATCCAGTATTTTCAAGAAAAACATTGACAGCCTCTACGCAAACTATAAATGAAGAGTTTGGAAGAACGGTAGCAGTAGATGCTACTGCAACGGTGTTAGCAACTTCAACTAATGCAGATAATGTTGCCTTGTACGTTAAATCAAATAGTACTACAGGCTGGACAAAAAAACAAACAATTGAAATGCCACCAGCTTATGCTCCGCTACTAGGGTTTGGAAAAGAGTTAGCATTTTCACCTGACGGAGTTTGGCTTGCAATTGGAGCCCCAGACGCAACTAGTGGACAAGGTCGTGTGCTAATGTATCAAGTTGATACTAACGGCGAGTATCAATTTGTTACCAACTTAGCAAGTGGAAATACTACAAATCAGCTGTTTGGATCTAAAATTAAACTAGCAAAATTAAGTGTTGGTTATAGAATGGCTGTAGTTAAGACTTTCCCTGGACTTGATCAAAATCGTGTTATGATTTTTAGCAACATGGGTTCTTGGGTTAGCGAAGGAGAAGTTGAAACAACAACCACCAATGGTGATAACTTTGGTTATGATATAGACATGACTGCAGACGGTTCAACTCTCGTTATAACAGCTCCAACTACAAACTTTGGAGCTGGATCAATCTTCATTTACAATTATACAACTTCGCTATATGAACTAGATCAAACAATAACAGCAAGTCAATTTACCATTGATCCAGAGCGATTTGGAGAAAGCGTATCAATAACTCCTGATGGAAGTGTGATGGCAGTGGGGTCTATCCTTTCAGATGATACCAAAGCTGATCAAGGAGTTGTGAGAATTTTTGATCTTGACTCGTTGGGATATGCTGCACGACAAACAATTACAAATAGAAATCCAGAAACATCTGAAAAGTTTGGAGCAAAAGTAAAACTTATCAACGGCGGAAAAACATTAGCAGTTTTTAGCGCAATGGGCGATAGTAAAACTGTTTACTCAATTGATAACGGGTCAACAATATTTGATAACGGGTCAACACAAATCGTAGACTTTAATAAAGATGCTGGCCGTATTGACATTTACGATGAATATGATGTTGCTTTTATCTATGGCGAATCTCTATTAGTTGACAATGCAATGAATGACAAATACGGTTATTCACTTGCTGCTGGAGATAATACTATAGTTGTATCAGCTCCAAAAACAGATAGTCAAGTTTCAAATGCTGGTGTTGTTTATACATATTCCAAAGTTCGTTCAGCATTTAGCTGGACCATTTTACAATCAGAAAAAAATAAAGTTGATGTAACAAAAATTAAAAAATTATTTTTATACAACAAGAAAACTAGCAATCTTGTAACATATTTGGATATTATTGATCCAATGCAAGGTAAAATTGCTGGAATTGCCGAGCAAGAAATCAAATACAAAACATATTATGATCCAGCAACATATTCTGTTGGAACAGATGCAGTAAACGTTGATGACGGAATGGCTTGGTTAGGACAACAAGTTGGAACTCTATGGTGGAACTTGGATAGAGCTAAATTTTTAGATAGCTATACTGGTAACGTTGTCTATAGAAATTCTACTTGGAATACACTGTATGAAACTGGTAGCATTGACGTTTACGAGTGGGTTGAAACAAAATATACTCCAGCTGAGTGGGATAAACTGGCTGATACTGAAGTAGGTTTAACATCTGGTATAAGCGGAACAAGTTTGTATGGAAACACCACATATAGTGTTAAAAAACGTTATGACAACGTTGCAAAAACTTTTAAAAATACTTATTATTTCTGGGTTAAAAATAAAACAACAGTACCTAATGCTCCTGATAGACTAATATCTGCCTTCAACGTTGCAACATTAATAGCAGATCCAAAGAGTCAAGGCTATAAATTTGTTGAATTTACTGGAACAGATAGTTTTAGCCTAGTAAACGTTCAAAATTTATTGGTTAGTTCTGATATCGTATTAGCTGCGCAGTACTGGCTAGTAGACCAAGATGATTTGAATATTCACACTGATTGGAAAATTATCAGTGAACATCCTAACACATCAATACCTACTGCAATTGAAACTAAATGGATTGACAGTTTAGTAGGTAACGATCTCAATAATAGGCAAGTTCCAGATATCAACTTGCCCCCTAAGTTAAAATACGGGGTGCAATTTAGACCAAGACAAAGCATGTTTATCAATAGAATTGAAGCACTAAAGCAATATATTGAGCGTTTAAATTCTGCACTAATATCTGAACTAATAGTTGATTCAACAGATTTAACAGACTTTAAAAAGTACGATGCTTATCCAGACTATGTAACACAAGCTGATGGAACACGCATTCTTCCTAGCGGTCTTTATGATTCTGTTGTTGATACTGATGCAGAACTGCGATTAATTAATACTGGGGCTTTCACTATGCCTTCTTTACTACCAGTAATTGAAGATGGCAGAATTACAGATGTTATTATTACAAAAGCTGGCTCAGGATATATTAATGCACCTTATATAACAGTTAATGGCCTTGGCAAAGATGCTAAACTTAAAACAGTTTTAGACGCTAACGGCGGAATTGCCAGCGTAATAATAAACAATGCTGGCCAAGGGTACACTAATAGCACTACCTTATCAATTAGATCGCTAGCAGTATTGGTCATTAGCGATGAACAGGCCTTAGGAAGGTGGTCTATATACGCATTTAATATTGGTACATCTAGTTGGATTCGAACTAAATCTCAAAGCTACAATGTTTTAGCATTTTGGAATTATGTTGACTGGTATGCACCTGGTTATAATTTATTCACAAAAATTGATTACTCAGTTGATGGAACAAATCAGTTATACACACTATTGGCAGATATTGGACAAACAGTTAAAGTTAAAACTGTTGGCTCAGCCGGCTGGATGTTACTAGAAAAGTTTGCTGATGTGTCTTCTGTAGACTATACACAGAGTTACAAAGTAATTGGCAGACAAAATGGAACAATTCAAATATCCAATAAGTTCTATCAATTTGTAGCAACCAATTTAGGATTTGATGGGCCATTATACGATACTGATGTTTTTGATAATTCAGGTTCAGTTGAACTTAGAATTATTTTAACAGCTATTAAAGACAAGGTTCTTATTGATGAATTGAGGACTGTGTACTTAAAACTTTTCTTTGCAAGTCTTAGATATGCATTAAGTGAACAATCATATGTTGATTGGGCATTTAAAACTAGTTTTGTTAAAGCAATGCACAACGTAGGAAATTTAAAACAGAAAGTTACATACAACAACGACAACTTAGCTGATTTTGAAAGCTATATTGCTGAAGTAAAACCATACAGAACTAAAATTAGAGAATATGTAAGTTCTTATACTAGTATTGATAATACCCAGTCTGTTGTCACTGATTTTGATCTACCACCAGTTACCATTGGTAATCAATCTGTTCCAGTAGTAGTATCAGTTGGTGACACAAACGAAATTGTTATTAACAACGATGAATTGTTGTCTTATCCTTGGAAACATTGGCTTGATAATGCTGGATTTTATGTGTCAGAAATTGTGTTAGTTGACGGTGGTTCTGGATATATTACAAATCCAGAAGTTATTATAACTGGAGCAAATACAACCCAAGCAACGGCTAAAGCATACATTTCAAACGGCAAAGTTACTAAAATTCAAATAGTAACTAGTGGTGAAGGATACTTTTCTGCCCCGACAGTTGAATTGAACGGCGGATTATCTACTATTGGTGTTCCAGCTCGTGCGGTTGCATTTATTAAAAATGATCTAGTTCGAAGCTCTTTAATTAAAATTAAATTTGATAGAATTACTAGCAAGTATTACATTACATCGTTAGCTGTGACTGAAGAATTTATTGGAACTGGATCTCGATTACAATTCCCATTGAAATGGAGTCCAGATTTAAAAACTGGCAAGACGACTGTTGTTATTAAAACAAGCTCAACAGATACTAACGGCCAAGAAGCACTGCGAGATACATTCTCGGTGACTAGTAAAAAAACTACTACTAGAGGACATACAAGTTATTCTGGGGTGTTAACATTTAACTCTGCTCCAGCAAATGGTGAAGTAATTGTAATTAATTACGTTAAGGATTTTAATTATCTATCCGCAGCAGATAGAATTCAATACTACTACGATCCAATCAGTGGACAATTGGGTAAAGATTTATCACAGTTAATGACTGGTGTTGATTACGGCGGAGTTAACATTGTTGGATTGAATTTTAAATCTAGCTCAGGCTGGGACGATTTGCCTTGGTTTGCAGATGTGTGGGACGGATACGATCCTGTTTTTGATGATTTTATTGTAACTGTTGGAGATAGCACTTACACTTACACGTTACCTTACATTCCAGCAGTAGGACAAGAAATTAATATATACGTCAACGGTACTAGAATTGATGATCCGTATTTTGATATATATGACGGATCAACTGTACAACCTAATGGGCGATTAATTGCTCCAGCTGGCGCAGTGATGAATACATTTGTGGGTGACGGTGTAACTGATACTATTACATTGCCCAATTTAGGATCTACACCAAGTTTGGATATTAATGATGGTGATAAAGTTATCTTCCGAAAGAGTACAAGTGACGGAGCAATTACTCCTTCTTCACTTGACTATGACACTACCTTAATTGGAGGAAACCTAGCATATTCTACAGCTACTGGTTTAGCCGCAGAAGATATATTAGTTGATGGCGACGGTTTTGTAACAACCACCTCAAGTCCAGCCCCTGAAGAAGTGGTGCCAGGTCAAATTACTGACGCAGTTGCAGTTAAGGTATTTCATAGATCGGCCAGCGGTTCAGCTAGATTAGCAACTAAAAATTATGTTAGCGACAACGTGATAGATACTTTTGATATAGGACAGTACCCAAATACTCAATATGCTGTTACTGTAACAGTGGATGGAACTTTCTTAGCACTTGGAACTGACTTTACAATCAACTATGACACACAGTCTGTAACACTATCAACAATCCCACCTCAAGGAGAAATTGTTTCAGTATCAAGTTTTGGATTTAACGGTCAAGACATCTTAGATTTAGATTACTTTGTAGGCAACGGTACAGATATTGAATTTATAACTAGATCACCATGGGTTGAAGGAGCATCTTCTTTAGTAATTGTTTCTGGACTCAACCAAAGTTATATCTTGTTTAGAACAGATTCAACATATGAAGCAACAGATAGAATTGGCATTAAATTTGGCGCCGCGCCAGCTGTTGGGGCAATTATTAATTATTTAATTTCTAGTTCTTCAGATAGCTCTTATAGTTTAGCAACAAGCGAAACTTTAATAGGAGACGGATCTACTAATAACTTTACGTTAGCCAACTCTGTTGGTCAAGCGTTACCATTAGAATCTAATGTTATAGTTAAATCTGGACAACGTATTCTTACTGGTCCTAATTGTACATACTATACATTATCAAACAATCAATTAACATATTCAATTCCAGCACATAAATTTCAAGCTGAAGTGTTTAATATTGATGATTTTGACATATATGTTGCTGGCGTAAAAATGAGATTGATGTTAGATTATACTGTTGATTTATTAGCTGGTGCCATTGTATTGAAAGCTGGAGTATACATTAATAATGCGACTTTGGTAATAAGCATTTTAACAACTGCTGAATATTTTATAACATCAGAAACTAACATTACGTTTGTAACGACTCCGTTGTTAGGAGAAGAAATTGAAATTATTTCTTACTACAATCACAACATATTAGACATTCAGCGATCTGAAGTTGAAATAAATCCTACAATATCTTTAACGCAAGATTCAGTTGAATATTTTACGTACAATAAAATTATTGGTGGAATTCTCGATTTAGGCAGAGATGTATTGAGTGATGATTATGTGTGGGTCATTAAAAACGGAACATTGTTAACTCATAGTGTTGATTATCGATTAACGCCAAATAAGAACGCAGTTAAATTGACTTCTAATACTTCTGAAAATGACGTGTATTCAATTATTACATTTACAAAGAACGTTGTTAGACAAACAATTGGATATATGCAGTTTAAGGATATGTTGAATAGAGATCACTATAAGAGATTATCTGCTAATAAGAAAACATTATTAGCTCTAGATCTAAACTTTTATGACTCAACTATTACTGTAGTTGACAGCTCAGTCCTTAATGTGGGAAATAAACAACGCAATTTACCAGGAATCATTTATGTTGGCGGAGAAAGAATTGAATTCTTTACCATTAATGAAAATGTACTTGGACAGTTGCGTAGAGGGACACTAGGAACAGGAACTCCAACAAAACACGTTGCGGGAGCATTGGTTATTGACATTGGAATAAGTGAAACGATTCCTTACAACGATGACTATATTATTGATACATATATTCATGACGGTACAACTAATACAATTCCCTTGCAGTATATTCCTAAACGTTATCCAATTAGAAATCCAGTAACTCATGCTGTAGTAAGCACTGTACCAGCTGATATTGAAGTATTTGTTGGCGGTTATAACATAGTGCCTTGGACAGAACTAACTGACTATTCAGTTGGTGAAATTGTATTATACGGAAGCTCTACATTTAGATGCGTAATAGCACATAAGAGTTCCAGCAGTTTTACAGACGATCGAACAAATTGGGAATTTTTTGTAGGCAATCAAAGACTTAAGAAGCATCCTTATTCAATGTACAATGTAGAAAATCATTGGGAAAGTACGGAAGGTGATGTATCATTTGCTGCTGATTTTTCAGTAGACGAAACAACCGCAGGTGTTACACTGTTGAATGATTTAACCATTGGAACAAAGGTGATTATTATTAAGAAAATTGGCAAAGTTTGGTATGATCCAGGCACTGCTTTGGTTGATTCAAACAATAAAGTTGCCAACTTTATCAAAGCAACCGAAGGCATCCCGCTAGCAGCCAAGAATCCTAGCACAACTTAAAGTAGCAGTTATTAATACTGAATAAATATACTGATTGAGAGAAAAATATGCAAAGTAAAGACTTAACAGGAATACACGTAGAAGGTCATATCAAGATCTGGAATCCAGAATCTAATGAAATTTTCGTGAATAAACGTAATGCAATCCATTATGAAAATATCAGCGTGGCATTGGCGCAGAGTATAGCTAACTCAGGGCAAGGCTTCATATATGAAATGGCGTTTGGTAACGGCGGAACCGCTGTCGACCCAACAGGCATTATTACATATTTGACCCCAAACAGTACTGGTACTAATGCCAGTTTATATAATCAAACATACAGTAAAGTAGTTGATGACCGCAGTGTATCAAACGTTGATCCAGTTAGGAACTACATTGAAACTCGACACGTGACTGGCACTAATTATACTGATGTGTTTATTACTTGTTTATTAGATTACGGCGAAAACATCAGCGGTCAGTTGGCATTTGACAACACTACTGATGCAGAAAGCCCAGCAGTGTTTGACGAATTGGGTCTAAAAAGTTATAGCTCAACTGGATCAAGTTTGTTACTAACACATGTGATTTTTCATCCAGTACAAAAATCATTGAATAGATTAATTCAAATTGATTACACAGTTAGAATACAAAGTTTAACTGGCATAGCCGGAGCATAAGATGAGTTATCAAGTAAATTTTACAGATACAACTAAAACTCCAATCACAGTAGATGACCAAACATTAAACTCTGAAAAGAGTGTACAGTTTGTTGGTAAAAACTATGCGGGTTATTCGCAAGTTATTGCTGAAAACTTTTTGCATTTACTAGAAAATTTTGCAAAACCCTCTGCTCCACCTAATCCAGTTGCTGGCCAATTATGGTACGATACACGGGTTGGCATTAACAATCAATTAAAAATTTGGGATAACACCAATTGGGTTGCAGCTGGCTCTGTTAAGAAATCTTCGTCCGCACCAACTACTAGTGTTATTGGTGACCTTTGGGTTAACACTACAACGCAACAACTGCATCTTTATAATGGATCAAGTTGGGTACTAGTGGGACCAGAATATAGTGCTGGCCAAGCAACTGGTGCAAAAGTTGAACTAATTACATCAACTGCCGATGTTCAAGTTCCAGTACTAACTTTATTTGTAAATGGAACCAGAGTTGTAATTATTAGCGATACTGAATTTACCCCAAAAGCGTCAACGGTTGGGTTCCCATTAATTAGACAAGGTACAAATTTATCAACAACTAATTTCAAAGCATCTGCGACTGGTACCAAAGTTTGGGGGATATCAGAAAAAGCTGAAGCACTAATTATTGGTTCTGCTACTGTAGCAGCCACAAACTTTTTAAGAAAAGATGAAGCAAGTACAACTAATTTTGGATTTAGTGTAAGAAATAATGCAGGTATTAGTATTGGCGGAGACTCTGCGCTGTCAATTTCAATTGAAAATAATGCAGCAGTAGTTTATAATAGAGTTTCAGGTTCTAGTATTGACTTTAAAATTAAAAGCGGAACAACCTCCCCAACTGTTCTTAGAATTGACGGCAGCTCTAGAGTTGGAATTAATAAAACAAACCCAGACGAAGCGTTAGATGTTGAAGGTAGTATTAAAGCAAGCAATCAATTATTATTAACTAACGTTACTGATTCTACTAGCTTGTCAACTGGCAGTATTGTCACTGCTGGAGGCGTAAGCGTAGCAAAATTAATTAGAGCCGGCGGCGGATTAAACATCATTGGAACTAGCGTTGTAGACAACATTATTCCAAGAACTGATAGCATTTATGATCTTGGAACATCTATTAATAGATGGAGTAATATCTATGCAGATAATATTGATGCTACCACAATTAGCGGCAGCTTTACTGGTTTCTTAAACGGTAGTATTTCTGGTGCTGCTACAACATTGACGAGTACAACTGCATTTAGTTTAGGAGATAGGGTATCTGCACTAGGCGTAGTAGAGCAAGCAAGTGATGTTGTAAGTGCTGCAATCAATTTTAATGGTTCTACCCCTTCAGGAAAAGTAGTATTAACAGCAGTTATTAGTAGTAGTTTTATTACCAACAAAACATCAACCACTGATTCTTTTCTCACTGATGAATTTTTAATTAGTAGAGCTGGGTCGTTAAGAAGATTATCCAAAAATTCCTTAATTTCAAATATTCCCTTAGTACCAACTGGTGTAATTATGCCGTTTGCTGGAACTGTAGTACCTCTAGGGTATTTGCTATGCGACGGCAGTGAACAATTAATTTCCACATACCCTGAATTATTTGCAATTATACAATACAATTATAAATCAATAAGTTTATTGACTGGTACAGGCACATTTGCACTCCCTGATCTTCGAGGGAGATTTCCGTTAGGCAGGGATGACATGTCCAACGGTGGAGGAAGTATTCCAGCAGATAGGATTACTGAAGTTGCAGCAGATCAGATTGGCGGCACAGGCGGCGCCAGTTCAGTATCATTGACTCGTAATAATTTACCAGAACACGTTCATGATATGAAAGGTAATGCTGGAGCACAGTACTATGCGTTTGCCCCTAGGGCTGGATCCCCAATTGACACAAATGCTGAAGCATCCAATGGTTTAGTTGCTACAGGACAGGGTCAATTAATGACTGACAGCGGCGGCATTTTTACAGACGATTTAGTATCAGAGACTCTAAATGTCCCAGTTGATATTGTTAATCATTATCAAACAATCAATTACATTATATTTACTGGGAAGGTAGCATAATGACTTACATTATTAATAAAACAAACGGATCTGTTCTTACTGAATTAGGCGATAGCACTATTGATCAAGTTAGTACCGATCTTACACTTATTGGTAAAAATTCTTCCAACTACGGCGAAGTGTTTAATGAAAACTTAATAAAACTTTTAGAAAATTTTGCCAACACTAGTCAGCCTACATATCCTATAACTGGTCAAATTTGGTTTGATACTGGCGATAATAGATTAAAAGTTTACACAGGTACTGAATTTAGAACAAGCGGCGGTCCTATCGTATCGTCTGATGCAAATACTCCCTTAACTTTAATACAGGGAGATTTATGGATTAATAATTTAACTAACCAACTTTGGTTTTACGATGGAACTGAAACTGTCTTAGCTGGCCCGCTGTATACCGCAGAGCAAGGAATTTCAGGACATGAAGTGGTTAGCTTGTTAGATGTTGCAGGAAATTTAAAAACAGTTGTTAAGATGTGGGCAAGTCAAGTATTGTTAGGAATTTATAGTAAAGAAGAATTTACTCCTAACGCAGCGGCAGCAACCCAGTTGACCAATGAAGGATACGCTGGTATTATTAAAAAAGGGTTTAACGCTTCTACATTATCCAACATGAAATTTCATGTAACTGCTAGTAAAGCTGATGCACTAGTTGACCCATCTGGCGCAATAAAAACTACTACTAGTTTTGTGGCTACTGATGCAAGTTCTAGCATCTCTGGTCAACTAACTATTCAAAACCCAGTTCCGTTAATACTTGGTAATCAAGATAGCGAACTTAGAGTTAGTGGGTCATCATTTCAGATAGTGAGTAATCGTTCAGGACAAAGTTTTGTAGTTAAAGTTAAATCGAGTTCTGGATTACTAGTTGAAGCAATTTCTGTAAATGCAGTAGATCAATATGTTGGTATTTTTAAAGAAGTACCAACAACTACATTGGATGTTGGCGGGGACGCTACTATTGATGGCAGTTTAACCGTTACTGGTAATATTACCTCAACTTGGAAAGTAATTAGCTCTGCGTACACAGCGGTAAATGGTGATAAAATCATTGCAGATACCACTCTGGCGCCTTTTAGCATTGCATTGCCAGCAAACCCACAAATTGGTTGGCAAGTGTCTTTTATTGATGGTTCAACTACTGGATGGGACACAAATCACTTGACAATAACTAGAGATACATTTTCAAGAAAAATCAACGGAGCAACGTCAAATTTAGAAGCAAACAAGGAAGGTGGGGCATTTACACTGGTCTACACTGGGGTTAACAGAGGCTGGGCTTACAATCAAGTGGCGCCAGTTTAACATAAATATACAAAAGGGGTGAGGAATGCCTTACAATATTAACAAATACAATCAAGATTTAGCAGCTACCGTAGAAGACGGTACCGTAGACAGCAGTTTAGATATTAAACTTGTTGGTAAAAACTACGCTGGTTACGGGGAAATTCAGAACGAAAACTTTGTTTTCTTGCTGGAAAACTTTGCAGGAGAAAATCCTCCTCCTAAGAAAATTACTGGTCAAATATGGTTTGATGCTACTTCTAGTAAGTTAAAATTCTTTGACGGAACACAATTTCGTACAACTGGCGGCGCTGAAATAGGGGTTGCTGAACCAACTGGTTTAACTACTGGTGATTTCTGGTTTAACACAAATACTAATCAATTGTTTGCTTGGAACGAAGCCGATGACCAATTTTCATTAATTGGACCGCAAGCAGTAGCAGATGCAGACACTACTCAATTAAGATCACGTAGTGTTACAGATACTACTGATGGATTACATGCCATCATTGAAGCAGTCGTAGATGGTGCAACTGTTTATATTATTTCTCCTACTGAATTTACCCTTAAAAATTCTGTAAATGCAATTGCTGGGTTTAGCGTGATTAAGAAAGGCCTAACTTTAATTAACACCCCAAACGTAACTGCCGGTGCTGACGCCCGCGGTGTTACTGGATCTGATTATAGATTCTGGGGAACAGCTTCTAACTCAGAAAGATTGGGTGGTGTAGCAGCTTCAAGTTTTGTAAGAAATGATGTTTCTACACTACCGTCAGTTGCCATTAGATTTAGTGATTTAGGCTATACTGTTGGTAACGATGATGATATTGCGGTTTACATTGAAGGCACTACTCCAGTATTTGAAAATCAATTAAGCAGTACAATTGAATTTAGAACTACCTCTGGCGCAACATACACCCCTATGAAATTAGTTGGACCTAACGTATTACCTGGTACAGATAATACGTCAGACATTGGATCATCAACTTCAAGATTTTCCTCAGTATATGCAGTATCGTTTGAAGGTACTGCTACTACAGCAGATGCAGTTAATGTTGCAGGCAATGCTAGAGCAGCGTCAACATCAGACACTGGCAATACCATTGCGGCAAGAACAGTAGACGGTGATTTAGCGGCAAGATTATTTATTGGAACAGCTACTGAGGCATACTATGCTGACTTGGCAGAAAAATACTTAGCTGATGCAGAATATGACATTGGAACTGTAGTGATGATTGGCGGCACTTCAGAAATTACTGCTAGTAAATTAGGTAAACGTGCAATTGGGGCAGTAAGTGCGCATCCAGCATTTTTAATGAACAAGAGTCTTGAGGGTGGTACCACTGTTGCTCTTAAAGGCCGAGTTCCAGTTAAAGTAATTGGAGCCATTAAAAAGGGAGACGAGTTGATTGCTTCTGATAATGGCTGTGCAGTAGTAGCAGCGCCACTCTCAAATGGAGTTTTTGCTGTTGCATTACAATCTAGTGATGACACCGGGGTCAAATTAGTTGAAGCATTAATTTTATAATATAAATATCACAGAATAAAGAGACTTACTTATGCCAATCGGATCACCAGGGATATTCCCAAAAGCAGCTGGAAACATAATTTATGCTGCTGACTTTAATAACATTCAAAGTACAACTGAGTTCTTACTTGGAGCTGGTCTTTCTGATTCTGGTTACGGGCAAGCAGTTGGTAGCGCACAAGTTGCAGCAGATGTTAAAGTAACTGTTAGTCAATGGAATACACTGAGAACTGATTTGCTTAAAATTCGTCAGCATCAAACGGGGTTAAATGAAAGCGTAAGTTTAACTTTGCCTACAACTACTGACTTAATTGATGACACATTTGCTAATCAATATAAAGATTTTGCTTCACTTTGTAGCACAGATCGACTTACGGTTGCACTTACAGAAGCGCCACCAGTTAACTTATATGATCCAACACTTTCTAGAAGAACCAGTCCGTGGAATGGCAAGTTAACTCATACAGTTACAATAACTTTTGCATCTGGTGATGCTGCAAGACATTTCTTTAACGCTGGCGGATCATTTCAATTCTCGGCAACTATTACTGGCTATACAGGCGGAACTAATGACAAAGGTGGTCGTTGGGATCAAATGCTAACAGCAATGGGGACAATTAAATTTGCAGCCCACGGAACTACGTATACTGGTACTGAAGCCGCGGGCGGATATCCAAAAACATCAATTGGTTGGTATGAGTTGACAACTTCAGATCAATATGTTTTTGTTAAACCAACAACTCCTGGGGTTTACCTAGAAAACGAATATAGAATTCTAGTTAAAAAGAATGCAGCTAACAATACTGCTACAGTATTAACGTTTACTATTGAGTTTGATGACGCAGACCTCGGAGATCAACGACCTGGACGTAGACCAGGGCCTGGAGTTGATGAACAAGTTACTGGTACACTAACTAGTATTGTAAAAATTGCAAGAGCCGCATCAGCAAACGTAACAGTTCCTAGTCCCGCATTCACTCAATCCGGAATATAAACCCTTATAGCTCTTGACACGATAATTATAAGATAGTATAATTATTGTTCAGGAGGTCCGTATGGACGACAAGCTATTAAAAGCCTTTGAAATTGCCAATTTTGTAACAACGTTGGCCAATCAAAAAAAGGTAATTTACGAAGAATATCAACAAAATTGCGTTTATTTTTTTAACGGCGCAACATTCAAAGTCACTAGAGAATTAATTAATTTTGTAAAAACTTTAATTGATCTTGAGCATACTGATTCAGTCATTCTTGATGACAATAATCTTCCAGTAGACATCCCCTCACTAACAGAATTTTTAGACAGCATATTGTCAGTGTATGCATCTGCGACAAACAGTTATCAAACCCAATATCAAAAAATCAAAAATAGTAGATCAGTTGAGAGTTTGTTAGATTTATGACACAAGGTGTATTAATATTTGCCTTTAATAATTCTGAAGTTGACTATGTGGAGTTGTCGATATATGCAGCCAAACGGGTAAAACGTTTTTTAAATAAACCAGTTAGTCTAGTAACTGATAGTTCTGAATGGCTATATAAGACTTTCCCCAACGATGTAGATGTATTTGATAAGATCATTGAATCTGTTGACACAACCACGCAAGTTAAAAAATTTTATGATGGCGCTGATAGTTATTCTAACCTAGTATGGAAAAATTCTAACAGAGCAAATTGTTTCTACCTAAGTCCTTATGATGAAACACTAGTAATAGATAGTGATTTTATAATTAATTCATCATTTCTTGAATATTGCTGGGATCAAAATCATAATTTCTTAATATATAACAAATATAATGATCTAGCATCGTGGAGAAATACCAGCGAGTTTGATTATATTAATCAGTTTAGCATACCTTTTTATTGGGCTACTGTATTTTTCTTTAGGAAAAATTCAACAACTGAACATTTTTTCACTTTAATTGAACACATTAAAGATAATTGGGTATACTATGCTAAATTGTATAGAGTACCAAGTACACGTTACCGCAATGATATTGCGTTTAGCATTGCTATTCATATGATGAACGGATTTACTAGTGGTGATTTTGCCATGCCTATTGCTAATAAATTGAGCTATATCCTAGACAGAGACATTTTAATTAGCGCAACTGATAACAAAATGACATTGCTAGTTAATAAAGAAAATACAGTAGATCAATACACTGCAATTAGTACCAATTCTTTAGACGTACATGTTATGAATAAACAGAGCTTATTGAGGGTTATACGAAATGTCTAAAGGTCATGTATTCCTAGCTCAAAACTCAAACGTAAACTATGTAACACAAGCCTATGCTCTTGCACTATCTATCAAATTGAATAATAAACAGCATAATCAGACTTGTTTAATTACAAATGATACAGTGCCTGATGATTACAGACACACATTTGACCACATATTAGATATACCGTGGGGTGATGATGCTAAAGAAAAAACATGGAAAGTTGAAAACAGGTGGAAAATTGCACATATAACACCGTTTAAAGAAAGTTTGATATATGATACTGACATGCTGTTATTAACATCGAATGATCATTGGTGGGAATTTCTTAAAAACAAATCAATATGTCTTACTTCGTGTGTAAAAGATTATAAAGGTAGAGAAATTAGTGATGATTATTACAGAAAAACTTTTACTGCAAATAACCTACCTAATGTATATACTGGAGTTCATTATTTTAAGAAGTCAGTGCAAGGATACGAATTTTATAAATGGTTAGAAGTTATTACTAAAAATTGGGAACAATTTTACGATAAATTCTTACCTAATACAAAACAAAGATTTTGTAGTATGGATGTCAATGCGGCACTTGCGTTAGTGTTTATGGAAACAGAACACGAAATGACATCTAAAGTTTCTCCATCGTTTGTACACATGAAGCCAGCAATTCAGGGGTGGGACAGTCCCCCTTCGTCTTGGATAAATCAAATAGGTATTAGTTTTAATCAAGATAAACAGTTAAAAATTGGTAATTTTTTACAAACTGGTGTATTTCATTACACTGAGGATGACTTTTTGACAAATAACATTATTAACACATTGAGATATTAATATGGATACACTTACATTACAAGAAATTTTACAAGCAGAAGCAGTGTCAGAAATACCTAAAACAATGTATGTTTGGCATGACGAAGCTGGAACTATTACAGGCATTTCTAATTTACCCAGTACTGGTGGATACTTAGAAGTGCCAAAGTCTAGATTGCATGATTTTTTAAGCGGAAAAAAAGATTACTGTCGATATAATATTGATTATTTTAAATTTGATAATGCATTACAGACTAAAGACGAGTCTATTAAAATATCCAGTGCATTGATTTATGAAATCCCTCGAGTGACTGATAAGGGTATTACAGATTTTACAATCATTCATAAAAAAAAGCAAAAACGTTGGGAAATATTATTAAGTGATGATGCTAAAGTTATGATATCTAAAATTAATCCATCTACAACTTTTGATTTTTATTTAACTACAGTAAAAGACCCCCATTACTTGCTTAAAACAATTACCATACAAGTTTCCAATATAAAAGACGGAAATAAGTTACATTTTAAATCCAGTTTAGAAGAAGATATTGATTCTTTTACCATTTCAACTTTTGGTTATTTTAAATCTTATGGGTTGTTAGTAGCATGAGTACATTAAAAGTAATAGACTGTGATATCGTATATCTAAGTTATGATGAGCCTAACGCTGAAAAAAATTACGCAGACTTGTTAAAAAAAGTTCCTTGGGCTAAACGTGTACACGGGGTAGAGGGCAGTGATGCAGCACATAAGGCCTGTGCTAGATTGTGTAGTACTCCAAGATTAATTGTGATTGACGGGGACAATATTGTACGTCCAGAATTTTTAGAACAGGTTATAGAATTTAAAGATGACGTTGAACTTGATAAAAGTGTTATTAGTTGGGGCGCACAAAATGTTATTAACGGATTGATATATGGTAATGGTGGTATTAAGTGTTGGCCCACGCAATTAGTATTAGATATGAAGACCCACGAGGCTGCGGAAAGTGATAATGCTAAGACCCAAGTGGATTTTTGTTGGGATATTAATTACATTCAAATGGAACAATGCATGAGTGACGTGCATAATAATGCAAGCCCACAGCAAGCCTGGCGTGCGGGCTTTCGTGAAGGTGTCAAAATGGGATTGCTTGAGGGATCTAAAGCTGATAATATTGTTAAGCAAGTTCACTGGAAGAATTTTCAACGTTTGATGGTCTGGATGCACATAGGTGCAGATGTGCCTAATGGCATTTGGGCAATATATGGTGCTAGACAAGGTTGCTACATGACTAATTGTACAGATTGGGATTATGTTAATGTACGTGACTTTAAATGGTTAAACAATTACTGGGAAAACAATGATGGAAAAGTAACTGATAAAATGTTACCTTATGAAATTATGGGAATTGGAGAAACTCTCGTACACGAATTAGAATTAGAAATGGCAGATATGTTTACTGCCGAACAAAGTAAACTATTTAAATCCATGTATGTTAATCCACCTAGAATGCCCAATAAATTTATAGTGAGCAAGTAATGTTTGATATCGTCTTTATCAGTTATAACGAACCAAACGCAGAATCAAACTGGCTAAAATTAAAAAATCGATTTCCTATGACAAAACGTGTTCATGGAGTTAAAGGGATACACAATGCTCATATCATTGCAGCTAAAAAATGTTTTACAAAAATGATTTGGGTGGTTGATGGTGATGCAGAAGTGTTAGATAGTTTTGATTTTGATTATAAACTAGAATCTCGTGGGCTAGAAACTGTACACGTATGGAGAAGTTTAAACCCTGTAAACTATTTAGAATATGGGAACGGTGGAGTAAAACTTCTGCCTAGATTGGATACAATTAATATGGATACTAGCAAGCCAGATATGACAACTAGTATTAGTAAGCATTTTAAAGCAGTGCCTGTAATTAGTAATGTGACTGCTTTTAACACTGATGAGTTTAATACTTGGAAAAGTGCGTTTAGAGAATGCGTTAAATTATCTAGTAAAGTAATTGATAGACAAAAATCAGAAGAAACTGATGTTAGATTACAGGCGTGGTGTACAGTGGGCGCAGACAAACCATATGGAAAATATGCATTAGCTGGCGCAAAGGCAGGAACCAGATACGGTATTGCAAATAAAGGCGACATGACAGCATTAAAATTAATCAATGACTTTGATTGGCTAGCTGAACAATTTAATAAGGAATGTAATGGAAAATAATACTGATAATATTAGTTGGCTACATGGATTGGAAGACTATTTTGCGTTTGCCAATGATCAAGAGTCAAAAAAATATGTAGATTTTCTAATGCATATGATTTATGCAGACAATCCTATTATAAAATTTAATGACGGTGCTGGGATAGTTGAGTTTATTAATACATTGCGTAAATATGCTCCTAATGAAATTTTAGATACATTCCACAAGTATTATAGAGAAGGGCATAACCCAGTTGCATTACAAGACGCATTTAGTAGGGGCCAAGTACAAAGTAAAATTTGGTTAGTTACGGAGTTGGCAAAAATACAAAAAGATTTCAAAGTTGTATTTTTATTAGCTGGCTGGTACGGACAATTACGTAAGTTTTTTGATATAGCCAACATCTCTTATGATAAGATGAGAATTGTTGATATTGATCCTAATGCATGTGAAATTAGTGATAAGATCTTTAATATAGATTTTATTAATAACTATCAAGTTAAGTCTGTAGAATTAGACTTAACAGATATGAGCTGGCTATATCGAACAGGTTGTCAGTATAAAATAAAAAATTATACTACTGGTCAAGAAATTAACGAAAAAACTACGCCTGATTTAATTGTGAATACTAGCGCAGAACATTTTCACGAAGATTGGTATCATAAGTTTGTTAATCGACCTTTAGAAACGGATCCATTATTTGTCATTCAAAGTAATAACTTACATGAAGTTGAAGATCATATCAATTCAATACACAGCATGGGAGAAATGAAGAAAAAGTTTCCAATGACTAGACTTTTGTATGAAGGTGTGTTACAATTAACAGGGTATAAGCGTTATATGCTTATTGGAAGACCATGATAGACTTAGATGAATTGGATTTGAGAACGTTACAAGTAGAGGCAGCAAGAGCCTTATCTACGTTTGAAGCAACAAGTAACAATATTCATAAGTTTAATAAAGAAGCACATCATAATAGTCAAAATTGGTACAAAGCCGTAATACAATGGTATGTCCAACAACACGGTGATATGCCTAGTAAAGTAGGTCCTGGAAAAGATATAAGATTATTAATGGACATTTAATGTATAGATATTCAGATTTAAAAACAGTTCATTTAGAAATTACAGAAGCATGTAATGCCGCTTGCCCTATGTGTGCAAGGAATATTAATGGCGGTGAAGATAATCCACATCTCAAAGACAATGAATTAAGTTTGGATGACTGCAAGACTATTTTTAAACCTGAATTTATTTCACAGTTAGATAGAATGTATATGTGCGGTAATTTTGGGGATCCAGTTGCGGCCAAAGATACATTAGAAGTGTTTGCATATTTTAGAGAACACAATCCTAAAATGAATCTTACAATGTATACAAACGGCAGTGCTAAAAAGCCTGAGTGGTGGGCAAACTTAGCAAGGGTGTTAGGTAAGAACGCATACGTTGTATTCAGTATTGATGGATTAGAAGACACAAATCATTTATACAGACAAAATACAGTATGGTCTAAGATAGTAGAAAATGCACAAGCATTTATTGATGCTGGTGGCAGAGCAAGATGGGATTATATTGTTTTTGCACACAATGAACATCAAGTTGAAACTGCTGAAGAACTAAGTCGTGTAATGGGCTTTGAAAAATTCCAGTTTAAAAAGTCTGCTAGATTCTTTAGTAATACTAGCGGGGTTACAAAAGAAGTGCATCAAGCAGCCAATCGTAAAGGTGCAACAACTTTATTACAAGCACCGACTAATCCTAAATACAGAAATGGGGTGTTGGATAAACTAAGTGATGTTTTAGGCAAACAGGAAACTGTTAAGTATATTCCTTCTAAACAAATTGAAGCAACAGCAATCCAAACTCCACAGCGTTTTAATTTAGATCCTGCTAAAAAGTCTAAAATGGAATTAAGTTTAGATTCTTCAAACATAACCTGTAAAGTTTCTGAAGAAAAAAGTGTGTATGTGAGCGCAGAAGGAATTATTCAACCTTGTTGCTGGACAGCGGGTCAAATGTATGTTTGGTATCATAGTTCTGAAGGAACACAAATCTGGGACGCAATAAATCAAGTTGGAAAAGACAGTATTAATGCTAAAATCAATACTCTAGAGAATATTGTAGACGGTCTATATTTTCAAAAGATTATACCAGATAGCTGGAACAAGCCCAGTTGTGCGGAAGGAAAATTATCTGTATGTGCTAAGACCTGTGGTAAATATGATGCCTTTGCGGAACAGTTTAAATGAACATTGATAATATCAAAAAGATCGAGTTAGAAATTACAAGCGATTGTAATGCTGCCTGTCCAGGTTGTACACGCACACGAATGCCTGAACTACTAACAATTCAATCTTTTTCATTGAATGATATTAAACGATTATTTCCAACTAGTAAAGAAATATCCAAGAAGCAATTTAAATTTTGTGGAGTTTTAGGAGATCCAGTTGTACATCCTGAAATGTTAGATATGGTAAAATATCTAACAGATCATAACGGCTATTGTCAAATAAGTACTAACGGTGGTTATCAAACAGTAGCATGGTGGAAAGAACTAGGGGAAATTAGTTCTAAAACTAAACTAATTAATGTAGTATTTGCAGTTGACGGGCACAAAGAAACCAATCATATCTATCGAGTCAATACCGTTTTTGATGTTATTGAACGAAATATGACTGCATATGCTATGGGCGGAAAAGGATTTGCATCAGCTACTTGGATGTTTATTGTGTTTGATCATAACGAACACGAATTAGAAATTGCACGACAGGCTGCTAGTAGATTAGGTTTTAAATTTGCTACTAGAACAGGTATTCGCAACACTATTAATGACTGGGTTGCTAAGTTGCCTAAAAAAGACTCAACAACTAAAAAAACAATAAAAGAAGATTTTGTTATTACAACAGCAAGTGATAAAGCTCATAGTAAAATAGAACAAGTTAAGGAATTACAACAGTTTATTAATACATATTCTACATCTACAGGATTTGTTCCAATAATAGGAAAGTCTACTGGAAATGTAGTAAATGATGAATCAACGAAAAAAAGAATTTTAGATTCTATAGTTTGTAAATTAGTACATGAAGGTGAAATTTTTATAGCATCAGACTTGACCATGTGGCCGTGTTGTTTCCTATGGCAATTGGCCCATACTCATAGAGATGACTTTTTAAAACTAACTAAAGACTTCAAACCAGGATGGAATAGCCTAGTTAATAACAGTATTGATGATATACTGGCGCATGAGTGGTTTTCTAGTCTACTTGAAGCAAGTTGGGATCCTTCACATAAAATGCATATTGAAAAATGTATAAGAACATGCGGCAATAACAAAGCATATCAAAACGAGATTAAATTTATAAATGACAACACCTAAGCCAACAACTAAACTTCCATCAGAAACTTTTTGCATTTTGCCGTGGGTGCATTTAAGTACACGTCCAGATGGAAGTATGCGAGTATGCTGTACGGCCAATGCAAGTAGTGTTGGTCCAACCAACGACAAACAACATGGGGGTATGGTTGGAATTCTAAAAACAGAAGAAGGCAAACCTGCTAATCTAAATGTTAGCGATTTTCAATCAAGTTGGAACAGCACCTATATGCGCAATGTCCGTAAGCAAATGCTTAACGGCGAACAACCTCCTAGTTGTATTAAATGTTACAAAGAAGAAGCAGCTGGACATAATAGCAAACGTATGTGGGAAACTGCATATTGGATGGAACGTACAGATTTAAATCAACTGGTAGCCGACACTGCTGAAGATGGTTCTGTTCCTCCTAAACTCAATTATATTGATTTGCGATTTGGAACAAAATGTCAGTTAGCATGTGTAATGTGCAGTCCTCATGATAGTAGTGGATGGATTAAAGATTGGCAAGCAATACATCCAAAGATTAAAAATTCAACATTAAAACAAACTACGTTGTGGTCAAATAAAGGTAGTACAAATGGTAGCAGTTATAACTGGCATAAAAATAATCCTATATTCTGGCAGCAGTTTTATGAACAAATTCCTAATATGCAACAGTTGTATTTTGCAGGCGGGGAGAGTTTAATTATTGAAGAACACTATGAAATTTTGGAAGAGTGTATTCGTCAAGGACATGCAAAAAATTTAGAATTGCGTTATAACAGTAACGGTGTAGAATGGAGAGATGACTTGTTTGATTTGTGGAAACAATTTAAACTTGTGCGTTTTCATTATAGTGTAGACAGTATTGAGGAAATGAATGATTACATTCGTTATCCTAGCAAGTGGTCAAGGACTGCTGAAGTATTTCATATTTTAGATACACAAACACCAAGCAATACAGAAGTTACGGTTGCGTGTGCAGTCCAAGCTCTAAATATCTACTACATACCTGATTTTATTAAATGGAAATTAGAACAAGGTTTTAAGAAAATTAATATGTGGCCATTTGGCGCTGGTGGAGTAAATTATCATTTTGTTTATCATCCACCTCACTTGAATGTAAAAGTTTTGCCTAAATGGTTTAAAGAAGAATGCCGCAAGAAGTACGAAGAATTTTATCCATGGTGGGAAGCTAATTGGGAAAAAGGTGTACCAGAATGGCACAAGGGTAAAGTGACTTACGAGCAATGGCGCAATGCTAGTTATGGTATTAGTCGATTAGACGGTATGTTAAAATTTATGGAAAGCGAAGATTGGACCATTAGACTTCCAGAAATGAAAGAATTTTTAGATTTATGTGATGCACAGCGTGGCATTAGCTTTGCAGAAACTTTCCCAGAAATGAAGGAGATCTTTAATGTTTGAATTTAGTAATAGTTTGTATAACAAAATGAAATCACAGTACAAAGCAATGTACGGTGGTGAATTACCAAAATTAGAATTACACCGTATTAACGGATTAGATATCCCAGTTTCTACTTCTTGGAAAAAAATTGGAGTGAATTTATCAGGTGGAGCAGATAGTGCTTGTCTCACATTCTTGTTATGTAAAATTATTCAAGATAATAAACTAGATTGTAAAATAGATGTTATCACGCATATACGTTGTTGGGATACTAGACCTTGGCAAGAACCTATATCGGAAGAAGTTTTTAATAAATTAAAATCAATGTTTCCTGATGTAATTGAAAATCGTCATACTAATTTTATTGCTCCAGGAATTGAAGATGGTGCAATGGGTAAAATTATTATGTCTAAAGGTGTGCTACGAGCTGGTGATCAAATTCAAATTGATGAATTTAATTCATATTGTATTTTCAAATATAAATTTGATGCTATATTTAATGCAACTACTCACAATCCGTTAAGCTATACAATTGACGGTGAACCGCCAGCACGTCGAATTGACACTGATAAAAAAGAACCTCTACTAATTTTAAAAAGAAATGGATCTCACATATTCTTACCATTTTTGTTAGTTGACAAATCCTGGATACTTGCACAATATTACTTGTTTAAAATTGTAGATTTATATGAAACTACACGTAGTTGCGAGGGCGATTTATCTGATGCAATTGTTAGTCAGACTTTCCCAAGCCTTATAGATTATAAGCCAGGAATTTATGTTCCAACTTGTGGCAAGTGTTTTTGGTGTCAAGAACGTTCCTGGGCAGAAACAGAAATTCCTGACATGGTAGCTAGGATACCTAAATGAGTAATACATTTTGCCCAATCCCTTGGAACTTCCAAGCTATTCGTGCAAACGGTGATATGCGAGTTTGTTGTCAAGCAAATGTGACTAAAAATCAAGGTGTAATACGCAAGGATGATGGCACTGCATTTAACGCTGGCAAAGATAATTTAGACCTTGCACGTAACAACAGTATGATGAAAACAATTCGTCTTAATATGTTAAATGGTGTGTGGAACGAAGAATGTGGACGATGTAAAAACGAAGAAACAAGTGGGTTAGTTAGCAGACGCACATACGAAAATGAACAATGGAAGTTAACTATCGACGAAGCACGTAGTAAAACTGCTGAAGATGGTAGTATATCCACTGAAACCTTTCCTGTAGTTTATTATGATTTAAGATTTGGAAATTTTTGTAATTTAAAATGTCGTATGTGCGGCCCAACAGATAGTAATGCATGGTACGATGATTGGATTAAGTTAACTGGCAGTAATAAATTTAAAGATACTGGCGGAATAATGGAAATTGTTGACGGGAATGTTCCAGCTTTTGACTGGCCAGAATACGAACCATTTTGGGAACAACTTGAGGCAAACATACATAATATCCAACACGTATATTTTGCGGGAGGTGAACCCATGCTAATTGAACGTCATTATGATTTCTTAGAACGTTGTGTTGAAAAAGATGCTGCAAAACATATTATTATTGAGTACAATACCAACATGAGTACACTTCCTACTCGTGTTACAAATTTATGGAAAAGTTTTAAACAAGTTCGTGTTGGTGCAAGTGTTGATGGTATGGGTGCAATGCAAGAATATCAACGACATCCTGCTAAGTGGCAAAAGACACTAGATAATTTACACAAGGTTGATCAATTGCCAGATAATATTTTTGGTTGGCTTGCGTTCACAGTAACAGCGTATAATGTTAATCATATGATTGATTTTATGAAATGGAAATTAACAGAAAGCGGTTTAAAGAAAATAAACTTCACACAAAAACGCCCAATTATCACACATCATGTTGCACATCATCCAAAACATTTAAATGTACGTGTCCTTCCAGAACAATACAAAAAAGATGTCACTGTTAAGTTTGTTGAGTTTGTTCAATGGGTAAAAGATAATAATTATCCTGCGCATGTAATTAAACAAGCAGAAGATATTTCTAAAGGCGTAACAAGTTATATGAACAGCGATAATTATTATGATACACACTGGAATGAATTTATAAAATACACACAGCAATTAGACAATATTCGTCAAGAAAATTTGTGCGATGTAGAACCAAAGTTTAAGGATTATATTTAATGGCTAGTTTTGATACAGTTGATTTGCTTGATGGCAATGTATTCCAAGTAACTTGGGATATTGGTCGACGCTGTAATTACGATTGCAGTTATTGTCCAGCTCATAGGCATGACAATTTTAGCCCACATGCCACGTTAGAAGAATTAATCAAAAATGCAGATTTTATGTTGGAGTATGTAAATTTGTACATGACCTATAGAGATTACAAGAGGGCAAGTGTTAGTTTTACTGGCGGTGAACCAACAGTAAATCCAAATTTTATTGCCTTTGCCAAGTACCTCAAAGAAGCATACGAGACCAAATATAAAGACAAGTACGAGTGTAATTTTGCTCTTACTAGCAATGGGGCAATGAGTAAAAAAATGGCTCAGAAAGTTATGGAAAATTTTGGACACATAACAGTTAGTTACCATGCAGAGGCTGATGACACACTTAAACAACAAGTCAGAGATCGTATGGTTCAGTTTCATAAAGAAGGCCCTGCTAATAAATGTAGTATCAGTATCAATGTGATGTTTCATGCCGCATACTTTGACGAATGTGTTGAGCTATGTGAATTTTTAGATGACAACGATATAAAATATGTTCCACGTATTATTGGCGAAGAACCAGACAGTAAAAGCAATTTTGCACATCAATACACTGAAGAACAGTTACAGTGGATGAAAGATTATTGGTCAAATAACACTAAAAAGGTACAAGCAGCATGAGTGAAGAAAAGAAAGAATTGGGTCTAAAAATAGGTAGACCGTGCTGTGGTAGTAGAACCATGTGTCTAAGTCAAGATGGTGTTGATAGAAAAAGCAAGTTTGTAGATTTTAGAGAATTTAAAGGTTGGCATTGTAGCGTCAATTGGTTCTTTATGCACATTGAACAACAAACTGATAGTGTATTCCATCATCAAACATGCCAAGCACAATTTGGTCAAACCCGCGGACCAATTGGTAAGTTAAGCGAAGGCGACAAAATTCTAAAAGAATTAGAAGAGCATTTAAAAGCTGGTACAATGCCAACAATTATATGTCCCAAACACACTTGTGGTTGTGGACTATGCGCTCCCAAAAGTTCTGATAAAAGCAAATATGAAGCTGTTATGGCTAGACACGTTGACATGAAAGTGTTTGAAAATGCTGTAGAAACAAAACCCAAAGTTATGTGGATTCAATCTTAATGAGTGATTTAAAAACATCTGCATACGACTTTACACAAATACCCTATGACGATATAGTACGTGTTGGACAACGTACAATGCTTTATAGAGACTTATTCACAGTAAGTTGGCTGTTAGGCAGATTCTGTAATTATAAGTGTAGTTACTGCTGGCCTTACGCACGAAGCGATAAAAAAGATCATAGACCAACTGAGCTGTGTTTAAAGACTGTTGACGAGATTAAACGTCAAGCTCGTGACCGAGGATTTAATAGTTTCCATTTTAGTTTAAGTGGCGGCGAACCCACGTTTCATCCTGGTTATATTGACATTTTGAATCACTTAAACAATGATTCAGAAAACACAAACTATACTAGTGTACATATGACAACGAATATGAGTCGTAGTTTAGCATGGCATCGAGATGAATATTGTAAGGCAGTTAGTAAATTTCATAGAGCAAGTATCACTGCTAGCCTGCATACTGAACACGTTAATACTAAAGAAAAAATGAGTGAGTTTGCTGATAAATTAGAATTATGTCAGCAACATGATGTTCAAGTAACTATTAACATGGTAATGGTTCCTGAATGGTTTGATAAAGATTATGAGAACGCATTATACTTTCACAATCGTGGAATTAATGTAACATTAAAGCCTCAAAGTGATCCCACTGCTAGTCGTGTAGTTGATGGGTATACTCCAGAAATGCTTAAAGTATTACACAACGGAATGCCGCAACGTGGCTATACAGAAGCAAAGGCAGCAGAAGCTAAGTTAGTAGTTAGACCAGAACCCACATTTAAGAAAGTTCCAGATCCTATATATTCACAAGATACTATCCCGCAACACTTTCAAGTAGAGTTTGTGGACAAAAATAAAAAAGTTTGGTACATGGATCAAGCTGAACGATTTAATGCATTTAACTTTAATAAATTTAAAGATTGGGAATGTTCAAGCGGATACCGTAGTATTATTATACGTGAACCTGACGGCAGTATCAAACGTAGCTATAGTTGTCATGACGCTCCATTAGGCAATATTGAAACTGGATTTAACTTATTTGATGGTCCTAAATCATGCATTACTTCTAGTTGTGTAAGTAGTGCTGACAGTAAAATACCCAAAAGGTCGCCGGGAACAAAGTTGCCTCTGTGGCCCGGCGATAACTCTTACAACTAATTAATATGGTTTGATGCCATTGGAAACACTTCTGCAATGACTCGTCCGCACTCGCGAGCAACCAGCTGATGTTCTAACTGTGTGCCGTTTGCACTTCGCAATTCAATAAAGTGAATCCAACTACGCAAAGTACCGTTCATGTACAAGCGACTTACTGTATTACCTTCTGGTAAAATAGCACGAGCCTGTTCTTTAGCAATACCTTTAGAAATAGCTTCTGCGTATGTTTGTTTAACAGTTTCAATAATAAACTTTTGCTTGGCATCCCACCACGCTTGCAATTCAACGTCATCAGTTACAACAGAATTTTGACGATTTGTTGTATCTTGCAGACGTGCCTCACGTATGACAAAGTCCAAGTCTTTAGTAGGATCCGCATAGCGTTGACTGAACTCTTGGAAACTAAAACTACGGTGTCTTAAAATTTGCCTTGCAATATCACGTGTGGTTTCAATTTCTAAACAAGCACTTACCATTTCGAGCGGACTCCAATGTTGATGCTTGATTAGATAGTTGATTAATTTCTCACTAGTTTCTGTATTGAATTGATTAGCTGGGTTACTTACTCTTGCACAAAAGGCAATAAGCTCTTGTGCATCGTAAATACCTTCATTTACCATTTCTCTACTGGCTTTACTTGATGATATTAATTTAACTTTCATTATAATTTTCTTTTCTTAAGGAATTTTGAAGTACCTTGGATTATATCACTTTTTAATTTTTCAGTATTAAGTTTAAAATCTACATTTTCAATTTCGTCTTGATATTGTGCAAATAATTCGTGAATATTTTTCTCAACATCTTGCCAAGTCATTTCTTCTTTTTTAGAAGAAATATCAATGTCCCAGGTCTTCTTATCTTTAAAATGTATCTGAATAGAGTGTAAGTATTTTAAGGGAACTACATTTAACTGTATCCCTTCAAATACTTCGGGCCATCGTTCAATAACATCCTTTGAAAGTTTCTTGGATGTCATTTTTTCTTAGTCGGTACCAAGTCCTCTGCTAGTCTACGAAATTGTGCAGCTTCTTTTGCCAACTTATCTGCTTGACTGCGATAACGTTTGGCAACGATCTCTGGCGTATCTCCTTCAACCGGCGCAGTAGCATCAACCTTTGGAGCAACTGATGGAACTTCATTTACTGTTGCAATCTCTACCACTTCAGCAAGTTGAGTAGATTTTCCACCTGGTGGTTTGATTGCTAAATCGTCAACTGCAACATTACGCTGTTCAGCAATGATAATGTTTAACTTATCTAATCTTACTTTGGCAGAAAAGTTTGGAATCATTTCAATTGCATCAGTTGCAACTTTAATCAATTTACCTTGGGTGTGTAATGCGGCAAGCATAATGCTACCATCTGGGAATTGCTGACGTGCAAGAACTTCTGCAAATTCATTTGCCGATTGAGCAGCAGAAGACTCGACAATGCTAATAAGTGCATCGTGTTGTGATTCTGGTAAATTTTCTGTTGGGATTACTAGGCAGCTATATGCATCGCCAGGAAGTGTTCTATATGCTACTAAACACTTTCTGCCAGAATCAATAAACCTAGCTACGTGTTTTAAATCAACCATTTGTTTGTTGTCCTTTTGCGGCTACTTGAGCTAAGAAGTTTGATAATTTATTATAAACCTTACCAACAGCTTCCATTTCGTTTGCCTTAAATGCACCGCGTGAACTTGCGATGTCGATGATCTGCTTCATAGAGTTTAGATCATTAATTGTTAAATCGTTGTCAGGTGCTTGTGCGGTTTCTGGCGCAGTTTCCTGGACTTGTTCTTTAGTTTGTTCAGTCATAGTATCTCCTTAATAACGACATTGTGATGTCGTTATTATATAGCCGTATTATATTTTAGGAGTTACAGATTTGAATATGCGAGCAAGAAAAAACTAATCTCTTTTTCTTGCTCAAATCCAACTTTTGTGACATAGATGATAGAGTTAGTTGAATCTAGCTCAATACCTTGCCCAACATAATATCTGCCGTTCAAGTTATTGAAGATCCAACTATCTATTGTTTTTACATAAGTGGGATTGTACTTGGGTACAGTCATGTAATAGAAATGGTGAGCGGGAAAGTCCACTCTCCTTAGATCCAACAAATTTAGAGGATTTGGTTTACCATTTTTTATTGCCATCTCACTCTCTTATTTAAACTCGTAATAAGCGTGAGAACCAAATGGTGGAACAATAGAATCATTTCCGTGAATAATGAATAGCGTATCGCAGTAATTTTCATCACCCCATGAGTCCCAAGGATATCCATCAGTAAACATGATAAACTTTTTAGGATTGATATCGTATTTCTTCATGTATTCCCAATTGGCATCAAAGTCTGTGCCGCCGCCGCCTTTAACTTCGTAATTGAGAATATCTTCACCGCTGTATCCGTCAAAGTCTTGTTCGTTATATACTTTGGTATCAAAACACCATAATTTAATTTTATAGTCTTTGTACTCGTCCATAATGCCTTTGACTTCACTAATAAAGTCTTTTGCTTGATCATCTCCAATAGAACCACTCATGTCAATAGCAATAGCAACATCAATTGTTTCGTCAAATTTCATACCAGGCAAAATAGCACCTGACATTTGACCTTTGCGACTTGGACGTGCAAAAGTGTAATCGTTTTTAATTAAACTTTGAATTTGTTGACGCAACAGTTCACGCCAATTCATTTTAGGTTCTGTAAGTTCCTTAATCATACGTGCAATATTGGCCGGGGTATTACCTGCACCAGCCGCATTTGCAGCCTGCATAGTAGCTTCACGGATTTCATCACGGATTTGTTTAAGTTCTTCTTTTGTATATTGCGGACGGCTTTCTCCGTCTTTAGGATCTTTTTCCCAGTCAATATGTTCGTCAAGTAACTCGCCTAATGCGGCAAGTTCTTGTTCGTCCATGCTGTCATAAATCTCGTCATATACTTGTTCTGCACTCTTACCATAATGTTTTGGATCATGAAAGATTTTAATTTCTGGAGGCTGTTCTCCAATACGGTCACGAATCAATTGTCCGTTAACACAATAGTCTGCGGCAATATTAAAAATACGTGCATCGCGTCCTTCACGTCGGCCCATATGGTCAAAAACGTTATGAAGAATTTCGTGTGCAACGACAAACTCTACTTGCTTAGTAGTGAGGGTTTCAAAAAACGAACGACTGTAAAATAGATTGCGACCATCAGTTGCCGCAGTTTTACACCAGTCGCTGGCGTCTACAACCTTAAGGCGTGTTGCCATATTTCCAAAAAATGGATGGCGAAGAAGTAAGCCCACACGAGCTACGATAATTTTGTCTACTACGGGGTCTAGACTGTGTTGCATGTTCTGCTCCTAAGTTGCTATAGTATATATTATAACACCGCCCGAAGGCGGTGTCAATCGGTTTATTTTAACGTTTTTCCGTTGCAGCCGAAATATACTTACCAAATTTGGCATGGAAATCATCAAAGCATTTAATCTCATCCGGATCCAGAGGCAAATTGTATTGGGTAAGAGCAAGTTTAGTACTCATAATAACCAATTCAGTTTCAAAGTTATTCATAATGAATTCAAAGAAACAGTTAACTTGATCGTTCCAATTTTTAGCATTCTTGTCGCTAGAATCTTTAAGTTCATAGCACAAACTAACAGCTAATGAATACATTGCAGAAATCTCTTTTGAATCCATCTTTTTAACTTTGCCAGTCAAAATATCAGTTGGATTTGGCATCTTGCTAGCAACCTTGCGGTGCGCCATAAACTTAATAGCAAGGCCTTCACCAACTGCTCCAGAGATCAAGTCAGTCAGTGTGTTTTCATCAGTATCGTCATCTTCAAGCAATTCGCTTACAAATGTCCAGCTACGTGGAGTAGCAAATGCACGACTTGAACTTTTTGGATCAAAATCGTACAAGTCCTTTTTAGAGAATGTCAAAAAGCCAACAACGTCTTTATGAATACGATTTTCTGTAGCCCAAAAACTGTAGTCTTCCCAGTCTACACGCATTTCCAAATGCAAGAAGCGATTAGCCAACGGAGCGGGCATACGATAAGTTACACCCTTATCTGCTTCGCGATTACCCGCCGCAACAATGAGAACGTTATCTGGAAGTTCGTAAGTACCAACTTTACGATTCAAAATAAGTTGATAAGCTGCCGCTTGTACTGCTGGCGGAGCAGAGTTCATTTCATCCATGAACAGGATAATTTGTTTGTGATTTTTAGCAAACTCTTTGCTAGGCAATTCGCCTGGGGGAGCCCAAACCATTGTGTTAGCGTTTGAATCAAAATATGGAATACCTTTAATATCAGTAGGTTCCCAAAGTGACAAACGAACGTCAATTACATGAGCGTCCATATCTTCGCCAAGTTGCTTGACAATATCGGATTTACCAATACCGGGAGGACCCCATAGGAACAAAGGACGCCGTTTTGCAAATCCTTTGCTAATAGCTTTTTTGGCTGCTTTTGGGCCAACTGTACGTGAAATAATCTCGCTCATTTAATGTTCCAATCTTAAGTTGAGGGTTGTTGTTTAACTGTCTATGTATGTATTATACGGCAATTCCACAACAAAGTCAATAGGAAATTGGTTAAATCACTCAGATTCTTTTCGTGAATTAATGGCTTTTATAAGTCCGTACTTGCGGATGTCGTCCGAAAACAACATTAGTTCGAACGCTTTTTTCTCGGAAAAAACGGTTATACTCTGATTGGTCAGATAGTACGGACAATCGATAAATTGATCAAAAAATATGATCGTTTGTGGACTTAGCTCCACATGCTCAGTGAAAGGGATTTCGTATTCTTTTAAGTCTAAGACTGATGTTACATGTTCGTATCCAGCATCAGTAAGGCGTAAGCCGCCTTTGTCTTTTGTTCTAGTGTTTTGCCACCACATTCTGTGATGTATTTTTACATTAGCTTCATCTAAGGATTTTTCTTGTTCTTTTAAAAAAATCTTAGTGTAGGCCAGTGAATTGATCATTTCAATACTTGACCAGTTGTTAGAACTGTTACTTGGAAATCACTGCATCCAAAAGTTAAGTTCAATTTTTTTGCCAAATTAATAGCATGGCCTGGATTACTAAATGCAACTTTCTTGTACTTAGGACCTGGATAACTTGTAATATTGCTAAAGCTCTTTAAATTAAAAGGTGCACCTTTATAGAAGACAGCCCAGATGGCATCAGCTTCTAAAACCTGTTCACATTTGTAATTTTTCTTATTAACATGCTCTAACAGTACCTTTGGTTTTGGTCGACTCATATATGCGTTCCTCAAATATACGCATATATTTATCCTATAACTAGTCTTTAAAACCGCCCCCGTCAAGCTCAACAGTGACGGTATCGTTGGTAGATTGCTTTAAAATGTGTAAAAGATTTTCATAATCTTGCGTTAGCTTACTAGTTACTTCGCCAAGAGTGAATGCTAGCAATTTAGCAGTCCTAATGTCCAGTTTTACTTCTTTTTGCTGGCTCATATCAGCCATTTTTACTTGTTGAATGAATTGCTGTAAAGGTATTGTATTAATTGGATTATTTGACATTTGCCAATACCTCTTTAGATTCTTCTTCAGTTAAGTATGGACCTGAAAACTCATAACGTTCAATAGTAATTAATTTTGGACAAAAACTACGTACCCAATTTTTAGGAAATTTAATTACATAATGACCAGCACAAAATAAACTTTTACTTTGATTACTTTTAGTAAACAAGGGTAGCTTGCGTCTAACATCATACATTGAGTTGTACGGTTTCCATTTAGTTGGATAACCGTGACACTCATTTTCATTACTATGTGAAACAGTTGTCTTAATTCCTTTTAAGAAAAAGTTATCACCAAATTTCTTTGTAATTTCTGATTTTTTACTAAAGTAAAGTTCACCGTTTTTAGCACTCAACATATATTTGTTGTTTTCGTTTTTATGTAGAGTCCCAACACGTTCGCCGTCTTGTTCAACTACCCACAGCTTGCCATCTACGATTGGCTTAGCATGAAGATCTGTCATATGATTTTTACCTTAACTTTAAATTTCTCAATTTCATCTTTGAGGTGTAACTTTTCTTTTTTAAGATCAGTCACGTTTTCATGATGCGCTTCTAACTTAGTAATTTGTTCATCAAGGATGTCATGTTTTTCCTGCAAATGTGCAATGTGATGCTCTAGTTTTTCTCTAGTAATCATTCAGGCTCCTTTAAAAGTCCTCTCCATGAGACTACATGTTCGTCACTCCATTGAACGCCGTCCCATTGTGCATAACTTGGAAACGGCCAATTTGGAATGTTGCTTGATGTTACTTGATATGCCCCCTGTCTTGCTGGATTAATGCTTACTGGAAACCAATCAGTAACTTCGGGTTCTTCATGAAATTCTTCTGATGCTTCTTCTAATGTTTCGTTTGCAACTGGTGCATCTTCGTCAGGCTCACCTTTAAATACTTCACCAGTATCTTCATTGGTAAGTTCCAATGGACCATAGTAATAGTACTCTGTATCGTCACACTGCCAACCTAAATTTTCCACACCATCAAAAGAATCTTCTTCCCACGCTGTGATAAATTCTTCAACATCTTCCTCAGATGCTTTGCCGTTACCATCTTCGATATCGCACCAGCATCCGTCAATCATATCCCACATTTCCCACGATTCATCGTTATCAATACAGCTTAATTCGTAACCGTCTTCGTTTTTGAGTTCATCATTGGTAAGCGGTTGTTCGTCAGATTCTACAGTAAATGTAGCCCAGCGATATCCTTGCTCAATAGTGATGACCTTACCTTCTTTGTAGAAAAACATTTTTTCTACGGCCGATTTTTTATATTGTGGAGATAGTTTCCAAATAGCCATTTGATAACTCCTTAATTATCTAATTCCATTGCGTTGTACTCTTTAACTACAGCAAGTACTTCTTCTTCTGTATTGCATACAATCTTAGAATTTTTCCATTCGTTGTCATTATCACGACCGCCAACTTCTACCATCCAACCATTGTCGTAACGGTTGATTGTAATTGATTCATTTACTTTTGCTAGTTTGCTTAGTTTTGCCATTTTATTTCTCCTGTTGTAATTTACGCCATGTTACCGCTGACTCAGGGTAACGTGATTGGAATGGTTCTGCATATTGTGTAATGTTGTCAGTAATTTTCTTCAAATCATACAAATTGCAGAACTTTAGCAGTCTAATACCTACTTGATCAATAGATTTAGGAACTGCTTGTGTGTCGATTGTTTCGTTAATTATTGTTCGAATTTCTTTAGGTTGTGCAGACAAATCGATCAGTACACGATTTCGTTCATAGTCTTCTAGTACACGATGTTCTTCGCCATTATGGTCAACCCAACGTTGCAACATCATATTGTTCCACGCGAAGCCCTTGTCTTTTCGATCATTGTATGCTTCTTGTAGTTTGTTTACACGCACCTTAGGATACGCACTAAACACATTATCAGTGGGGTCACCACGAATACATTTTTGGAATAGTAACCATTCTGGATTTGGAATTTCTTTATGCTCTTGTGTTTTCTTATCAACTACACGCTTACCTTTAGCATCAAATATGCCTTCGTGCGTAATAATAGTTTCCATTACACCGTTGTATTGTTTTACATTGGGTGCAATCAATTGTACGAAATCTGTATCTGTTGAAATGATAATATGATCATCATTTGGATGACTTTGTATGAAGCCAGCAATCAAATCGTCTGCTTCTAATTGCTGATGTTGTAAAACTGTACAGTTTGTTTTTTCTGCAATAAACGTTTTAAATGTATCAAACGCTTCCCAAAATACTGTTTCTTCTTCAGCTTCTTTTTCAGTATGTGCGGCACGTGCCTCGCTACGGTTACGTTTGTACGGAGGATAATGATCTTTGCGCCAGCTACGACCCTCGAGGCAGAACACTACGTGATCGCCACCAAAGTCATTCCAAGCCTTTTTAATACTGTTGAGAGTAATGTGGAATGCCATACCTAGTTTGATATCAGCACTTCCATTAATCACATGTCTCGCTCTAAAGAACGTATTTGCTGTATCAACTAAAATATATTTCATTTTACCTCTGCTTTTCCGTCTGCAAGTTTACTTACGTTAATGTAGCCAGCACCTCTAGAAGCATCCTGACCTTCATCGCTTAATATGTTACGAGCTAAGTCTCTAAACCAGCGATCCACAATTTCTTCATCTGGATCACCGTCATAACCATATCCTTCTTGCTTTAATTGTACTACAAAAGCAGCGTTCCAGTCAAGCTCAAAAAAGCCGTTTCTTACATTATCTTTGTTTACATGAGTATCCAAAACGGAAACCCAAGGTTCGCCTTTACGTGTAGCACGTTCTTTTGGAGTCAATTTGGCAAGCTCTGCTTTGGCTTCTGCGTCTGCGGCTTCTTTTAATTTTTGTTCTGTTAACTTTTGAGCAACTGCCGCCTCAGCTTTTGCCATTGCTGTTGCATCTTCAATTGCTTTAATTCCAGTAATTTTCTTTATAAAGTCTTTAATCATTTTATCGTTTCCATATGATATGTTAATGTTTCTAACGGGAATATTGGACTAATTTTATTCTCGTAAAATTCTAAATTTGATTCAGCAAATGGTATTAACAATTTTTGGAACCAAGTTTGATCAATTCCTTCGTTAAATGTTTTGCGATGCATTTTAAATTTACAAGGACTATATGCATATCTTTCATGATATGTATGTCCTTTTACAAAATAGCTCAATGTATCTACTGTAAAAAAGTGAACATGTGTTGGATCAACGCAGGCCCATTTACTGCGGAAATACGGCACAATAATAGTAACAGTAGCACCTGGTTTGGTTATGCGATGAATTTCTTCCATTGTTTTAACAATGTTGTTTAAATGTTCTAATACATTGTCTAAATGTACAACATCAAACTCACCACTCTCAAACGGCCATGGAAATACATCTAAGTTGTGTACTACATCAGCACCAACATTTTCGTTAATGTCTACAGTAACAATAGTATCTCCAGGATTTCCTGGACGTTCTTTCTTACCACATCCGAGTACTAGTAATTTTGCCATTAGGTACCCCACTCATTTTTAAATAGTGGCACTTGTAATCTGTCACTATAACGCCATCCACGTTTCATAGCAAGATCGGCCACCTTACGATTGTTTAATGCATACACACTTTCTACACCGCCAACTGGCATTAGATAAACATGTCCAGTGAAACCTGCTTTACGATATTCTTCAGTAGCACGTTCTGCATCGGCAAAGTCTTGTTCTGTAGCAATAACAAATTTTAAATATGCTGTACCATACTCTTCGTACTCACATACAATCTCAGGACAGATTGCTTCTTCCCACTTCTCGCCACTACAAGGAAGTTTAGCACTTACACTAAATGTAATCTCACGCCAAAAATCTTGATCATGATGACTTTTCCAAGTATGCAAATATGAAGCAAATTCTGGAGTTAATTTTTGAGTACCGTTTGTTTCAAAAGTAATTTCTCTAAGACGCCACATACTAGGATGATCTAACAAATCTGGATAAGCACGTTGCCAACCTAACAACGGCTCTCCGCCTGTAATAACTAGATGCTCATCTTCCCAACGCTTGTGCGGAAGTATCTCCATAATACGATTTACAATAGCGTTACTTTCTAACATTGGACTTAGATCTTTAAACTCTGGCATCCATGATGCATAGCTGTCACAACCTGTGCTTACAAGCGGCAAGTCTTCATACTTTTGAAAAGACTCAATCATTTTGTGTGTTGCCGCAATGTCAGTAGCTTCGTGACTGACTTCACCACGTGGCATGCCAAAGCCTGCGCATTTAAAGTTACACCCAAATGTACGCAGAAACACAGACGGGACACCCATGTAGCGTCCTTCACCTTGGATACTGTAAAACAGTTCCGCTATTTTAATTTTACTCATACACAATCCTGTTCTTTTGCCATTTTTGTTATTATAGCACGTTCTTCTTTATTTTGTCTAGTATTACGAAACTCTTTAACGTCTGCTGATGCAGTTACAAGAGTTTGAGCATAATTAATTGTTTGTTGCTCTTTCAAACAAATAGTCGATTCGGTATCAATATACCCTTTGGTAAGTAATGTCCAAATATGTGTCCAGCGTGACTTTGACCAAAAGTTTGTTCTAGTAGTAACATAGATGTTAACAGAAATACCTGTATCATCAGACTCTACCCAGACATTGTGATCACAATCTGTATTAGAACATTCGCAAGCAACTCGATAAACTTTTGAATCGCCCCAATCGTTTTGCTTCAAAATACCTTCTGCTGGAGTTTGGGCTTTCATTGTTTGAACATCTCTAAATTAATAATTTTAGCAACACGCTCACCGACATTTTCACCAGTGGGAATAACATAAGTTTGTTGATCGTGTCGATCCTTACGGTCATCATAATGTCGAACATTGAGAATCTTACCACCAACTGCATTGCTTAGTTCAAATGTAATGCGACCTTCGCCTTCTGCACGGCCACGTTCTACCATTGCTGTTCCCATACCAATTGCCATTTTATGTTTATCCTGTAACCATACTGTTGAATTTATTTGATCGTAGTGGTCTCTATTTTCCCACATGTCTCGAACTTTGGTATATAACCATTTATCAAACCATTTCATTCTACATCTTCCTCAAACCATTCGTCAACCATTGTTTCTGCTTCGTCTTGCGTTAACGCCGGAACAAAAATACGTGCTGGATGTCCAACTGTATGTTGTATATCAAATTTAACCACACCTGCTGGTATGTGATCGAATTCTCTCTCTACAATAAATTCTTGTAAATTCTTTGCACGGAAAATTAATTGATCAGTTAAGTCTTTAGCTGTTGTCATCTTGGGGCAAACTCCTGTTGTAATTTAATGTTATCAAAAAACTCTTTCTTAGCACCTGGATCAGTTTTAAATGAACCAGTAAGTACAGTTGTCTGTGTTAATGAACTATGTGCCATAATGCCGCGATTCTCACAGCAACCGTGTGTTGCTTGAATGTATACTGCTACGTTTTTGGAATTTGTTGCTCGGCTGATTTCCCTAGCAATGTCATTGCAAAGTTCCTCCTGGAGAGTACCTCGACGGGCACACCACTGAGCGATCCTTGTATACTTGCTAAGTCCGATGAGTTTCTCAGCCGCAATAATACCAATATAAGCAACGCCAGTAACGGGTTGGTGATGATGGCTACACATACTGCGAAGCTCGCTACGAACAACCAGCATGCCTTCATAACGGTCCGCCGAATCATTTGGAAAACATGTTGCGTCTGGTGCTGATTCATATCTACCTGCCATAATTTCGTTAAAATACATCTTAGCAAGTCTACGTGCTGTGCCTTTGCTATTAGGATCGTTTTCTCTATCAATAAGTAAACTATCAAGCACTTGCTCAAATGCAGGTGTTGCTTCGTCAATTAATTTTTCTATATCACCTTCGTGCAAGTATTCACTGATGTTATCACCTGCCCAAAAACGTTTACCTTCACGTTTCATCTTAAAACGAATATGATCGCCTAAGTATGCTTCTTTGTAATCTTTGTTGTCGTCGCCTTGTTGTTCTGCACCGGTAAGTGCGTTCTTCAAGTCTTCTGTTGTAAATGTTGTCAAGTTAATTCTCCGATCATTTGTACATTATATAGATTATTTAGGCAAATGTCAACTAAAGTATCCATAAGATACAACAAACCCTATACCAAACCAGAAAATTACATATTCTAACCAATATTTTTCAAGTAAATTTTCTATCTTATTTTTAAGAGTCATATGTTGTTTCCATCAAATTATGTTGCGATCTTTTTTATAGTTTTCGTAGTGCCGCTTGCGGCATTCTTCTTTAACTGATTGCGGAATATCTGGATGCCATTCTGCCATTCCGCAATCGTAATATCTACCTTGAGGTTGATTTTGTATAATCATATATCCAAAGATACTCAATATTGTAACGGCAAGTATGACAATGATAATATCCTTCATAGTCGTTCGCTCAAAAGTATACGACATAAATCAGCATCTTTTTTATTTTTAAATGTAAAGGTCATGCAATCTTCTTCAGGATGAGATTCGTATCTGTTTCCAGGCAATCCAAATACTTCTAGTACTAGAGCACATGTTTCATTCCACCAAAAACCATTTTGGTTGTCCCATAATACTGCTACTTGATTCTCATTTGTCGCTAACACGATAGTTTCCTTTTTCTGGAATAACATGTCTAACACCTCCACGTGGATCTTCCATATCACCCTTGCGTCTAGGAATCATATGTACATGTGGATACATTATTGTTTGTCCAGCAGCCTCGCCACAGTTTTGTCCGACATTAAAAGCGTCCCACCTGCCCGACTCGACGCCCATGTAACCAAATTTGTATGCGGCTTTGTAACAATCCCAGAGATGGTCCCAGTCTTCTTTGGTAGGCACAAATAACAGATGTCCTTCCGTAACTGGGTATGCATCTCGGAAGACCCAATAGTCTTTAGTTCGGTATTCAATACCGGTCCACGGTGCTCGTTTTTCATCAAGTGCCCTTTCAATATCAGTTGTCATTGCGCCAAAACTCTTCCCAAGGATAAACTAACCAACAGTCCTCTTCTGCTTTGTTGACTTCCCAAACAGAGTAGTCAACAGTTTCTTTACTTGCCATATTGTTAGTTAGTGTAGCAAATCGAACATTGCCTCCCCACACGTGATTCCAAAAATCGTGATCGGGATGACAGCCACTTGGCCAGTCTTGTTTGATCCAGGCAATAGTGCTACCTTGATCATTAATGTCGTCTACAATAAGAATTTTTTTTCTGTAAGCCGGATCAACAAACGTGCCAGTGGATTCTCGTATTTCACTAGGGACACAACCAAATGCATCTTCAGCCATGCCTAAGTCGCTTACACAATCTCCACCATCACGTAAACTTACTTGTAATGGACGCATGGGAATTCCCATATATTGACTAAGCAGTACTGCTGGCACAGCACCGCCACGTGTGATACCTACAATATAATCTGGACGCCAGTTGTCTTGCTGTAGCTGTCTAGCAATATCTAAACAAGCACCTTCAATTTGACTCCAGCTATAGTAAACCTTTTTCATTAAGTGCCTTACTGTAAATTACGATTATCATCTTCTTCTGAACGCATAATTGCTTCAACAATGTCTTCATCTAAATCTTCTATATCTACCTCATGGGAGTTTTCTTCAAGTTCTCCACTTTTGAACATACGATGAATTTCAGAAACAAGTTCGTCAAGTTCTTCTTGTGTGCCATCAAAATTATCAAAGCAGCCTGGTGCAAATTCGATTTTAGTTGCTTTTGGTTTATCAGTCATGATCGCCTTTAATTGATTCAAATGTTCTATACTTACCCAATGCATTTATGTATTCGTCATACATCTTTTTTAGTTTTGGATATTTCTTTTCAAGTATAACATCTCTTTCGGGAATTTGCAAGACTTTTTCAATTGTGTTTAACCGTTCTTCCAAGTCACGGCCGTTAATAACCATTCGACCTTTAACTTCTAATTCTGGCGGAGTTTGTTTAACAATCATAACATTGTCATTTGGATTAGTCCACGTTGTACCGTTAGACCCACTTGTTAAAAACTGTCCTGATGTATTGGTAGTTGTATAAACGTAGCCACCACTAGTAGTATTAGCTATGTTGTTTGCGTTCTTCAAGATATAGCTCATTATGTATCCATTTATTTTTAACAAGGAATCCCCATTCTTGTTTTTGTGGACCTGGCATGAACAATGTCCACGCAGTTACGTTAGGATCAAGCTCAATACGATGATAGCTGTTAGCACTACATATACGAAAATGTCCTGGACCTCGCCATTTACACATTTCACCTGACATATTACCTTGCTCGTCAAATAACGGAATCCATTCATAGTATCCGCCTTTTAAAATCAGTGTAGCATAAGGCCACGGATGATCATGTACATCGCCAGGATCTGACTGATGAAACTTGTGTAAAAATATGTTAAACGGAAACCAGTTACGATCCTTTAGGAACAAATAGTAACGTGTGATAAGTGGAGCACCGTTTTGGCGATCCATAATAATACGTTTACGTCCAATGTGTTCTAAAAATTTAAGAAGCATATTTATTGCCTTTCTTTGCTTCCCAATCGTCCTCAATCATTGCATAAGTTTGTTTGAATTTTTCAAATGCAATTTTTAAAGCAGGATATTCCTTACACATTTTTTCAACTTCTGAGTAGCTAGGGAAACTATCAACCCATTCAATTGGTAAATTAAAACTCCAATTATCTGATCCACCAATAGTAATAGTATCTAAAGGAGAGATTGTACTAATACTTCCGCTTGCAAGTGTATAACTTCCAGCAAACACGGAAGTGTCTATAGTTACAGTATTGGCACTTGTTATTGACGACAAGTCAATTGTGTCACTGTTTAATGTTATTGAGTAAGTCTCTGGCGCTAAAGAACTGTTCATTTAAGATATCCTTTTGTTTTCTAATTTGTGGAATCCTAGTTCTGTAATTATCCATATGCTGTATAATTTCTTTACACAAATTAGGACGATATACATTATATGCGTCCCAGCTTTCGGTCCACTTACTTGGATACTTAAATGTGTCCAAGTACATTTCTTTGTAACTTAGTCTGTCAGGAACCATTGGAATTGCATCTACAACAGTGCCTTCATAACAACTAATGCCTAATGTTTCTTGCAAATTAGCACTAAACACTAGTTTTGCCTCACCCAATAAATTATGATATTCATTTTTAGTCAGTTGTTGATCTTGACATACGACAAATTCATATTGTGGTAAGTGTTCTTTTAAATCTCTAAAAATATTAACTTGTTTTTCTGGAGCAATACGATGTGGGAATAAGATAAGATCACGCTTGGGCATGTTCTTATACATTGTTAACGTATCTTCCATATACTCCATGGGCCATCCTGTGCGTATAATTTTACTTTGATTAGTATAATAGTTTGGTGGAGTAAGAGTATCATGGAACAAGTTTTCAGTAAACATGTTAATATGAAACTCTGTAGCAAAGTAGTTATAATCAAATGAATGGAAGAAACTTTTCTCAGCATGTCTAACCCAAGGTTTAGCACCAACCAAGCGTCCAAGAAAGTCTTGTGGATCATATGATCCAGCATGCCATAAGCCGTGTGTAGTTACCGGAATACCTAGCAACTCACTCATGTACTTTAAGTTTATGATACCAGGATGCCAAGCATCAGTAAAGATAAAGTGATCGCCGGAATGAACGGCTCCGTTACAAAATAAACGACCCATCTGCTCAACTTGACTAGCCTTGTATATATTAGTCCCGCCAAAGTTAAGAAACGCTCCTGGAGTGGTAGCACTAGGTATGTCCATAGGACCAGAGATAATTTGAACATTGTGTCCTGCCTTTTTAAGTAGTTTGGGTACACTAGTTTTCCATTGACCAGTGTACCGTGTGTCAACTGCTTCAAGGTCGACTAAAAAGACTTTCATCAGTCTTTGAACCTTGGTTTGCTGTTAAAATTTGGATTATGTGGACGAGGATTCTTGCCCAAATAAGGTTTACGTTCACCGTTCCATGCCTTCTTAGGTCGACGGCTGTACTCAAAATCTCGCCAATTTTGACTTTCCCTATTATAAAGGTCGGCTGGGTTATAGTTACGCAACTCAAAGCGACAAAAGTCGAGATAGTTGTCCAGGTCATCAAAAATCTTAACGACTTCGTTTTTCATAGGAGTATTTCCTTTAATTTTAGTACTTAATAAATGAACCATTTTCTCCGTCTTCGGAGACCTCAATCCAAACCTCACGGCCTGGATACTTATTGGAAATAGTGTCGTACAATTCGTCCGACATCATTTCGCAACTCTTATGATCTAGCGACAAAACACCTTGTGCGCTAGAATACAGTTGTTCAAGCCATCGCTTGAATTGTATGAATTCCACATCTCTGTCATTGTGGGTGACACTAAGCCATACCCTAAAATGGAAAATATGACGATGAGGATTAGCAAGAAACGATACATCATATTGATCTCCTGTTGCTAGGTTAGGGTCTGTTGCGGCCGCAGGATAGCAATGGATGCCTTCCTTTTGAAATGTGACCCAAATCATTTTAAGCGGCCGTATATCTTGTTTAAGAATCATAGTGTTGTATCTTGTGTGTACTGATCCCAATGAGTGTACTTGTCTTTACTCATCAAGCTCTGTAAGTGATGTGTCCACACACCTGGATTTGTAGCACCCCAAGTTCGGTCGTCCAGTTTAAGTGTGGCATTATAGTTGAGTTGATTAATGTAAGGTAACTTGACACTAATCATGGGAACAAATCGAGGATATTCGTTATATGCTGATTCCAATACACCTTCAATGTGTTCAACACCAAAGTCTAAAGTAACCCAATAGTCTGCTTTTAAACAGCCAATAATAACTTCATCCCATGCTTTATATTCTTCGTGGCTAATACTTTTAGGATTAAAACTTTGACTAGTGCCAAAGTAAATATGTTTAATACGTTTGCTTTCGTCCAAGTATGCTTGTGTATCCCCTGCCTTACGAAGTATGTCTTCTAAAGGAGGTGTGCCTACAACAAACAAAGTGAACATGCCATGACAAACAGTATGCTCTACTTCGTAGCCTGTAAAATATGTGACGTCTTGTCTTTGTTGTGTATCTAACATGTTGTAAGTATATAATAATTAATATATAAAGTCAAATCCAATTTTACCAAAGTAAGTAGCCTCTGCTTTGATTGGCTTTTCGATTAATACTTTCTTCAAATGCTTGTTCCCACTGTGATACTCTAGGATATGCGTTTGACCAAAATCTATCAACAATTATGTCACCGTTTTCAATCCAAGTAGCCGCATCTTGCATACATTTATAAAAACCTTCAGTTCTTGGACTAGGGAACATAATAGTACATGCTTTCCAAAGTAAATTACCAAAATCAGTGTTTACTTGCTTTTGATTTCCAAACACAATTAACGCTTCGTTGTTTACGATTGGTTGATCAAATACATCTGGGCCTGAACCCAAATCAATAATAACGTCAAAGGTTCCAGTGTATTCTTCAGAAAGCAGTTCTCCCCACTGACGTTTATTGCTTTTACCTTTTACTGTGATTTCAAAATCTAAATGATTTAGTTTAATTGTATGATACGCAACCCAAGCAAGGAAGCCACTGCCTATAATCAGCAATCTCTTACCTGGCCCACTTCGTTCTGCAATTTCTCTAATGGGTTGATGAATAATATTAATCCCGCATGCTACTGGTTCTAGTATGTATTTAGGATCAGCTTCGGGTACCTTAACATATTCTCTAGCACGTACATTATATACATCCGCATACGCAGGCTCGCCACGTGTTGCCACAAGGTCTCCTACTTTAACATCAGTTACTTTATTACCAATTTCAATAATTTGACCCAATCCTTCGTGACCATGCATATTTGATGGCAATAACGCAAACTTTCCTTGCATCATATCAATGTCACTTCTACAAATACCAGTCATAACCGCTGCTACTTGGATTTCTGTTTCTCCAGGAGGCTGTACATCGTACTTTGCTTCAAAGAAAGCACCTTTACCGTCTGTTTGTAATGTATCTACTATCATAAATCTTCTATCCTTTCATGTATCCAAAAGTCTTGTTGTAATTGTTCTTGCCAAAAATTGTTGTTAGTTAGGTTTTCAATAGTATCAACAATCATATTATGATATGCTTCTTCTGGGCACCAACCTAGTTCAAAACGTTCTACGCTACCATCTTCCATTGTAAATTTAATAGAGCTATCGTCTTCATGCATATTAGCCCAATCTGCTAGTAAAGTCCATTTATTACCAAATAACAGATGGCAACGATCATCCACATCGTATGTCCCATTAGGATTTATAGTTCCATATTCAGTACTTTTAATATTTTCCAGATTATGACATTGTAGTGAGTGTCTTCCAGTTTGTTGTTCTTTTAGCCAGTTTGGATTCATAGCAACATAAAGACTTAGTAAGTGTGGCATTAGATCTCTACTAACTCCGCCAAACGCTAATTTTTTAGTAGTAAACCAGCTGCCTGGATTGGGAATACAATTTTTCCTACTCCAAAATATGTCTACAGTCTTTGCTTTAGCGGCTAATTCCTTTAATTCACTTATATTACTACGCCACATGTTATTTTTAACCATCATGAAGCGTGTATTGCTAAATGTTTGAACCAATGTAGCCCAGTTTTCTGATCGAGCAACACCAGGTTTTTCAACAAATACAATTTTACTTACAGGTGCAACTCGGGTTGCAATGTCAAAATGTGTAAAGTTAGGTGTACAAATATGTACAGTATCAAACGGAGCATACAATAGTATAGCAGAATCAATACTGGGTAACATTGCACCTTTTGTAATATCCTGATCCACAGTAATAACTTCGTGGCCAAGTTTGTCTAGCACAGATTTGTACAAGTTTCCAATACCCATACCAATGACTAGACTACGCTTGCTCATTTTTCTTTTCCTCGTAGGATTTAAACATTCGAGTTACCTCTTCCATGCGTTTGGCAAACACATGCGGGCTTGCTTCTGCGGCCTGCTCCATATCCCAGTCGCTAGGATAATGACGCAAACAACTTCTAGCGCCGTCTTTAATTGCTTTTGGAACTCGAGGAGTAGTTAGAATCTCAAGTAAAAACTTTTGAGTCTGCAATACTGCTCGATATCTTTCATCAGGTAGCGTCATCTTCTTTCTCGATTTCAGTTTCTAGTTCATCAAGTTTGTTAATTTCATCTTCACTAAATTCATCGCTATGTTCAACAACTGGTTGTGCAACAACTGGAGCAGTTTCTACAACCTCAAACAAGTTTTCAAAATTTGTATGAGCATTGATAGCTTTCTTACCACTTGCGCCACGTGTACCAATAACACGATTCCAAAAGAATCTAAATTCATCGATAACTTTTAACGCAGTACCTTTGTCGCTTGTAGCAAACAATGCTTCAACAATGTCTTTAAAGAATATCTGATCAAAACGTTCGTCAACTAACATATTAGGGCAACGACCAGCATCATATTGTCTGTTGGCTTCTTGAACAGCGTTCAAATGCATCCAAACATTATGACCCATCATAATGCCATAACTAAAACTATCCCACGATGTTTTATTAACTTGTCCAAACTTGTTAGTATCGCCTGGGCCGTAAATGCAAATTTCATTGAGTTTAATCTGATCAATAATGGGACTAGATTCAAATACTTTTAAAATGCCATCTTGAATAACTGCGTCTTTATACAAACGTGTATCGTTAGCATACTTCTTGTCATCAGCACTTGATGTCATTCTGTATGTCCATTTTTTACGATCTTCTGTTTCTGTTTGAATATAAATCTGTCCGTTAGCAGTTGCTAAGAACGGGCTTGCACAGTCAAAGCTGATACTAAAGTTTTCGTTATGATGTTTGCGAACAACACGTTGAATATCTGTAAGTAATACTGCCCATTCTAATTTACTTGTACCTAAAAAGTGCATCCAATCTTGATGACCTTTTTCTAACAATCCATCAAAACGTAATTCAACTAATCGTCTTAGTACAAGCTCGACATCACACATGTTCTGGCCACCCATACCCCAGCCATTAAATGCACGATCACCGTATTGCTTTGGATCACAATACTTTTTCATGCGATCATACCAGTCATCTGCTTGACCGTGATTCTCGCCTTGTAATACGTTTAAGAACTTGCAATTGCCGTTTCGATTATTAACAAAGTAATCATTATTAATATATGTGCCATTAACTGCATCAGCATAACTGCTAATGCCGATTAGTTTAGGACTTTCTGGATTTTTAGCAGTCCAACTTGGAATATCAAGACACATACCATAGTCCATTAAGGTATCCATCCAAGCTAAAACTTGTTTACGCTTTTTCATTGCACGTGGACAGTTGGGATCTTTCCAATCACCAGTCCATTTGCCTTTACCAATTTGGAAACCACCAGAGTCACCTAACACCCAAGATGTATTGCGATCTCTGTTACGGAACATATCCTCTTTTGGATCAAACTTATTCAAGTCTAAGTTAGCATGTCCAGCACTATACAAGCACCAGTGATAATAAAATGCACCCTTGTCTGGATCCAAATAGTTGAGACTCTCCGCACCGTGTGCAAATGATGGCGGAATACGAGTGGGGTCTACATAATTAAAATGACGTTGTTTACCAACAAACGTCGAATAAAATGTCGACGTTGCTGGCAAAAACTTTGCGTAATCGCTTTGTGTAGCCGTTAAGTTTGTATTCATTACTTAGATTGAGCTGGAAGAATATAGTTGTATTCTGTAATACCACTATCAACTGTAATTTGCATAGCGCCTTGATCACTAATGCGTACTGTGCTCTTACCATCTAAGTTAAGAATACTAATAACAGCGTTAATTGGCCATGACCATGTGTGTTTCAATTTACCAACAACATTTGGTTGGAATACAAAGTTACCAGCGTGTGTACTTGCATCACCAAAACTTACAACTAAATTGCCATTGTCTGTTTTGACTTGGAACACGTTTTCTTCTGTATGTGCAGCCGCTTGCAATTTCAAACGACTGATTGAGCTCAGTGAAGGTTCAAATTCAATGTCCCAACCGTTGCCTTTGTACTTGACGCTTTTTAACTTTTCGTTAATAACTTCAGTACTCATAAATCTATAATCGTTAACAAAGTCGCCAGTTGCATTTTCAAAGTGCAAACTTGTTGGAATATCTACGCCGTTGCGTTGACTAGTAACAACATTAATCTTTGCGTTTTCTTTATATTCTGGATTCTTCAAGTGTAGTGCTAATTTGTCTAAGTTAGGCATACCAAATACGCCTGCAAATTCAGTAACTACCTTGTGTGTTTTAGCATTAACAATAACGCTACGGTCTTCTGCCATTGATTCAATAGTTGTTTCTCCGTTCTCACCAGAAACTTTAACTGTTGGCAAAAAGCCTAGGCTATGTGTATGTGCTACGATGTCTTGTAAAATGTTTTTCATATGGGTCTCCAAGTTTGTATTTTAACTGATATTGACGCTTGTGTCAACACCTTTTTTTACTTTTTTGTTGTACTCTATTACCGTTTCCAATAAATCAAATTTTTGATCTAATGAATTAATGTAATGAATAAACGCCGATGTATCTTTTGGAAAGCAATGCCCTCCCCAACCTCTTTCACCATCAGGTCCGGGAACCATGCTGTGACTTGTGCCAATTCGGTTATCTTGGCAAATTAAGTGTCTAACAATATCAAAGTCATGTCCACTTGCCTCACATATATCATATATGTGATTAAAGAACGATACTTTCATTGCTAAAAAACTATTTGTTGCGTATTTGATAATTGCAGCTTCTTCAATTGAACACTTGTGTACTACTAACAAGTTTGGCATTGCTCCCCTAAAAGCACAGTGCCAAAAATCCAACGGATCATCACCGCCAATAATCATATACTTTTGCTTGGCAAAATCTTCAATTGCTGACTTTGCTCTTAAAAACTCTGGACTATACGCAATGCTATGTTCAGAATATTTTTCTGTAATAGCTTTAAGTTTGTCTGGACTTACTGTGCTTTTAATTAAGATTGGCATATGAACTGGTGTTTGACTAATAACGTCTAACACGTTGCTGATATCACAATCCCCATTATCGTCACTAGGGGTATTAACACAGATAATAATTCCAGCGGCATCATAATGATCTGAAATTTTAACTTCAGTGAGTGCTGGATCAACTACTTCAGTTTCATAAGTGTATTTTAAAGCAGCCTTAACTGCCTTACCTACAAATCCGTAACCTGCAATAATAAATTTCATATTAAAATTCGAACAGTTTATTAAACGTGTTCTTCTCCTCTGTACTTTGCACGTCCCACTTCAATACACCAATCAAGTTATCAAGTTTATTATCAATAATTGATTGTTCCATTTCTGCGTGGTCAAAAGGCAAATCTTTAAACCATTGCGGCAAACGCAATTCATCTACTGGGTAAGCAACGCTAGTATACCCTAATGGATTTTGTTTTACTTTACAAACAATAACTTTCATACCGTCTACAATTTGTTGACTGTACTTGTCGTCCATCATACGCTTTAGAGTATTCCAGTTAATGCTTGCTCGAACGTGACCAGGCATATTAGCTTTACCAGCTTTCTTTTCTTTCTCTTGATATTCCGCAATGTTGTTAGCACGTTTGGGACTACCCTTCTCCCAACCTGGACGTGCTTTAAATTCACTTCTAAATTGAGTAATATTTTCTAGTACTTCTTTTTCAGTTGCACCAGTTAGTACTTTTTCCAATACATCGCTTAAGAAGTTTTGAATAAACACGGGAGTGTCACTACGTTTCAAATCCAAACCCATAGCTTTAATCTTACCAGGTTTGCCATCTATATCACTACGTTTGCCTTCTTTATCATAGTAAAGAACAGCATAACGTTTCTTAGTAATAAACAAACCTTTACTAGCAACAATTTCACGTCCAGCTTTGATAACTTCTCCACGTGACTTTGGACAATGGAATGAGTCAAGCATAAACTGTGGGAATGTACTGTTTACTTCTTCTCCAATTTGATCATATAATGAAACAACAGTTTCTTTACTCCATGGTAATGATCCGTTATCAATATCTTTCTTCAAAGTTTTATACGCTGAGAAATAGCAACTATCAGTATCACCGTAAATAATAGCTTTACCCACATGGTCGTAATCGCCTGTAATAATTTCATTTACCTTGCCAGCCATGTGTTTACAAATGGTGCGTCCAGTCAATGTAGTTGACTGCCCAATACGATTGTCAAAGAATCTACAACCACTGTTAAGAATAGCACCATATAAACTATTTAGGTTAATCTTCTTAACCAGTTGTCTTTTATCCCAATATTCTTCTTCAATTTTATTACCAGCTTTGATAGCGTCTTTTAGTTTGGCTTGCATTTCCTTACGTTCACTATACCACCGCTTTAACAAGCCAGGAATAATACCTTCTTTTTCGTAAGTGAAGATTGTACCATTTGCACTCAGCACCCAAGGCTGTTTACTTTCAAAAATTAGTCTATAAACTTCGGCAGCACTTAGTACATCACTGTCTCCGTTTTCCCAATCAATTGTAATTTCGGTGCCTACTTCTTGATTCATTACTGCGGTATATTCCAAAGCCGCAAACACGCCTTCCCAACTACCAGCAAAACTTTTACCTTTGGCCATTAAACTGTCAATATAGTTTTGTGTCATTGTTTGACGTAACTGCCCAACAATAGTTTCTGGTCCCATATTAAGCGCACGAATTGCAGACGGATACAGTGAATTAATATCCAGTGAGCCGATCCAATCTTGCAAGCCTTCTTTTGGATGTGCAACATACGCACCAGCTGCCGCAGTATTTTCACGTTCAGCCATCTTAACACGATTGGGTACAACCATGCCTCTACGATGTGCCTCGTTGATAATGGCCTGTTCAGTAACAGCCACAGCACCCATAATTGTTTGTAACAATACTGTGTTTTCGTGTGCCAGTGTATTGGCAAGATCCATAAACTTTAACTTCTTATCCATCTTGTCCAACAAGGCAGTATCTTGTCTGTTGTATTCAATAAACTTGCGGAAATCATGATTATAAAGTTGATCCAAAGTTCCTTCATATGGAACTTTGTTTTCACCAACTTCGATTTCACCAATAGCATCTAGTCTATATGTGTGACGTTCTTCATATGTGTATTTGCGATACAATTCTAAACTGTCCAAGTGTACACGACCAATGAGATCATAAGTTACAGCACTTTTTCCAAACTTCTCATACTCTCTGCGTTTTGGGAATTGATTAAACAAACAAAAACGTCTAGTGTCTTCTTTGCTTAGAGTTTTGGTCACACGATTAACGGTGTACGGGATATCAAATCCCTCGCTGTTCCAGCCACTTAAAATGTCTGCATCTTGAATGATATCTAAGAATGTGTCTAACATTTCTGCTTCTGTTTCAAACAGCATAGTGTCTGGAATGTCTTTGATTGATTCTTTAGCCTGCTCCATTGTCATTGTCTTTGGAGGCACTGCTAAACAAACCATTGTATCTAACCATTGTAGGTGAACAGCAATCGCAGTAATTGGCATAAACGCATCATCTGGACTTGCGTAGCCTCTTTCTGGATCAAAGTCCACCTCAATGTCGAACCATGCTACGTGTAGCTTTGGTGGTTCGGCATTGATATAATTCTCACTCAAACATACAAATACTTGGTTAATATCTGCTTCGTATAGTTTCTTGTTGGAGTGGATTGCCATTTCCTTGCGGAAATCTTTTTGTGTTTTACAAACAACTTTGCTAACTGGAGTACCGTGTATACTTTGGTGTTTTCCTCTTGCATCATCGTAGTAAAATGAGTAACGGGCCGGGATATCTTTAAATTCCCTCTTGCCGTCTTTATTGCGTTCGACAACTTTGACAACGTCATTGTCTCTGTCGAACCATGCGTCTACATAGCTCATATCTCTCCTTATGTCATTTGCGGCTGACAAACACCCATGTTGCGGTTTATGGCCCGCCGACCTTTCCTAGCAATATTTATTAGATACGCTTGGTGATATCAAGAATTGCTTCAATCTCTGCCCAATCTTCATTGTGCGCTGACCAATCGCCTTTATGTGCAATTTTGATAGCACGATTAATGACGCTGGGTTTTACATTGAGTTCTTCTGCTACTGCCTTAACTGTTTCTTTCAAGCCTTCTGATAAATCTTCAATTTCACGAAGTACTGTAGAACCTTCACTAATCAAACGCTCCAATTTTGCCTTTTCTTCTGCACCGTAATTACGACCTGACATATTGATTCTCCTTTACATAGCCTATTATATATTAATTATCATCCTGTGTCAACACCTAAGAAATTTTAAAGACAAAAATGGCAGAATAAATCTGCCATTAATGCTTATACTTGATTACTTCTGTAGTGAGTATTTGAAATCACTATATTGTTTTTGTAATCCTAAGATTTCTTCATCTTCGCTGTCATTAAAAGATCGAGCTAATGTGTCTAACTCTTTCATTTCTTCATCGCTTAGTGCGCCAGTTGATGGAGTTGGTTGTGGAGTTGGTTGTGGAGTTGGTTGTGGAGTTGGACGTGTACCTCCGCCACCTCCGCCACCACCACCTGGTACCGGAGTAGCGGTTGGAGTTGGCGGAGTTTCTGGAGTTTCTGGACTACCACTTAAACCGTAACCTAACGTTGCTCCAGCTGCTGTTGCGGCAAGTGCTGTTTTGCCTGGATTATTTTTTACAACTTTAGCTGCTTGATAAGCACCACGTTGAGCAGCTGGCATTGTTGCCAATTGCTTTGCAAATTTCTTTGAACCTTGACCAGTCATTTGTGCAGCACCAGTTGATGTTAGTTTACCAGTTGCAACTGGTGCACCTGATAAACCTGTCTTGGCAGCTTGGTAAATACCTTTACCAGCATTCCATGCACCTTTAACTAAGTCTAATGGACCTTCGTCAACTCTTGATTCAATTGCTTCTAAACGATCACGTAAAGCTGCATACTTTTCTGCTTCACTCATATTTTCCTTTTTAGGAGCTGCATTGGCAGTAATTGAGTCTGCTGATAAAGGATTAGAACCAGAAGCTCGATTTTGTGCTGCCCTTAATGTTGCTGCATTGGTTGCCGCTGGCGCACCACCTGCCGCCGCAGCCGCAGGTTTTCCATTTGCCTTTGCTAGTAGCTCTTTAAAACGTTGTAATTTTTTACCTACAACTTCGCCTGCTTCTCCAGCTGCTTTTGTTAAGTCTTGAGTTGATGGACTACCTGGTGTTGGTGTTGCTGTTTGACCCGGAGTTGGAGTTGCTGTTTGACCTGGAGCTGTTGCAGTCTTGTTCATAGAATTTTGTAACTCTGAATATTGTTGCGCAATGGCTAACATTTCAGGGTCTTCTGTAGATCCAAAACCCTGTACAATTTTTCCAAGTTCTGCCATTAATGGCTTTGCTTCTTCAACACCTTCTACTAACTGATACCCAAAACTTTCAGCTAACTGGCGAGCAATTGCTCCTTTGAAGTTTAAAGTTTCATTAGTAGCGTTGCCAACTGATCCAGTATAACTACTTCCGCTATTTGGACTTCCAGTATTTGGTGTGCTGATTGCTGCCTTAATTTTGGTAATTAATTCTTTAGCTTTTGCAATAGTTTTCTTGTGTTCCGCATCACCAGTAGCTTGTTGAGTATTAACGCTAGTTCCCTTATCAAAATTGCCAAGGCCCTTAATACCAAATAACCCACCTTTTTCTTGTGAGCCATAAGCAGATCCAGTAGCACCTTGTGCCGCTATTGCTGCTGCCAAATCTGGAGCATAACGTTTGATCCAGTCACTTGGCATAACTTTAATTTGAGGTTCGCCACCCCCCATACGTGCATTAGTTTGATCCATGTATTTGACCTTGCCATCCTTTGGGTCAATAAATGCTGGCATGTCTACTGTGGGCTTTTTACCCATTTCTGTATATTTTGCAATAACTGCTGTTGGATCTTCAGCTTCTGAAAGCTGATCCATTTTGTTGATAAGTGCTCGTAAGTCCATGATAGTTTCCTTGAATTCTGTTTATTTAGTTAATGCTTGTCTAGCTGCCGCACCGGCAACTGGAAGGGCCGCTGTAACTGCTGATGCTATTTTGCCGCCAGGACCAGGAGTTGCTGCTTGTTGAGGTAATGCAGCGCCATCAGGACCAAAACCATATTTTGCTGCTACTGTGGGATTCTTAGCAATTGCTGCTTTAGTTAATGGGCCAATTATGCCATCAGCATCAACACCTAATTCTTTTTGCATTTGCTTAACTCCCAAATTTCCTTGAGGTTTAGCTGCGGCAGTTGCTGGAGCTTTTGGATTAGGAGTCATTGCGCCTGGAGCCGGAGTTGCCGTTTGACCAGGAGCTGCTGCCTTTTTATCTTTAGCTGCCGCTGCTAATTGTTCTTCTTCGCTTGGAAGGAAACTACCAGTACGTGCTTTATCTCTACCTAGCTGTGCTGCGGTCAATCCCATTGCTGCCGCTGTGCCAACAACTGGAACAAAACTTGCTAAACCAGCACCGGCTGATAGTGCAGCACCAGTGTAATCACCTTTCTTAATTCTATCGTAAGCATCAACACCGCCAGCTATTGCGCCAAGTCCTGGTAAAAATCTACCTGCCAACTTACCTGCTCCCGCTAACATGCCTGGTGCTGGTGCTGGAACCGTTGCTGCTTCTTTCAATTGAACAGCGTCAATTGGGTGTCCCATGATAATTTTTGTATTATCATATTGAACATAAGCACGACCTTCTCTAAGTTTAACAACTTTGCCAAATACTGCTTTCTTTAGTACGTTGCTGTATACTTTAACTGGTGCGCCAACTTCTACACTACCATAGCTTTCTGCTATGCTTTCTTTCTTAGCTGTCTTGGCAGCATCCTTCCATGCTTGTGCTGTGGGTGCTTTTGGATGGCTAGCTGGTCTACTAGTACCTGCAGCCTTGCGCTTGTTTACATTATAGTAAAGACCTTTTTTGGCTGCTTCGTCAATATCTTGTTCTTTCTTAGACAACTTCTCTGTTTCACGACGTGCTTTGTCACTTAGGTTAGTAACTTTGCCACGACCATCTTTATTAGCAGTGGACTTTTTCCACTCGCCTTCATCTTTCCAACTTGTGACTTTACCATCTTTATCTTTTACTTCAGTACGTAACTCAGCTAGTTCCAATGCTTTGGCTTTGTGCTTAACATCGCCTTGCTTGTCAGCTTTCTTTTTATCTTTGTGTGCGCCAGCGCCACTTGTTGTTGCGTTTTTAGCTACAAAGTTGCGTGGCTTAGGAGCTTCAGCTTTAACAGTTTTGCCCTCGTCCATACGAGTCAAAACACGATTGACAATCTTTTTAACTTGTATCTTTTTCTGCTCTTGCTGTTCTTGTAGCGCACCTAGCATTTCATTATTGACTACTTTTAAATATTCATTAATGTTGCTTTTGAACTTAGGAGTAGTTTGTTGAGGTTTAGAGTACTGTTGCATGACCATTTGTTGAGCCATGTTAGTACCTTCAGTGATTATTGTTTTTTCTTTAGTTCCACTGTTATCAACAATGGATAGGAGTTTCTTCATGTCCATGGTATTATTTCTTTGCCATTATGTCTTTTTTAACTTTGCCAGCAATCTTGTTAGCAACTTCAGTTGAATAACCAGATTTTTTAGCACTAGTAACTACACCTTTGAAACCTTTGTTCCCACCAGTGTTAGGCTTGCCTACATCACCAGTTCCTTTTTTAGCTTCCATGTATGTGCCACATTCTTTTAAACCGTGGACTGGACATGCTTTACCTTTAGGTGTATGGTTGCATTTGCCTTCACCAAGTGCCGCACTGGCATTTGCTTTCTTTAAATCTGCGCCGGTAGCTTTCATTCCAGGCACTGTAGTCTTTGCTGTTGCCGATATACCAGATTTTTGTGGTGCACCACTTACTGCGGTTTCTTTAACTTTCTTATCTTTGCCGCCTTTTTCATCTTTACCAAGGCGACCAGCAATAACGTCACCACGTGTAATTTTGTCATATGGTTTAGCAT